AAACAAGAACACTGGTTCTTTACGGTGGGAATGCAACACAAGCAAGAAATAATTAGGCTAAAAGATGAATATAGAAGAAAGAATGGAATTATAATATGAAATTATTTATTAAAAAAATTATAGATGCTCTTAAAACGATGAGCTCTAAGGGCTATTGGAGTAAAGTCAATGCCGTAGAAGCATGGGGCTTCGCAACAAAAATTGCAATCATTTTTCCTGGTTTACTTTTTGATAAGCAGTGGTGGTGGCTGTATATATTTGCCATCATTTCAAGTGGTAGTCTTATTTGGACTTCTACTAAGAAAACTCTTCCTACCATTATACTTTTCAACGTTGCCTGGATCATGTTAGCTGTCACAGCAATAGCTAAACATTTTATTTAGTTTCCAGATTTGTAACTTTTTGCCAAAATCAATTTGGCCCTCAAAATTTTTTTTCAAATTCACCCTATATAGGGTTTTCTCCAGTTAGATGGCGAATGTGACTCTTCTATAGCTTCAGCGTGTTCGAGACTCTCATAGAGGCGTATAATGTGGATACAGGGGTCTTCTCCACTCCATATCATCTCCGACTCATCTTCCGTAAGCGGCATTCCATCATGGGTGTCGCAAATTGCCGGACTGCACCATCTATTATTAATGCCTATCTGGAGCCATTCATTAAATGTCATTTGTTTAAATCCTCTACTTCATATTTGATATTCACTATTATACCATCTGTGAACTTCGCAAGATAATTAATAAAGTATCTATTTCCACTAGCTAAGACAGCTGAAGAATAGAAGTGTAAGATTCCATGAAATTCAGTATCCTTATATGCGGACAATTCAAGGTCACGCTTGCCAGACCAGGTGCCCTCTCGATACAATAGCTTACCTACGCTAGATATCAAATAGCTGTCCAGCATGCAGTGCATGTCTTTGGTCTGGAACTCATGTCCCGGGAAAAACAAGACTTCCTGGTCTTCCAATAAAATCTCTGGAAGATCATATTCAACATATACTGAATCAAACATTCCCATTAGGGCCCCAATCTAAGGCCCTATATTAAAAAAAAGCCTTTTTGTATGTACAATAAAAAAAATTAATCTTTACCAAAAAAATACCAGATAATTAAAGCTGGAGTTCCAATAGTTAAAATAAAAAAAACAGTAGATAATGGAATGATAAAAAATAGACTAGTCATAATAGTTCAATCTTTACCAAAAAAGATCCAAGGAATAAAGATTATCATCCCTGCCAGAAATAAGCCAAAAAGAACATCAGTCATAATTTATCCTCCGGGTCATTAGGGAAAAATTTAGATATGACTTTAATGACGACCCAGCTGGCCACCATTATTTCCATTCCTGTAAATAGTCCTCTAAAAAATTCTGAATGCATAGAATATATTATAACACATAAATAAGATAAAGTAAGGGGATATACAATATTATTTTAAAATATTATATATCCCCTTAACATTAATCAGTTAAGAATGACCCAAAGGTCAAACATCTTTGTTGGCTCATTAAAAAGAGAAGTTGTTGAAAGAGTCAAATTATCTTTTAGTGCACGACTGCTTAAAGAGGCGCGAAGTGAAGCGAGCTGTTGCTTAGATGTTATGGGAATATTGACGTGAAACCACTCATTACGATTGGTAATAAGCTCATTGTAAATAGCGGTAATGACAGGATTGCGACGGCGACCCTTGCCACTATTCATGGGGGGTTCACCCTTAATCTTAGTAAGAAGCTTTGTTGGCTCTGCAAGAGCATACTTCCTTGGATTTGAATGAATCAAGCTTTCAACACTGAGTTGAATGGTCATGGTAATATCTCCTATGTAGATGGATTTTTCTTTATATTTGCTTGTACATTAAAATAATTATATTTTTTTAAGATGGGCAATTAATTCTCGTAAAAGAACTTTAATATCTGAAACATCTGCACATATCTTAGCAAGACTAGCAGTTTGAGAAGATAGTTTTATAGCTTCGCCTTGAAGGCGTAATTCTTCATTTGAAATCTTGGCGTTTTCGGCACCAATGTCTCTCCATGTTTTCATGGTACACTCCTAAGTTTTATTTATAGCTTCAGCATACAGTTGATTGTATTGCTTAGCTAGTTTGTTAATTTCTTCTTGTGGGGCATTACATTCAATGGCCATAGCTAAACGGGATCCAAGTACACCAATAGTCTGCCATTTTAAAATTAAATATTCGGCAGTAACAGATTTTGGTTTTTCATATTTGGTAGGATATTTGCCGTAAGCCATTTAGTTATTCTCAAAAGTTTCTTTGTAGAACATAGACATTTCATGATCGACTTGTTCATCGGCAACCATAGTGCCGCTAATGTCGTTATACCACATTCTAAAATATTCTTCAGCTACTATTCTCCAACGATGAGCTTCTCTTTCCCAATATTTTATATCTTCTTGAGCGCGGGAAACTGAAACTTGCAAATCTTGAATAATAGAATAAGACTCATCCATTACTTATCCTTGCCTAAAAAATGTTTAATAACAAGAACATTAGATAAAATTAAAGTTGTAGCAAAAAAGAATCCTGTAAAGAAATTCATAGCAACTCCTAGTCTGAATGATATGTGCGATATTTTTTATCTTCTTCATGAGTGCAAGGACTGCACCATGGTTTATAATCTTGACCGAATTTTTCTTTACGTCTGTCGTATTCAACGGAAGATATTTGAATAATAGTTTTACATTTATTAAAATGTCTACATTCAAGTTCTATAAAATCATCGTGTTTTATTAAAAGCCTCCAGATATGCATTCATAGCAGGAATACATGTTTCGCGATACTGTCGGGGCATGTCTATTCTAGCCATAGCCATATAAAGATCATGAGCTATTCTTTTAAATAGATCACGTTCTTTAATTAACGCATCACGTTCATCAAGAAGAGTGTAGACAACATCTTCTGCGGAAGAAATTGAATCTTCTTGGTCAGGTTCTTCAAATGGCTCACGAAACATAATCACTCCTAGGTATTATACTGGAGAAGATTCTACCAGACGTATGGAGACTGTGCAATCATATCTTTTAGATTGATCATAAGGAGCTCTCCACTTGGCCTCCCAAATCTCTCCTGGACGAACGCCAGCAAGATCTACTGATTCTGGTCTTTTATGGGCACAGCGGATATCTGAGGCTAACTGACGAGCAGTACGCATGCTATACCGTCTAGGTATTGTCATCCAGCCGTCAGCGCCTCTAGCTTCATTTAAGGTGCGGGTCCAAAAGGAACCGGTGTTAGTACGATTACTCATATTAAATCCTCATATATTTATAAATGGATACTCTAGTTATAGGAAGTATCCTAGCTACTGTATTTACAGAATCTCTTAATAAGAAAAGACGATGATTATCTAAAGCTTTAACTATTTCTGAACATTCAATATTAGTTAGCATATGTGAAGGAACATTATAGAGTTGGCATATTTGAGTAGTAATTCTTTCAAGCGCGCCATCTAATCCTAGCAAAAGATTAGAGTGTACAATATCTTTAATCGTATCTTTATTTGCAATCTTCGCAGCAGTCTGCATTATGATCATTCCAAATCTGTAAAACATCGCGAGCATATTCTAAATCATCAGTGGTATGTTCTCCAGAAATAAAGATTTTTAAACATTCTGCTAAACAATTTCCTACTAAGACAGTATCATCATTAATATTAGATAAATACTTAATATTATTTTCAAGTTCTATAACTTGCTGTTGAAGGGCGTTAATCATAGCCTGCTTCATAGCAAGGTGATCCATCAGTAATCTTTAACTTTACGATAGATGCTTCTGCTAACAGTAGCTATAGCCAAAAAAATAAATGATATATAGACTATTAATGGCATATCTTTAAGAGACTTTCTTTTCATTTTCTTCCTCCAAATGGATTCTTTCAAGCCAGCGAAAGCGGGCATCTGCTGTGTACTTATGGTCATAACGACTAATCGGCCATTGGTCTCTAGCAATAAGAGCCACTACGGCTTCTTCTGTTCCGCAATCTGAACAAATCTCTTCGTCAACTATACGAGAAAGAGCACCTATATATTGTCCAGGAGTAATATTATTAGGAATATACCCTAAGCATCTTGGGCATACGGGACTATTTAACATATCTGAAAACCTCCACAGTCAATCAAAAATTCTGCAAAGTTTTGGATGTTCTCTACATCTATATGATAATTAGCATTCCAGTTACGCTGCATTCCCGAGCCGTTGCAGGTGTGGCATTCAGGATTAGGTTTTTTATTACCTGATGATTTTGGAAATGCAATATTTTCTGACGTAGTAAATGCATCCATTAAAGATTCTTTGACGCAAAAACATGGTTCGTCAGGAAGAGTAGCTGTATCCTTATTGTATTCATCAACATATTCCTGGGCTGCGCCATTAGAAATTGATTCTTGAATAAGAAAACCTAGCCTGCGAGAATCGACTGCATCTAATCCATCTCCAGAATTATCATGACCACTTTCAACTTTATTAGCTAACTCTGGACAAGTGAAACAACAATAAGTCCATAAAGGATGCCACCACCAAACATTGTTTCTAAAGTATTCTCCTTTAGAAGTTTTAGGCTTGACACCATAAACATCCATTCCCATGATAACTCCTATATTAAAGGTAATTTTTTCTTAGTAAAATAGAAAAATATTAAAGAGACTAAAGCTTCTAAAAGTTTAAAAAGATCTTGAAAGTTTTTAATAGATTTTATAACACGCTTTAAAAATAAAGTAATTTTCTTAGTGTGTTTATCTTGCATGAATCCTCATTCATCTTTTTTAGTGGATGGATTAACTGCGACAAAATCATAAATAAAAGCAATACCTTTAGATGTTATTTTCCAAGTATTATCCACATTTAAATCAATAAGATTATCTAAATGAAGTTTGAGTAAAGATCTTTTAACATGAGAAGAACGATTAAATTTTTTGGGATTAATAGCCTTTAAATCATCAAAGCCAATAGTTTTACTATAGAACTTTGTAATTAATAATAGATCATGTGTTAAAGAATCTTTAATCATATGAACATCTGGAAAATGAGAAATTGCTCCCTGCATATTATTTTATTCTTTCCATAAGTTTTGCAGTAACAGTATTAGGAGTACATCTATGGGTAGGTATGTCGTTAATGGCTACAAAGACTTCAGTAATACTTTTGCAGGATGGACACTGCCATACAGAACCATTCCTAGTGGATTCAGCTAACTGAGCGGAGTCATGTCTTTTGGGATTTAAAGAACTAATAACACGAGATAATGTAAGGTCTGATTTGATATTTGATTGTACAGGTATCTGGGGTTCTTTAATTTGGGGAGACTTTTGGAGAACTACTGGTTTAACCTTAATCTTACGAGGCTTGACTTCTTTGACAGCAGTTTCTTGTAATTGCAATTTAACACACTTGGGACAAAAGTGAGGCTTTCTACCTCGACTTTTATCGCGTTTCCATGTTGCACCACATCCTGTGCAATTAAGCGATTCTTTCATTATATTCCCCTAAGATTGACTAAGAATATTTATATAGTAGTTATTGAATAATAATTCGTTGTTTTGATATAACCATGGCTTTTGGAATGTTTATTAAACAACAATAATAATCATCACAAGTTAAGGTCGAGGCAATAGTGTAGTAGTTTTTCTTAGGATTTGGTTCAATTAAGTAACCAATAGTTTCACAGATATAATCTTCGGTATCCATAGATTGAGCATCATGCCATTCATCTACTTCAGAATAAGCGTCTCTCCAGATAATTTTATAAATCTTTTTCTTAGAAAAGGGTGCATTTTTTTTGTCTTTTTTTACTGGTACTTTTGGTACATTAGTATTAACGTTTTGTTCCACAATCAACACACTCCTAAGTAAAGTTAGATATATATTATATCATAGATATAAGATCTTCATAACTAATATAGTAAGATTTTCCAAAAATATCTTCAGCTATAGTGTGTATTTGATGGGAAGAAGCATCGTCTATATCGAATACTGATACATAAGAATAGGGATTATAATTGTAAGATTTAGTTTTTTTATTCTTTTTCTTCGCCAAAAGATATTTCCTTAATAGTCGAAAATTCTTGAGGACTAATTATTTTATGGGAATCAAAAGTGTTACGAATATTTTTATTAAAGAAGTATCCCATAGAATCTGAAGTAATAAAAGAATTATAGAGTTCTTTAGAAATGTTATAATATGCCCAGACAGTTAAAGATTTAAATTGAACAATTAAAGTATTATCTTCTGAATCCCAACCAACCATTTTAATGACTGAACTATCGAGTGGCTTATGTGTTAAGACGGTCATAGAATTTCCTTATGGGTAGTTATACATTGTTTTGGTTAAAGAATCAACAATAAGAACAATTTGATATATTTCAAATTCTTCTTTTTTATCTTCTCGAACTTGATAAACAAGTCCATTAGACCATTGAAAACCTTCTACAATATATCCTGGTTTTCTTCGCACAGTATAGTATGGAGAAAAATTTCCATCAGCTAATAAAACAAATCTGAATATGTTTAAAGGTATAGTTGAAGAATATAATTTATCAGTTTTTAAATCTTTTATTTTAGCGTAAAAGAAACAAAAATTAGAAACATAAGTATCCATTAATTCTCTGTCGAGATTAGGATATTCATATCTATAATAAAGAGATTTTTGAATATTATATTCTTTAAGAAATACAAAAGAATCTTCTTCATCTAAAGTAGAATCTAAACTATGGAGATTATGCAATGAATGAATAAGAGAAGATTCCATGTTTAGTCGCAGTCTTGTTCTTCGATGAGAAGTTTAACATAAAGAGTTTTGCGTTCAACAGCTGTTAAGAATTTCATAGCACTGCTGCGCCAACGCTGTTCATCAAAATTAAGATTGTCCATCTCTTCTTTAGAAGCACCGTTATCTTTTAAATCTTTAAGATTTACTTTAAGATTACTTTTATGATTAGATAATTGAAGCTCAATATCTTTACGAATAACTCTTAGAGAATATAACCACAAATCCAAGTTATTGTTAATAATTGTTCTTTCCTCATCAGAGGAAAATTTATTCTTAACATCTCTAAGAACCATATCTTGAAAATTTTTAATATCATCATCAGATAACTCTTTAATAAGTGACGATGTCCAAACATCTGGTGTCATTTTATTTACTCTTCAGTTCTTTTCTTATTGTGTAAGAAATTATAAGCGTTTAGTATATCATTTTCAAAATGTTCAGCTATAGAATTCTGATCAAATGAAGATGACTTCAATACGTACATTGGAGAATATGTCGTTAGAATTGGCCAGTATCCCAGCCATGTCACAGAGCCACGAACATCTTTCATTTTAATGTTAGTGCCAAATATAACTGAAGCTGGAAGTCCTCCTAAACAAAGAATAAGTTTAGGATTTAATAGTTGTAGTTCAAGATGTAAATAAGGAGAACAATTTATGATCTCTTCGTTTTCATATTTTCTACGTACTGGACATCTATTAACATATGTTAAACACAGTTGTTGGGAATTCAATCCAGCTTTTTTAAAAGCATTTACCATCAAGGTAATTGCTTCAGGAGGTATAGATGGAGATTCTATAACAATGACTATGTCTGGGTTTTCAACGTTCCACTTTGGAAGTTCAGAGTTAGAATCAACTGTACATTTACGACAGTTTTTTGTTACTGTATGAAGATCTTTTAAGTTAGTTGATATTTTTCTTGATAATATATCAGTTCGAGAATCGCGAAATATATCATTTACTTCAGATTCAATAAGTCTTTTAGAAAATCTTTCATGAAGCGAAGATAAAAGATCTGTTTCAGCTAAACCTAAATAAGACCCTGATCCACCAAATGGATGTTGCTTGTCAGTATTTTGAGAGAGAGCTTCATCAATTAACTTCTGAAGCTCTCTCTCATCAAACTGTTCCATCAAAAGCTAGATGGAATTGACGACTGTGCAGCAGCAGCTGGAGCAGTCCCTGTTGAATCTGTTGTTGTAGCAGGCTTGGATCCAGCAGCGCGCTGGCCATAGGTAAGGTGTTCGGCAACAATGACAACTCGTGAGCGGTTCTTGTCATCTTGCTTCCATCGTTCTTGAACAAGGCGTCCAACGATAGAAACTGAAGTACCCTTTTTCATCTTGCCTGCCTCAACTTGAGTAGCAACGAAGGAAGCATTTTTGCCAGCAAATGTGCCGGAGGCGTCCTTCAAATAAAAGACTACATCAAAATATCCAGATGTATTCTCTGTATTTTTATCGGAACCAGCATAGTCAACTGCGAGAGATGTTTTGAAAATCTTTCCATTGATTATTTCTGGATCTGATACAAGACCACCAGAGATTGTAACTAAATTTTGTGGATCTAACATTATTCTTGCTCCTGTTCAGGTTGTATTGCTTTATTAAAATTATATATTATTTCTTGAAGAAAATCAATTGATAACTTAACTGCCATTTCTGGTCCATGATAAACTATTTGATTATTTATCAAATTAACAAAAAGATTATAAATTCCAGTTTTTAAATCTGAAACAGTATCAGTTGATACATTCTCTGTTACTTCATCTACAAAAGAGGGATCTTTATCGTTCATGTCAACTCATTCTTTTTGAAAGTGCGGAATCAATCATTTGTCCAAGAGCCTTAATGTCTTCATATCCTTTGTCATACAATATGGATATAATAGGCTTTGGATCGATAGCATTGTATGTAATTAATTGTAGATTAAATACATCGTTCAGTGAATAAATTCTATAATTATTTAGATCTCTTTTAGGAGAAGGATACTTGTTATTCTTCTCTCTGTTCGAAACTGTTAATGTAGTGACATTAAGAATTTGAGCTACTTCAGATCTTGTAAAAATAGGTTCTTGATGAGTTATTCTAGTCAAATTTTTCTACCTTTATTTACGTTTATATGAATATATGGTAGCATAAAAATATCTTTGAGTCAAGACATTAGCACTTGATCTTCAATATTTCGGATATGGCGAAGCAATGAATAATGACTAATTCGAGAATCTTCTTCCATAAAAGATGCTAAGGCTTCCAGGTAAGTAAAACCCTTAGGTGGCCAAACTCCAGCAAAAGCATAGAAATCATCATAATCTATGGAAGTTTCGGGAATGTGACATTCACACTCACAATCTTCACTATTCGTATATTCATCTTGCTCATCATCATACTCGCTGCATGAATCGCAGCAATCTAAATTTCTGTGCATTTGACTGCTTTGATCTATGGTTTGTAAATATTCACCAATCAAGTTAGTTCGAGCATTACTGAAGTCTGAATGAAAACGAGGATTTTGAGAATTTTTTACCCAGTTTATATTACTAATTTCATGAAGATCAATTGATTCCCAAGCTTTAAATAAAGCTGCAACATAATTATCACCTATGTAATAATTTTCTTTATTTATTTCACGAGTAAAAGGTACGGTAAATTTTTGTAAAATAGTATTCTCTGGTTTATCTTGATAAAAAGAATAGTACTTCGCAACAGTTTCAGTTAAATCTAAATTAGTTCCAGAGTTCCATACCCAATCATAAGCGGACTCAATAACTCCAGCAAAATCTTTAGAATACTTTTCTATATCATCCATATCTGAAAAGAATGGACGACACAAATCGCCGTTAGAATAGAAATTGGGAATTGGAACCATGAACATTTCTTGATCAGGGTGCATTAAAGAAGTCTTCATAAAGTACATGCGAACATCAGTAGTATAATACTCAATCTGATTTTCATTCCTTACTTCATGATATTTAACAATGTATAACTGCCAAGGAACTGGAATGCGATAAATATTTTCTTCATCAGAATCATAGTCTATGCCATCAACCTGCTTGTAAATAATAGAAACATTTTCATAGCAAGGCGGTTTTTCAAAGACTAAATATTTTTTAGTAGCATATAGGAGTCCTGGGGGCATAATGCCAGTATCTTTTACTATATAATTATTCTTTGTAAATGAAGAAACAAAATCGGTTACTGGAACAACTCGATCAAGTTCTCCGGTAATTTGTTGTAAATCATTGGAATAATTATTGTAAACAAAAGAACTTATATAAGAAGAATCTTCATTATAATTAACTTTAACAGAAATATTATTAGTATTTGAAGTTAGTATAGAAATAGACATTAGACAAGGGACTCCTGAACAGTAGAGTTAGAAGAAGTATAGGCGGTCTTTGCGAAAAGATAATTCTTGAAACTAATGTAAGATTCAAAAGATTCATAAGGAGCACCAATTTTACTTTTAATAAAATCATAATAATTAGTGGTAACATTTTTTTGAATATCTACAACTGAAAATTTACTGGTAGCATAATCGAGTACATAAATTTTATCCTTTGATGGATTATTTATATAGTGTTCTAATACTTCATGAAGAGATGAAAGATCAAAATAATGTCTTAACCTAAAAGAACTACTTAAATTTGTAGAATCAATATTATAAACAATGACAGGAAAAGATTCATATAAAAAGAAAGATTGATCTAATTTAGAATTTTTTGTAAGAATATCTTGAACAGTTGAAGAAAAGTTTTCGTAAGAAGAGACAGCAGTTATCTTAAGATTTTTTTTTATTATATTAACAAGTTCTTCAAAAGTATAAGTACATTTATGATAACGAACATTGGTGGGAAATTCTGAAATTTCTTTATAAAATTCCAAAGTTTCATCAAGACTAAATGTAGATAATTGAGTAAAGAAATAATTAAATACAGAACCATATGAACGAGTAGATGCGTCGTAATTAAAATTCTCTAACTGCCGAGTAGTCATCTTTGGATATTTTTTCTTCAAAAGAACTTTATCAGGATTGAGAAACTTAGATAAAATAGGATAATCTTCTGAAGGTTGATACTGTTGAAAGAATCTATAAAGATTTGGAGTCAAATCTAAATTCCATCCACCATTCATGAATTCATTAAAAACCATAGAATAGATATAACGAATATCTTTTTTATCTATGTTTTCAACAGAAAGTTGACTGAGACTACCGGCAAAACAAATTCTACCATCCATGTAAGAGTTAGGAAGAAATGAAGGAGAATAAACATCTTCCATGGAAGAAAGAGATTTATGAGAAAACATAATTTTTACATCACTCAAATCATGAGGATTCAAGATTGTAAGAGTCCAAGGAATCCAAACTTTATATGGATTCATTTTTTTGCGATTATCAGAATACCTATTCTTAGTGATATATAAGTCTACTTCAACTTGAAAAGGAGGACGCTCTATAAAATAATAGCCTTCAGGAGTAATGTAACGAGTAGCTATTGGAAGTAAAGATGGATCTATTTTTGGATAAATCATTTCCTTATGGGCATAAACAACATCTTCAGTTTTTCCAGAAAAGATAGAAGAAACATCTACTGTCAATAATGTAGGGACTTGTTTAGTATCATACCAATATCCACCAAGAAAATCATTAACAACTTGATCATCAGTAGAAGATTGAGCTAAAGAAAGAGGATAGTTAGGATAGTTGTAATAAGAAGTTGTTAATGCAGAATGAACTACGGTTGAAGCAGAATCTAAATTAACATTAATAAGATAAGAACTAGTTGCTTCCCTAGCATCAATGTTAGTAAATTTTCCAGATAAAGACATTATTTAAGCTCCAATAAGAGTTTGTATATAGCTAACTTTGTTAACAGAAATTTTTTCCTGTTCTATGTTTTTATCTTCAAGCGTATGCGCATCGTAGCACGATATAAACTCTTCAAAGATATTGTTAGCTTCTACAAGAACTTCATCGTAGTTAGAGTCTTTATCATAGTTTAAAGTAGTTAACGTAGCATTATCTGTCATGTTCTGTATGACAAAAGAATGATCTCCACTTAAAGTTGTACTATAGCGCATTTGAATATTTATGATGTTTTCACTATTCAAAGGAGTAACTGTAGTTGTCTTAATAATAGTAGAAAGAGCAACATACTGAGGGCAGTGCTTATCAATTCTGCCTAAATGAAAAGATGAACATAAAGTCATTGATGACTTAGAAGAAAGAACAGGAGAAGAACATAAAGCAATGTTTGGAGGAACATTAGCAAATGCGTAATCCGTAGAAGTAATTTTAGTATCATTGGCATGATATGTCAAATACTGACAAGGAGCAGGCGAAATAACTTTCTTCTTATCTTTAACTTCAGAAGATGATACAGTATTGAAAAAGGTATCAATGCTGAATTTCCAAGCATAGACTGGAGTAGAGTTGTATGGATCTACTGAAGGGGAAAGGCAGGAAACTACATGGTTACTGGGAGCAAATCCGGCACAATCAGGATGTTGCTTAAGTTGTCCCGTAGGAGAAACTATATGATTCTTGTAAACAGTAAAAAATGTTTTAGCAACTGAAGTAATATAAATATTTTCAGGAATATTTAAGTATACTTCGCCAGAAGCAAAATAGTCATAAACAAATTCCCCTTCTTCGCAACCAGTTGGTCCAGGATACTTTGCTGCATGAATTGGATTAAGCCAAAAACGAGTAGTATAATCTGTACCTGGATTTGGTAAATCGAAATAGTATTGAGAAGTATCTAAATCAAAAAGAACAGGAACATTATTAGATTCACTCTCTGAAGAATGATTATTATTAGGTATAATATTAAGATCGTGCACCACTGACTCCGATGTATTAGCTAAGTTAAGTACAGTATTAGATTCAAATAAATCTAATGGGGTTTTAATTTTTAATTTTTTATAGGTTTTTGCTAGTGTATTAGAAAATTCACCTGGAGCAACAAGCTGCTTGAGAAGGTCTTCAAGACTAATGGGTTTATTTAGATCAGACATATTAATACCAAGTAGTTATCGTTTTATTGTACAAATCTTCTCTAGCTTTAGAAGTTTGATCAAGAAGTTCTTGAGCCTGCTTTTCTAATGACTCAACATATTCCGCATAATATTTGACATCTTTTTGCAAGTCATTAACTTGAGTAATAAGGGAAGAAATAATTTTAGATGCCTGATTAGTATCTATCGTGACATTGATAAGATCTAAAATAGACTGTGAAAGATTTATTTTTTTGACAAGAACATAAGCGCCCGTTGCAGCAAGTATAGCTCCATTATCACGAAGAGCATTATAATACTTGTCATAAAGTGAAGTTGGAATATTAGAATAATATTCTTTTTTAAAATCTGTTTTAGAACCTAAATAAATATATATTTCTTGATATATATCTGGACTAATATTTAAGTTTAAAAGAGATACTACGGATTGTTTGCGAGATTCATCTAAACTCGCTGCAACAACATCAACTGTATCGGTAGTAATCTTTGCAATATATGCGGAATCAAAAAGTTTATTAAAAACTTCATTCAGATGTTCCAAAGATTGGAACTTGTTTATGATCATTATTATTTACCTCAACTGAATAGACTTCTATTTTTCCTGTCTTTATAAATTCTTGAAAAGACGTACTAGAAATAAATAAAGATGTAACATCAGGATATATAGATTGAACAATAGGATATATGCTAGATAGATAAGATAAATTATGAAGTAATTCTAAAGTAGAATTATCAACTAGTAATAAACAAGATAAATCAGGAGTCTGTATTAGACAGCTCTGAGTCAACCATATCTGCAACGGCTGTGGCAAGATTTTGATCTTGGTCAGCCAGGATTCCTTTTGATGCATGTTGCATAACCTCAAGCATTTCTCTGCGAGACTTGGAAACATCGTTATGGAAAGCAGCACGAGCTTCATCTGTGGAATATGCTATTTGAGCAACTAAGGCTTCCATAAATACAGCCTGCTCTCCGTAACCGAGAATAAGAGAAGCTATTTGTTTTTCAATAGATTCAATAGATTTTTCTACTACCTGAAGTCTTTGCTCAACTTGAGCATGAATTCCTGTCATTACTTCTTGAAAAAGATTAGTAATAAACTCTGCAGTAACTGAGTCAAGTGATGGAATATTTTCTTCTGTCATTGTTCATACCAGTCTTGATTGTTGGTAACATATGATACCATAGAAAGATCCATTAAGTATGAGATAGAGCAAATATCTTGACGACTAACTTTAATCTGATCAACAGACAGAGGAGTCTTCATATCAGGAATAAATGCACCACTGTCAGACTTACGCGCAGCAAAGTGTCCACACTTCCAAACAAATGAAGTAGCATCCACTGCATCCGATGTTTGCCAGTAATGAGCCTTAAAGATTCGAGAAATAGGCTTGCCATCAATGGTCGTTCCACCATATGAAACAAAACCTTCATTAGTGGGAACGCCCATTCTTTCATTGGCAGGATAGTTTATAACAGCTGTTTGATTTGCAATTGAACGAAGGTACGCAGCAAAGTCGATAGTGTCAACAAAGACTGCAGTACTGCTTTGAAGTTTTCCTTCAGAAGAAGTCTTACCAATATCGATCTTCATTTTAAGTGCTTCATTCCAAGGACGAATAGCTAAGAAGCCACTCTGTGTCTTTGATCTAAACCACTTTTTATAAAGATCTTGCTGGTAGTCTTTAGTATCAGTTTTAACTGGATCCTTTATTCCTTCCAAAGAAGAAAGAAATTCTTCAGCATTATCGAATGTATCGCTCATAATATTCCTATCTATTAGTTCCAAATAAGTTTGGATTCTGACTTTACAGGAGTCTTTTTACCTAGTATCATTCTAGCATCTTCCATCTGAGATGTCGAGGCCCAATCCCACTGCTCAAAGGCATACTGATACATGGACATAACCATGTCATTGTGCTTGAGCCAAATAGTATTCTTAGTACGAGGAATAAAATGTAAAACATCTTTAGTTTCAATTGGTCTGAAAGATTCAGAAGTTACATAAAATTTTGTTTCACGGATCAAAGAAACAATTTCTGCACCAGTCATATATACAGAAGCGTCGGCTAGCGCATCATAATTATAATCGTGGTCAGTATCAATCTTACTCAAATGAATATTAAAGATATGTTTGCGTTCTTCAAAAGAAGGAAGACCAACAAACATAATCTTATCGAAACGATCTGCGCGCAACATCTCAGGGCGCAAAGCTTCAAGTTGATTAGCAGCACATAGCAGGAATGTTTCTTCAGGAAGCTCTTGAAGACCAGTAAGGAATTCACCATGAACACGATCAGTGGTTCCACCGTCTACATGGGAAGAACTTGATCCACCAGAAAGATCGCGACCAAACTCGTCAATCCACACACATAGTGGGGACATGAGTTTGATTTGCTTAAAGACAGCACGCATGTTAGCTTCTGATTGACCAATAAAAGAATTCATAACTTGGCTAATACCAGTGCGAGCCAAGTCTAGTCCAAGTTCATTAGCAGTGGCTTGACAGATTGCTGACTTACCAGTGCCGGGAATTCCAACCATAAGCATTCTGCGAATAGGGGTAATACCAAAAGACTTTGCGCGCTGGGGATCATTCCATAGAACTGCTGTTCTACGAATAATGTCTTTGATATTATCAAGACCACCAATATCTGCAAAGCTCATTGTAGGCTTAATGATTTCAAGAATGCCATTCTTTTTGATAGTTGACATCTTTTGATCATAAACAAACTTAGGATTAAGTTGTCCAGTATTAACAACAGATGTTAAACAAAGGTCAATGAATTGAGATTCAGTAAGACCGATTCCAGCATTAACAAGTTCTTTAATGTTATCTTGTTCAATGAGACGGTCATGTGCAGAAGCATTGATATGCGTAGCAATAGAGTGAAGTTCAGAAGGACCAGGAATAAGATCTTCTATAACAGTAAAGTACTGAGCATATTCTTCAGAAACATTTTGTGAACTCAAGAAAATTAATTGAAGAGGCATTAATGAAAGATCATCATTCCAGAAAGCTTTACGATATGATGATTTAAAGTGGGCAATGTATGGAGACATGGGCATGATTGCCGCATTAAGATCACCAATAACATTAATGAAGTAAGTAGCTGGCTTAGTAAATGTGATAGCATTTTCTAAAAGATAGGACATGGCAATCGATGGATCATAGGTGACCACTAGTTCAGGTCCACCAGTCATTTCAGCCAAAGGATTAGGAACTAATACGCTCTTCCATTGGCCTTCGCAGTACTTAGAAAATCCAGATAGAAAATCAATAATATAATAATCTCTATCAATTGTAGAAGTAATAACATCTACAATTCTGGAAGAGTCAGAATCTTTAATCCAAATATTTGGATAGTTGAGTTTAATAGAATCAAATAACATATATATCACCAAACGTACTAGGTGTTGCCTTTTCAAAAAATAGGGGGAGGATCGATACATTTATCTAATGAAAAATGTATTCAGATCCTCCCCCGTAGGTGTGCTAATCAGCCCTTTTCGCCTGCACGGCGGTGGAACTCAATGTTCTGGCCGGGCTGAATAACAGCGTTCTCATCAAGTTTGTCCTTGCCACAGTAGGCAATAGCATCATTGGGAATGCCCCAGATCTTAGCGAACTGTTGACGAACTTCATTGATGGACTTGCCAGCAATGTTGCTCGGCTGATTGTAAACTCCATAGCGGAGATTAGCCATTCCATTAGCGCGATTCGGCTGAGCTGCCGATGAACTTGTATTTTCCATTTTAATTTCTCCTATTATACTGTAATTGGTTCTTCTACAGAAGAATGCATTCTGTTGTATGGTTCAGATTTACCGAGTCCAAGATCAAAGAAAATTTCTGTTTCTTCAGGGCTTTGATTGGACACTATTGTTTTTTGGACACGACCAAGAATAAAGGACGCTACTGCCATATTAGTGGCGAGTAGTTGAGTGCCTCCTTCAATCTGGGCGCGATCTTGACAAGACAATTCACCAGGATTCTTATCTGGCGGATTGTTGTATTCTGGATGATATTCAGCGGGATGAGCAGTAATTTCTACGCCATCTCGTTTTTGATAATGATAAATAGAACCAAAAAGGTCATCATCATTACCTCCAGTAAAAACATCAACATTATTTAATTTAGAAGCGGCATCGAAGATAATTTTTCTAGCAGCAAAGTTATCAACAACAGCAAAGACAACATCGTTTTCACGAATGAGTTGCGAAGCAGTTATCTTAGGACTGTCGTCATCAGTAACGCCAGCAAAGTTATCATCGACAACCCATTTAGCTAATGGAATAATTGTAGTGTTAGGGAACTGAGGAACAAGTTCCGCAGCTTTAACTACAGCTTTATTTCCAAGCTTAATGAAGTCTTGACGTTCTTTATTCTTTTCCTCAAAGGTATCACCATCAACAATGATGAGAGCGGATCCTGGGAATTTCCATTCAAGAAGTCTGACAAGCCCTGCTGCAAGCCAAGTGCCAATGCCCCCTGCTCCAACTAAAATAAAACGTCTTTCAGTGCTCATTACGCCTCCAAGGGGTTATATATATTTGCACTATAGGGCAGATAGCTATTACATTCTTGAATAGAAATTGCTTCTTCAAATGAATAAATATCTGTAGACCTATTACTTACAAATTTTTCTATAAGTTTTATATATTCCGGACAGTGTGTATCATAAAAGAATTCACAATTAGCACATCCGGTAGACAGATCATAGACTTGAATTGTTTTTGTTTCTTCTTCGAAATCTACAAAATCAGATGTAAGAATCTGCACTTTGCAATAGCAAAGTTGTTCAGCGTCTTGCATTGTTCTTCCGCAGCATACGGTGAAGATGTCATCATCAACTACGGATTCTAAAGTATTTTCTAAAATCATATAAGAATCATCTAGATGAGGATCTGTAAAGATAGAATTGAGCAGTGTTGTGGGAGTTAATCGAATAATGAAATCTAAATTATTAGCATCTCTACACCATAAGTAAGCGGGAGCCTTCTTATCAATACCATTTCTAGTGCAATAGTATGCAAGATTGTCGATAAGAGTTGCTACGTTTGTGTTCTTTTCAGCAATGGGTACGTCACAAACACAGCAGCTACCGTCAAAAATATCATACTCGTCAAGAGATGTTTGGCAAGATGGGCATGTAAAGAGTTTGTTTTGTTCATCATCTAATTCTGCTACAATAATGGCATTGTCTTCAAGATTGAATTCTGGAATACATCTAAAAGATAATGCTTGCTTCTTTCTGTGATCAGCTGTACCAGCCTGCGTACCCGCCTGATGGGTTCCATTTACTGGAGTGAGTGATCCCCCCACCGTACTGGGGGGGAGTGCTTTTTTTACTTTACCGGTCCAAGCTACAACTTCTGGATCTGGTGCTTTTTCGACAACATAATCTTCAAAGACATCCTCGATATCAAGTTTATATGCTTGTCCTGACATCTGCATTTCAGCATAGTATTGAGTCGCTCCATTTTGAACAGACTTCTGCCAGCCAAATGTAATGTGAATACCATCGAAATCAGCTTGATCTTTATGGTCTGTTCCAGAAGCATAGGCGCTCATTCCAGGATGGCTGTGAACAGAGCCAACAATCATAACATTATCAGGCTTAACTTCAGCAATACTATTGGGATCATAGTTGCAATGGACTGAAGTATTAGTTTGATCTGGAACAAGAATGCCCCAACCTTCAGATCCTTCTTTTTCAAGATCATAGGTAAGCATGACAATAGATTCAGATCCATGTTGTGCATCGACAAGTCTAAAGAACTGATCGAGTTTATCAACAAGAACGTGAGGAATGGGTGGCATATTATAAGTAGCTTCTTCTTGCACCGCAATAAACTGAGGATCAAATGATTCAGCAGAAGGAGTAACAGTACGACCAACAAAGTTATTGACAACCTTAAACAATTGCATGTTTGATGTTGTTACTTTAACTGCAGCGGGAGCAGGAGTATTAGCAGCTTTGTAAGTTGTATTTGATGGGGGAGTAGTTGTTGTTGTTTTTTCAATATTACCAAGAAGATAATAAATATTAAAACCAAAATATTCTACAACTTCACAGATATCTTCACGATTAGCCATGAATACTGGAAGACCATTAGACATCCAGTAGTAATCTAAATCGTCAAGAGTGAGTTCTTGTTCAATTTCTTCAGACATATATTCTCCTAAAATATTTCAGCTTTCTGAATGTGCAATCCAGAAATGGTTTCGAAGCTTTGATTGTTATCATGTAGTTTTTGAAAAAGATCTACAACATTAGGTTTAATTTGGTTATAATAATACCCAGCATCCTGAGAATATTGTGACCAACAAGTTGAGCATAACTTATCAACAGATACGTCATAGATAAAAACTTCATTATTGTCATCCCAATCAATTCCAGTTGGATTTGTAACTAATGTTGGATGAGCATTAATGATGTCTGCAGTTGTACTTTTTGCAGTGAATAAAAATGAAGGATGAGAAATTTTGAGAGAATCTAAATTAAGAAATGTGTCATTTTCAACACCACAAATACATAGATGAATAGATTCTTCAACAGTCTGTTCAGAATGGTTCCACTCAATTTTATTAGTTAAATCAATATTGAGAGGTTTATTTATAAGCTTCATTCTTAAAGCGCATGTAGTGCAAAGAGGGCGTTGCAATCCTTCTTCGTCGGTGCGATAATAAACAGAAAAAATTGAAGTAGCCAAATTGGGAACATTTGTATCACAGTTTGAGCACTTGCATGAATTATAAGCTATACCTTCAGATACATAAATGTATTTATCAATACATTCAGTGCAACGATCTGGAGCAAAAGAACTATTAGAATGCCAGATGTTTAGATTTTCTTTATTAAATGCCATACCTGGATCGTAGATATGTAGATGATCACAGGTAGGGCAACTGATATGGTAAGGCCAGTCGGGCAGATAATAATGACGAGCAAGAGTTTCATCGTAGTATAACTCTTCATGATCATCGTCTACATAATTGTCAATATGATTGACAAATGTATATGAATTTGAGATACATGAATTGCAAATTAATTCATGATTATAAACTTCAACAACGTCATCTGGAGGATACCAAGATTCACATTGTTGACACATATGAGTTTCTTCATCATCGTCTTCATCCTCTTCTTCGTCTTCGTCTTGATTAGCAACAAATGCGGGAGCAGCTTGAGACAAAGCTTCACGAACAGTTGTACTAGAATTGAAAGTATCAATAGTTGCATTAGTTTCAGATGACGCATTATATGACTGCTTAAACCATCTAAATACAGAAGTGGGATCTAAAGTAAGATCATCTCTGGAGATAGCATTAATAGGCTTTGGAATAAGTGAATCTGTATAGTATGCTTGGTAATTGCCAAACAAGGCGTCAACGAAAGTAAGTGGTTGGCCACCAGCGTAATGCTGATCCTGATGATCAATGTCTTGGACTAAGATAGGAATCCATACTTCAGGATCAAGAGTCCATTCGTATCCATTTTTATCTGAATAATCTTCCCAAGCCTGTGGATTAGTAAGATGCTCCGGCTTATTATTATCACGATAAAAACGAGGACCATCGGTCTCACTCATATTATTGTCATTATAAGCTTCAGTTCCTGAACAACGATCAAGAATTTTAGCGAGCTTCTCATTGAATGGATACTGAGAAATGTCTTCTGTATGATATAAACAAATCCAACCTACAGCATTTCCCCGATAACCTTTGCAGTTAATGTTGGGAACATTGATATGATATAAAGGAGTTTGAGGATAGGTAATGGGAATAGGAGAATAGAATGTTCTAGCTCCTAGAATGTTATCATTGAGAAGATCAGCAATAACTATTCTATAAGGCTGAGCAACATAGTACTTTTTTGCTTCAGCATCTCTTTCATATCTACCCCAGTTAATGTAGTACATGCCAGGCTTATGCTGATAGGCAATTTGGGTATGATTACCAGCTGATCTAATGGCCAAAAGACCAGAACCATCTACTGGTAGTAGGCCAGTATCAAGATAAGCATTGGATGAAAACTTCGTATAAAAAGAAGTAAGATCTTTATCAGTAACATGATCCAGGCCAAATGAATTAACAGTTGATCTAAATACTATATTTCCATTGCTATCTTGATCTGTAAAAGAATAGTTAACATTACTCATATGTATAATCCCTTATTATAGTTAATCTTTAGTATTAAAAAGTTGTTCAATGTCTTGGTCGATTTCTTGTGTGAAATCTCCAAAAGTCCAAGCAAACCAGTTCGGATCTTTTTGAACAGCTTCGATAACAGAAAGTTTAGATTGAGCTTCTTCATATATTTCAATAAGATCTGCCAATCGATCCATAGCTTTAGCTAGTTTCTTGAGATCAGATTTTTTAGGTTGAAGCATGAGTATATTTTTTAAGACTGGAAAACCATTAACATAAAATTTTTCAGAATCAGTAATATTAGAGATTCTTTCTTCAAGAGTAGAATATTCAGATTGAATATCAACCTTAGCTTTATTTGCAAGAGCAAATGAGAAATTAAAATTATTCATTTTTGAAGATGAATTTTCATGATTAGTCATAACTTATTCTTTCTGTGTAGAGTTATGAATTCTTTTACTTCAAGTAAAGACCACCAAACAGTTGCTGATCCTACTGCTAATTTTGTAAGGACTCTAGCAAGATAAGCTTCATCTAGAGAACCCATACCAGGTGAAAGACCTTGTATGTCTAAATAGTTATCTTCAAGAAAATTATTAATTTTTAACTGTAGTTCTTGTTTCCGGTTTGAATAATCCTTTTTCATCTGTTAAAGATCCCCATATTTCGGTTGAGTTTAATTGGTCTTCAAATGTTTTCAAAATATATTCAATTTCAGTTTCTTGATTTGAATGTTCAACAACAGTATTTGGATTCTTTCGGAACTTATTGTTTTTAATTTTAGCAGTAAGTCCGGCAATGATAAATGGAAACATAATTAGATACATGAGTAAGTACTCCTCTTAGCTTTTCGGTATTTGGCACCATCAGATCCAAAATAATTTAGAACTGTTTCTGTAAATAACAAAAACAATAACGGTGCGTAGGGCATAAAGTTAAAGATACCATTAAGTAAGATTAAAAATAATGTAGTAAGGAACCCAACGAATGGACCGTAGAAGGCAACATTCTTTTGGGCACGTGGTGCTAGCTTAGATATCCTAGTTAAACCTATAACAAAAAATGGTAAAGGTATAAATATAGGAAGCTTAGGTTTAGCGTTGTGTTTTTTAGCTACAAAATAATGACCTAATTCGTGAGCTAAAAGAACCATTAAAAATATAAATACTATAGAACTATGTATAATAGAATAGTTAACTGCAGCAACAGCAGCTAGACTAAATACTGTATAAAATGATTGTGGAATCTTTTTAAAGAATTTATTTTTCATCTGTTTTTTTATATACAACAGGAGTAGAAAACTCTTTGGCAAGTAGATCTGTTAAACCAAGATTTGCTAACATATTGTTAATGTTAGAAGTAACATCTTTCATGAAATCTGAATAGTAAATATCATGTTCATCTTCATCTTGCATATCGGATGGATTAACAAATAAAAATTCTTTAATAGGAAGATCTAATTTTTCAGCAAGTATTCTATAAGTTGCACGATCTAAAATAAGAGCGTGATTACAAATAGACATAGATGATGTGAAACAAGCGCGGACATAAAGATCATTAAAGTCTAAATTAAGGATATCAATTAATGCTTTACTGAATGTATCTGATATTTCACCTTCAGCAAATATATCATTGAACAAAGAAAGAAAAGTCATTCTTCTAGAAATGCGCATCTCTGTCTTATAAAAAAGATTTAATAAAGAATAGTTTCCTTCAGTAACAGAGTCTAATGCTACTATCATGGACTTCATAGCTGCTTGGGGAATTACATCCTGCAAGAAATTATTAGTAGCTTCATGGAAGCCCATAGCTAATTTGACTTTACCGCCATCAAGAGAGCCAGCTGTAGAATTTTTAAAGTGGGATTGAATGTCTTTAAGTAAACGATATTCACGAGTAGAATAATCATTTACATTTAAAATATCCTCAGAGTCATTTGAGGTATAAGAAGTTTTAGTTTCTTGATCTGGATCATAATCAAATAGATCATTATCATTATCAGAAATATGACTAGACATAATTATATATCCTTATCGTTAGAAGAATCTGACTGTGTCTTTGATGGTTCTTCTGTAGGTTCATAGATAATTTTAGAGTTATTTCTTTTGACATAAATTTTAGTGGGAGTAATAGCTCTACGACATAAATCATCAACAAAGATTTTAGTTTGTTCTCGAGTTAAAGATTCAACATTATTATGAAGTACATGTCTCACATAACTTTGACGCTGTTTAGCTGTACTACGAGCCCAGATGCCATCGTATTCCCGGAGCAAAGCTTCATGCATGCAGTCTACGATAACAGGGCATCGTTCACACAGAGAATAAATTCTTGTTGTTTCTTCTATGTTCGCTTTAGTGATAGCGACTGGGAAAAATGAATCTATTGATTCACCTTTGCAGGCTGCTTTTTCTCGCCATTGAATATTAATAGGAATATCATTTTCTTCAGTCATTCGAAGGGATCCTTTAGGTTTAGGATATCTTGTAGTAGTCATTGCTAACCTTACTTGTTTTTAATGTTATGAATAATATTGTAAGAAGATTCAACTGTCGTTAATAATTCTCCGCAGTTGTGCATGAACTCTTCAAGTAATCTGAGAGCTTTGTTAATATTTTCTATGGATAATTCTTTATTATCCAACAAAGAGAAAACATCTTGTTGTAAGTTAGCAAACTTAACATAACTATCTTTTGATTGTAAAAATAAAGAATTTATTTCACTAATAGAATTATTTAAATTCTGATATTCTTCATCAAAGTATTCAAGTGGATCCATGATTATTTCTCCTTAAACTTGACTATTGTAAGTAATATTGTACTTAGGTTTTTGACGAGCAATTATTCTTTTCTCTGCTCGAAGAGCTGATGTTCTAGAGGGATATTTTTTAATCCAATGTCTAGATACTTTATTCCACCATGACTGATTATTTGCATGATTCTTAAATCTAACTTTATAGTCAGTAGTTATACCGATATAAAGTAATTTATTATTTTGATCATATAACTTGTAAAGATAAGTTGGAATAAGAAAGATATCAGAGTCATCAATCTTGTCGTCATAATCAGTAGATGAATAAGACATATGTGTGGTACCCCCGCGGAGAATTGAACTCCGTTAAACACTTTATAAGAGTGTTGTCTTAACCAGTAGACGACGAGGGCTAGAAGAGTTTAGATTTCTTCTAGCCCACGTATTCGATTGAATGTAATAGATTGAACATCAGAGACTTCAATTCCTATCATAGTAGGAACTGAATTCGATGTGTGAGAATATAAAAGATAAAAGGGTCCAACATGTTCAGGCCACTCTGCGTTATCTTCTGCGTAGTCAAGATTATCAAAAAAATGAGCTAATCCTTTTTGATCAAATAAAAATCCAGATCGATTTTTATTCAAGATGATAGGATCATCATTAGGTAAATCAATAATCATTGTTATTCCTCGGGAAGAAAAGATCTAATTGCGATCTCTTCAGACTTATTTTTTTGACTGGGACAAAGCTCTATTATAGCAGAGTTAACGATAGAAAAGTGCATGCGAGCGTCATCATTATCAATAGCACCTTCGTAGATTCTGTTGATAACATCGTCAGGTTGCATGCCGCCAATTAATAAATCACACCACTGCTCACCAAATTCCATAATGGCTTGATCTGAAACTGGTGGAGTTCCTCCATAAAAGAACTCAACAGTTTTAATATAAGTATTATTGACTGTTCCAGAAAATGATGGAATAATTTGTGGATCAGTAATAACTACAGTAACATTAGTGGGGCGCATAGGTTGTAGTGTAGTAGTTGCATCGTTTTGGGTGACAGTACAACCAGTTAAAACTAAAATAGTTCCAAGAACTAATAAAATTAAAATAACAACATAAAAAGCTTTATTTAATGTAGAATCAATTTTGTTCATAATGGACTTCCTTGTTGTTTAAATATCTTTCCATCTCACCTATTCCATAAAGAATATTATCAAGGATAGCACCTTGGGGATCTTCATCAATTTCTGTAATAGGTTGACCCATTACTTGATGGGATGTTAAGATATTTTTATTATTAACATAGGTAAAAGCGCGAACTCTCATCTTCTCAGGGTGCTGAGAGGGACGAGTATATTCTTCACCTTCATTGTAAGGCGCTGCCCATCCATGGACTACCAGCATAGAAATGCCATGATAGCCATGAACGACAAGCGTTGGAAGTAAGTTATATGGATCTTCATAGGACTCTTCAACGCACTGCCATTCAGATTGGTTGTTATCCCAAAACCAAACGGAAGCGGGACTATCCCATCCATTTGTTTTAGTATAGCAATCAGAGAATGCATGAAAGATATCCAATAAAGAATTCATATAATTACTCCTAAAATATTAAACAAAAAATAACGACGAATAAAGCCCAAGATCCAATGATCATTAGAGACCAAACAAACAGTGCGTCAAATTTATGAAGAAATTTAACATATCGATTATTTGAAAAACGTTGTTTACGAGGACGTCCAGGTGGTAGTTGGTTCATATAACCGTATGGCATGAGTATATCCTATTCATTCTAATTTAATTATCAAACTTGTACTGTTGTTCAGGGCAGAAGTTCACAACAGCAGCAGCCACCACATTAACAAGAAGGTCTTCAATATTAGAGTCTCCGTCAGCGGATGAGATAATTGCAGTGAACACTTCGTCTGCCGTACTGCCGCTGCGAAGAGCATCGCAAGTTGCGTTGCCTGTGTCAATCATGTCTTGGTCTTGTAAATATATTGTGCGACCATAACCTGTTTCGACATCAAAGATAAACTCATCTTCATCGGTGTAGACGGGTGCTGGTGCTGCTGTTGCAATGGGTGCGTCAGTTGTCTTGACGACCTTGACAGTTGTGTCAGGTGCTTCTGTGTTTGTAACGTAGATTGTCTTGCTTCCACAAGCAGTGAGTGCAAGAGCAGTAATTGTGGCAATAATAATTTTTTTCATTTTGTTTTATCCTTTCAGAATAAAGTAGTAGTCGTGCGGGAGATATGGGTCCACTAACATTATACACGATTTACGTTGCCCCGGCATCTATGGTAGAGTACTGGATGTTAGCTACTACTAGAGCCGGATCTCAGGATTGAACTGAGGACCTACGCATTACAAGTGCGTTGCTCTACCACTGAGCTAATCCGGCTAGGAGTTATTTGTCTTCATCTTTTGGTTGTTCAGTATCTTCAGGTTTTTGTTCTGGCTTTTTAGGTTTAACAGGATAATCAACTTCGTCGTTACCCTTGAAGATTTTACGAAACTTAGCTAAAGACATTTTATCTCCTTAATAAAAAAAAAGGTATTAATATGATACGAATGATATGTTGTGTCGTAATTGGTTTAACCATTCTTATTTTTAGGGTTTCATATTAATACCTAGTGGGGCGTGAGGGACTTGAACCCCCGACCCAGGCATTCACGTTTGTGTTATTTTCATAACTCCGCGGACTATATCATCATCCCAGAGGGATGTCGGGAGCTGTAACTGGTTATTAAGAAGACTATACTTCTCCAGTAGTCTCTGCACCTTCCAAAGGTGTACCTTTGGCTTGGCTCAGGATTGTCATATTAACTGATACTTGCGAGCCCATTTTCGAATAGAGCCTGAAGTGACTCCATATTTTCTAGCAATGGATTCCCAAGTCATGCTACATATATCTTGTTCAAGTTCCTCGACAGAAGGTCGAGGAACTTTACGAGATGCTTGTTGAGCACAACTATGAGAGCAGTATTTATCTTGATAACCTTGCAATTGGATAGAACACACTTTGCAAAGTATAGATTTAGTTAACTTAGATTTCCCTGAATTCACCCGATTCTCACCTGGCTGTTGCCAACCAGGGGCACCTGCGTCTAGCCATGCATGCAAACGGGCATGTTGTGATCTTTCTAAAACAATAAGATTAGTAGTTCTATTATTAGATCTATTAAAATCTAAGTGATGAACAACTTCATTATGTCGAAGTTGTCTACCAATCATTTTTTCAGCGACAACAATATGCTCATATATCCAGCCCATCCAATTGCCATGAGTAATAGCATTAAGATGGTCAGGTAAATATATGACTCTATAATCGTTTACATATCTGACTATACTTTTCATGCTTATAGTATAACACATGAAAATTATCGATGAGTGCCTTGCTCTAACCAACTGAGCTAACGCCCCGATGTCGTCTCTCCGACTGTCACGTCTTAGTAGGGCCACTTCACTTGACGTTAGCTACTGCATGGAGGTCTCTTCCAAACCTACCTCTGCCCTAGTTCTATGAATCTAAAAGATCATTTAAAGATTGTGATTCTTGATCAAATGTTTTAATATTAGATAAAAGATGTTGTCTTACATGGGGAGGAAATCTATTTAAAGCGTTGCTAATGTTCTGCAGTATTTCTTGAACTTCAGCAATAATGATAGCTTCCTCTTTGGTGAAATTAGAATCAGATGACATAATGCTCCTTATGAAAATGGTTTGGATTTCATATCTCTGTATGTAATTAATCCTAAAGAACTATTGGAAAATAGCTAACTGAGATTCAGTCAAAGATTCAGGATGCTCTAATGGAATATACCACCACTCATCTGGATTAGCGTGAGGCGAAACAAGAACTTGAGTTGAAGGATAGACTTTGTCTGCTTCTGGGTTGGTACTGTACCAATGTTTTATTTCTGTCATGTTTTTAAATGGACCGAAAAATACACGATCTGTTGCGCGCGTGTGTACAATGATCATCTGATAATCAGGCTGCTCAATTTGAGGTTCTATGTTTATTTTTTTTATTTTGTATGTTTGAAAGCATACAACTGAAAGTAACAATACAATAATATAAATCATATTTACTCCAATATAGTGCGACTCGGATCGCTATGCGAGTTCTTTGTGGGCAAAAATAACGGGTGATATTAAAGCATTACCCTAATGCCTATTCCAGATCGTTGACATAACAAGTTATATCCTGTCATAGTCATACTAATCCGAGAGAAACATATGAGACCTAATATGAAGGCGAAGTCATTTCTTCATCCATCATAATATGTAATCTAATATCTAGTAGTAAATCTGTCATTTCTGCGGTAGAGACAATCTCTCTACCTGAAATTTCATTAAGAGCTTTATCAACTAAATCGGTAACAAGTTTAATAGTTACTTTGTTCATGGTGCCTCCTCAGGGATTCGAACCCTGGACCAACGGATTAAAAGTCCGCTGCTCTAACCAGCTGAGCTAAAGAGGCGGACGGATGACCCAGAGTCAGAAAGGGGTAAACACTCTGGGTCATCCTAGTGCCCAAGATGGGACTTGAACCCATACTCCTTTGGTAAGGAAGGGGGGTTTAAGCCCCCCGCGTCTGCCTATTCCGCCACCTGGGCTTGATGGATAGATATTAGATCATATTGGAATTAGATTCCTCATATGAAAAGAGACTAGGATCTACAAGTATATTGACAATGCCTGTGTACCAGTCAATGAGATTGTCGATATCTTGTGACTCCAAAGTCTCAAACGAAGAAGAACTTTCTGTAGTGGAAATAGTTTGTTCAGATCCAATAGACTGAACAAACTTAAGTATAGATATGGTGTTCTGAATGTTGTTAATATCCTGAACATCGTTTCCGATAGCGATAGCTACTGACATATTTTTATCCTTTAATTTGTTGTTAGTTGATTTACCCCCTTTGCCATGTTTTTGTTTTAACTATTATTTTTTAATTGATTTAATAATCTAATCTTTAAACATTGTAAACATAAATTAACTTGAAATCTATTTGAAAAATATATTTCTTTAGACACTAAATCACAATCAGAACAGTTCTTCTTACGAGGTATATATCTCTTAGGAATTTGATTTAATGTCATGAACTTTTAGTATTTCTTCTACAATATGGTATGGGACAGAATGGTCTTTGGCATCTATTTTATTGGTGACTAAATTAAGTGTACCGAAAACAAGGACGTCTCCGGTAATAGAATCAAAAGATTCTTTTCCATAATTATTTCTATAACAGTTTCTTAAATAAAAAGTTATATGATAATTAACATGTCGCTTAGACCACTGCATATAAGGATCAACATAGATATGAAACATATTTTTAAAAAATAAACATTTAGGTTTAAGATCCGGAAAAAATAATGCAATAGCATTAGCAGGTGTGTCAGTGACAATTTGGGGAGAACCATTTTTATCACAAGGTAGGTATAAAGCTTTAACAACCTCATTAGGTTGCAATGGATATTTTTTATAATATTCTGGAGTAATAACAGGATGAATCATGTACACTCTATTATATCAGATTACCATTTATTACGTGATCGTTTGACCTTGTTATCTAACCACGCTGGTCTAGGATTAGCTTCGTAGTATTTGCTAATGATTTGACTAGCAGTTCCTTTGGTCATATCAGAAGTAACAGGTACACCGATACGCTTTAATAGTTTTCTTTGAGCATCAGATGGTCCATCAGATCGCCATGCGGCGTCTGATTCTATTAACTTACTATCAAAGTTATTTGTTATCCAACGATCTGCGCGAACAAAAGATTCACGCATATCTTCAGGATAACCTAGAATGTGTGTTTCATTTTTAGTTTGTGAACGATAACGAAACTCAACTAGCCATCTACCAAGAGCATCAACATAAATTCTTAAAGAATTATTATTATCGATGCCAAGATGGAAGTCGTTTTCAGCGACTTCTGCCCATACATACCTAGAATATTGTTGAACAAATTCATTTGGAGGGGGTGGCATGAAGAGATTAATTCTCTTGTAAGCTAACTCTATATCATTAGGGTCTAATACACGAACGGCTTCGCCTGGACAATAGTCCTCGAGCTCCTTATATTTTTTAGCTACCTCAATAAGGTCTTGTCCCTGTAAATCGAATTCGGGAGGCAGACCTAAAAGAGAAGGAAGGCCAATAGGCTTCTTTCCTTTTGTGGTATCTACAAAGTCTAGAATAGTACAATGCGGCTTTCCTTCGTAAAGTCTAGTACCTCGACCAACAATTTGAGTATACAATAGAGTAGATCTAGTTGGTCTAGCTAGAATAATAGATTGAATGCTGGGTTCATCAAAGCCTTCGGTGAGAACACCAACATTAACTAGAACTCTGGTTTCACCAGATTTAAAGCGAGCAAGAATATGCTCGCGATCTTGAGCTGAAGTATCGCCTAAAATTACTTCAGTCGATACTTGCGTTGCGCTAAAGGATGAGGCCAAGTTGTTCGCGTGTTTGACACCCGCGCAGAATACAATTGCTTTGGATTCTGGAACCAGACTATGATAAGCAGCAACAATGTGAGCATTACGCTCAGGGGTATCAATAGCATCTTCCAACTGAGACGCAACGTAATCGCCTTCATTAGTTGCAACTCCAGATATATCTGTTTCTGTCTTGATTCGATAACCAACTAAAGAACATAAGTAACCATCCTCGATAAGATCTTGTATTGTCTTATAGTATACTATCTCATCAAAGACGTCTGTCAAGCGAGTGTTGTCAGATCTTTGAGGAGTAGCTGTGACTCCAAGCAAGAGCGATGGATTAAAGTAATCCAGAATACGCCTATATGTTGGAGCAGCAGCATGGTGAGCTTCATCAATTACTATACTTTTAAAATAATCTTTTGGATATTTTAAGATACGTTCTGATTCTGCTCGTCCCAAAGTTGGGACTGAAGCAACGACAACATCGCAGTGACCTGCAACATTGTCTGCTTGCTCGATTTGAATATCAAGCTCAGGATTGGACCAACCAATTTTTTCCTTAGCTTGATATAAGAGTTCAGCACGATGTGCTAGAACTAGCATAGGTAGACTGTCATTTTTTGTCTGGGGAAGATGTGAAAAGATAACAGTCTTACCTGCGCCGGTAGGGAGTACAACTAGTTGACGATTAATCCCTTTATCAGAGAAAGTATTGATTGCATCAAGTGCTTCTTGTTGATATGGTCTTAATTGAATAGTCATAAATCCCTTAATTAAAAATAGTTAAGTTCTCCGTACAATGATTCAGAAGACATCATTTTATTAATCATGTCTTCGAATTCATCTTCGTTAAGAACGGAGGCTTTAATATAATATTTATTTTTATCGTCTGAATAAGAATGAACAATTTTATCATTGTCGTTTTTATTTTTATTCATTATAGATTACCTAACTTTGATTGGACATATCATAATATCCAATTTCATGACCTTGGCAAAGATGAACTGTTGCTCCGGTAGTACTTAAGTATGAAAGTATTTCTGGTGCAGTATAGGCTTGATTGTCTAAGTGCGTTAAGAAATACAACATGGATATCATTTCTTTCATTGGTCCATCATATTGAGCGTCATCAATATCTAGGATCTCTGATAGATTATCATACCATACAACTAAGTTGTTTTGTAGTAGATAAGGCAGGGTGATTACCCAGCCTTTGGAATCTGTGAGTGCAAACAGATTTAATGTTTCATAAATAGTATTGTCATGATCCATTTTTGCTGTCATAACAACAATAGCGGCACTAGAATTAATAGCGCCATATAGATGCATGACTTCTGAAAATCTAACAATAGTATCTTCTAAAGAATCAGGTTTTAAAAATCCAACAATTGCAGATTTATTGTCATCATCTTGAAAGAAGACGACAAGTGGATCAACAGTATTATTATTTGTTACTGAAGATTCTACTACACTTTTAAGTATAGAGGTTTCAGTAGTAATTGGTTTAAAGTATTTAGTGATTTCTGTGTAGTCTATCATATCAGTACTTTGATAATGCTATGATGGCTGAGAAGATAGCGTATGTTTCAAATAGATACCATCCGGTAAGAAGCATGAGCATCGGTACGGCTGATATACTAAGTGATACTGAAATAAAAATGAGAGTCTCTACAGACCAGTGGGCTATTAAAGCTGAGGCTTTTGTTTCAGACTTCTTAAAAAAGTTGGTAGCTTTTCCAGCAGTTCTACCAATCTTGACAAAAATGCCATTATTGGTTGGCTGACTATAAGTGCGAACAAGAGTGCTATCATAGTTTTTTAAAATTTCCATGAAATCCATATGATTAATCATAAGTGGAGCTGACATTATATTATCTCCTTAATAAAGGTAAAACATTTTATTTTTGTGTGTACATGTATTGAAATAGTTATTCAGATACTCTACGAGATTTGATAACTATTTCATTTTCTGGAAGCCATCCAAGCCAATTAGTTTTTGTACTTTTAAGTAAGATTGATCCTGGTCTATTTAGATTTTCAATGAATTGAAATTCAGGACCATTATCATTAACTCTATTACGAGTACGGAGGGAAGCCGTCTGGCCATTCTTGTTGATTGTTAAAATTATCATTTATAATTTCCTTGAATTTATTACGTTGTTCTTTTTTATCGTCTAGCATATTTGAAATGTCAGTCCATAGTTCTTGTAGATCTATCTGAAGATCATCAGGAATTTGTAAATCAAAATCAAATTCATATTCTTCGATGAACTGTTTTAATCCATCTTTATCCATATTGATCATACGATCATATTCGTCAATCCACATACCAATCATAATTGCTTCTGAAAGATCTTCATCAGTCATTCCTGTTTCCTGTTGAAGTTTTTCAAGTGCGCGAATAAAAGGCTTTTTATTTTTAAAATCTTCTGGATTAGTTAGGTCACATTGGGATAATAAATCACCAATAATCTCATGTTTTCTGCGAAAAATATATAAATATTTAAAAGCATGGAGTTTTTTTTGTTCAAAGTCTTGGGGACTGTAGTTCATAAGAGTCTATCCTTAAATAAAGATGGGAGTGACGCCATTGCTGACGCCACTCCCATCTGTGTGAATAACCTAAATAATTGACTTTGTTAACGTCATAGGACGTGCCGGAGGCATAGTGAATATTACTGGAGAATTCTCAGAATGAGCATTCTGAAAGTCAATAGCCTTAGTGTAACGCTGGTTAACACCATTGTTATCCGGCCAATACCATTCGTCATTCTTCATAATCTGAATCTTGACTTGACCACTAGTATTGTTGTAGACAGGAATATTAGCTACACCATAATACTGTAGAGCTGCTTCCAAATAAGGATAGACAAATCGATTCATAACGATTTGATCGGTAACCTTACCATACGAAGTTGGAATTTGGATAGTAGCAGAATACAATGCAAGAACGAAATCAAATCTATCTTGAATTCGTTCATATGAATTGATAATATCTACAATATTTTGGTAGAGATTTTCCCAACTATTGCGCTGGATAACTCCATTACTAATAGTTTGTTCAGTGGTGTTGTTGTTAAACAGTTTCATTCTGAAATCACGTAGTACTGGAATTGCAAAGCAATACATACGACTACCTAAAGTGTGAATGATGTCAACTGGACGTGCGTTTTCTTGAGACCAAGCACGAATCTGTTGAACATATTCATTGTAAAATGTACTACACAAGTTAATAACTTGCGAGATTTTACCTTCATAAAGTTCAACAGTTTCATCTCGCTTAAGAAAGCGAGCAAACCCACGATCATACCAGATGTATTCATCGATAGGTTTACCTGATTCAATAACTTCGCGCATCATAAGATTAGCTTCGCTATCGATAGCAATAACATCCTGAGCATCGTCAGGATTAATACATTTATCGATAGCATCTTCCAGTGAACAGAGTTGTACTGGGCGATGCTTACCGATCACCATGGAGTGAGCCATGCATGCGTTTACGAAACCGCCTACATTGCCACCAGCCATAGCAATAGTGATATCACGAAGAACATCATCTTGAGTATATGGACCAGAACGATTTACTTTTGGTTTAGATGCCGAAGGCAAACCTGAGTAAACAACCTGCTTAGCAGCGATGGCTTCGCTTAGACGCTTGGGCCAGTTGCGACCATTAACTTTAGGGAACTTAACTTGAGTTCCATCAGCTTTATACCAGCTCGGAGACCATGATCCTTCAACATGACGGAACATGGTATACTCGCCATAGCCATTTGGAGATCTGATTGCGATAACCATTTTCTCGCCATCATTATCTCCGCCTTCCATGTCACGATAGAAGAGCTTAAAGAAGTCATCTTGATCGTGACCGCCATGAGATTCATACATCTCAAGCCAGTCAACATCATTGACGACATGAACTCCAAGTTCATTGATACGAATAATCGTACCTTCTTCAACCTCTACATCATAACCAGCCATGCGCACGAGCGATTCCGGAACAATCTGTTCATAGACTGAACAAGGAATTGGAATACGTTCGAGCAGTGGTTTAGCGTGAGAGATAGCTACAGTCTCGAAAAGCCACGGAGATTCCGTAATTTTAAATCCTGCAGCAGTCCAACGATAACCAACATAAGCCATGCGAGCACGTGCTTCGTTATCATTGAGATCATCTTTATCACGCCAAGTGCGCTGATAGATATACTTCCAGTTAGTTAACAAGTTACCACTAGTAGCATCTGCATACATTTTCTTATACTCTTCCGTGAGCCACATAGTCATGTCGCTTTTGCGGAATAGTTTAGGAAAGTTGAGAACAGTCTGATCATCGGTGATGACACGAGACTTTGGTCCTTGAGGTTCTGCTAGGAAACGAAATCCTTCAGTATATCGGATTTCCTTCTTGATATTAGTACGTGAAGTAATAACATCAATACCGTCAGGGAGATCTGCAACGAATGCATTGCCCTTAATGAATCCATCTGCGAAGATAATGCGAGCATTAAACACAGATGAATCCAGTAGATCTTTCACAAGATTCTTGCGAATGTGAGGATCATAGTAATAATCTTGATTATCAGTAGAGTTATCAGGATTATATGTAGGTAGATTCTTTACAGATTCCTGAACAATTCTACGACTAATAACGAAACCGCCATCAAGTAATCTTTCGATTACTTCAGGATTGCGGAATTCTGATGATACGCCCCAATCATCATTTTCATCTACAAAATTATAACGTGAGAACTCAGTAGGTTCCACGAATTTAATATTGAGATGAGTAAAGTGAGCATTGAGGAGGGTTGGACGATGAAGCGACTTAAGTCTTTTATTGGTCTTGGGACCAGACATAACTTCATAGCCAAGCTTATCAATAACACTCATCCAGCCAGGGCTGTCTTCGATAACTACGAAAACAATCTTGTTCTTATCCACAAGAGCATACTGCACTTTAGGATCATTCACAAGTTCTTTCGCACGGTTGAACTCTTGTTGATTCTGAGGAATCGGAAGAGTCCAAACTTTATAACCTCCAGAACCTACGGTATCTAGAGCTTGACGCAGGACACCTGCATCATAGAATCCAAACTGATAGGATTCACCACCACGAAGCGGTCCACCAAGCAAAGCTTGTAACCGCAGGTTGTGCTCATATATTCGACTTGCCATTATTGCCTCCTAATATATTTATATTTTGTTTGTACTAATAAGTTGTTTTTTTGTATGTACAATAAAAAAAAGGACTGCCCGAGTTTCCTCGAGCAGTCCCCTTTTTTTGAATGAACTGAGTTATGTTTAGGTTTACTTACACCTAGTTGCCCATGGTCTCCATCCGCAACGATTATGTTCCTGACTATATTGCCACATAGCCCATCCTGCACGCAGGTTGGTTAGTGGATCAAATAGATCGTCACATGTGTTGAGAATGGATTTGTCTTGTAGCCAGCCTTTGGAAGACCAACGGCTTTTCTTACACCAAAATCCATTGATTTGGATAAGACCACGACTACCTCCATTAGGATCTGTCTTATTAAAGGATAATGTATTACAGCGAGATTCACGATGCATGACATAACTCAGTGTAGGCCACTGAGATTCTGGCCATCCTGCTTGGATAGCAAGGTCGTGATACTCGCCACATTTACCATAAATAAGTCTACCTAATTCTGTCCAATTAACTTGAGACAAGTCAACTGGAGGATTAGTAGTCTGTACGGCTTGGGCATTAGATGTATTGGTATTGGTGATTAGAATAACAGCAGACAATAATGTTGCTGTTATGATTGAAACTATCTTGTTGATAGTCATGATCAAACACCAAATGTTGATCCTGAAGATTTCCAGGGTCTCCATCCAGAAGTCTCCCATAAACGAAATGCGAATGTGAGATTCTTCTCTGCGTCAAACATGTCGTCCGGAAACTTGTAACCCATATCAGAAAGCCACTGAGTGTGGACTCTGTTGATTTGGGTTAAGCCACCATCTGAACCATTCCAAGCTTCAGCTTGACATCTGCTCTCGCGATAGATGACTTGCTGAAGATGTTTCCATTCTTCTTCAGGCCAACCTACTGAGATAGCAAGATTGTGCCATTCGCCACACTTGCCATATTGTTCTCTTGCGAGAGCAACCCAGTCAACGCCAGATAAATCAGGCATCGTTGTAGTTGGTGCTGAAGTAGTCTGGGGAACAGGAACGGTTGTAACAACTGGAAGAGTTGTAGTGATAGTTACTGTTAACGGTGGTTGAGCATTATGTACTTTGTTGCCACAAGATGTCAACAGAGTAATTAATACTAAACCTAAAACGCATAAAGAAACGATAAGAGTAGTCTTATCATCTCTTAATTGCTTGACTATATTTTTGAACCTAAATTGCATTGGTTCGCTCCTTTCGGTAAGCACTCCTTGGAATTTCCAAGTAGTGTATATCGCAGGTTGCGAAACAAGGACTACATGCCTAGTGATGGCAGCGGTAAGTTTTTCCTCATTTCACAAGTTGCCTTGTTACATGTGGGAATTAGTATCCCGTGCCCATTAGGGGCATGTACTTATTATAGCATAGTTTTTGGTAGTGTAACAAATTCAGTGGACTTCTCCTTGTTAGGGTCCACAGTAATAGATTCTCGAATTGAACGAACTTCAATAGTAAGTTCTTCGATCTTCTTGGAAACTAATAGGATTGACTTTAACAGATTGTTAAAATCTTTTTGGAATCCGTTAGATTCAAAATAGCTCATATAGTCTCCTTTACTGGGACGATTACAACAGAGTGTTGCTAAGGCGTCCGCACGCTTATATTATCGCATAGCCACTCCTGCAACCTTATTACTAAGGTAGCATAATAGTACCAAAAAATCTTTATTATCACCCTTGTGGGTGAGTAATTGTACCAAGATTATTTGTTTCTGCTTTGATAGTGTATTTGCCACGACCAACTTTTTCAAAACGGTTGGCGTTATTTTTTATGTATGATAGGATAGTAGGTAGCGTACAATTACAAGAAGCACAGAGTGCTTTGGTAGTTACTGTAGCTCCTACTATTGTGTTGATGTATGTTAAAATATTAGTGTGTTTTGACATTATTTTATCCTCACGTTTGTATATAAAGGTGTATAAAACGATGGTAAAAATAAAATATTTATAGGGTATTTAATGAGTTTATATGTTTATATGATTACAAACATTATATATATTATGTATAGTTGACCCTGAAGTTATATAAATTCAGGGGTATAACATTTTTAGAGTAGTTGATCAACCTCTGCTCAATGGCAGATATTGAATGTTGCTAGTTAAAAGGAGGCTAAAACTAGAAGCACGGCGAGCTTCTGGGGGGCAGTATGCTACAGCTCACAGAGGTTAACCAACGAAGTTAGAAGAATCCTTTATAGATTCTTCTCTTCAATTTTTTATATGTACCTTTGCTCCGAGAGCAGGGCTCGAACCTGCGACCCGCTGATTAACAGTCAGCTGCTCTGCCTACTGAGCTATCTCGGATAGATCCTTACATAGCTTGATCGTAAGCTTCGGCTAACTTGTTTGGCGGGTTAATGCAGTCATGAGTTACGATAAGTACATCATGATTAGGTTGTTGTGGAGGACATTCCATGCACTCGATAGGAGTGATGTTATGTTCTGGTATTTCGATGACTAGGGCTAAAGCACATTCGTATACTGGATAGTCATTGGGCAAGTTAAACTTGTCCACTTCTTTGATCCATTGACGAATGTCTCCTAGTCTTACTTCAGTGCTATTTTCAATAGCTATGTCTAAGTGTATAAGTGTCATGGCGCTCCCGGTACGATTCGAACGTACGACCTGCGGATTAGAAGTCCGATGCTCTATCCTGCTGAGCTACGGAAGCATTGGACTAGAGTATATCAGATAGGATCGATGACCTCAAGGTCATCAGGATGCATATCTCTAATACTATCTTCAATCCAGTTTTTCAGGTCTATTACGTTTTCTTTGCGGGCACCATAACAGGTGTCGCAAATAAGAATACGACCATAGTCGCCATCATGGTCGGAGCCATAACCAGCGTTTAGCCTAAGGCTAATGCCGTTTTTGACATCTTCCCAGGGTTCGTATGAAGGCTCAGTATTTAAACCCTCAGGCCATTGCTGGCTGAGGTGATTACTGCAGATGAAGCAGTGAGCTTGTTTCATTGTTATCCTCCTTATTTTAGTGGAAACATTTCCTCCCAGCATTCAGGATGAATGCCAGTTTGAATAATTTCTCTTTGTTGATAATTTAAGTTAGGGAATACATTTTGAATGAGTTCGCGGTTACGCCAATTGGCTAATGCGACTGCATCTAAAATTATTTGATTGTCTTCCCCACAGTGTATGCAGATATTATTATGAATAACCTGCTTAACGATGGAATCAGTAGATGAGAAGTTATATTTCTTCATTAGTTATACATCGAGATTCTGTCGAATTGATTGGTTAGACTTTTCAAGTTTGCAATGAATTCTCCAAGCTGCTCATCTGTATGAATGAAGTAGTTAGATTCACCTTGATTTGTCTGAATTCTAAAGACATGAAAATTTAACTTTTCAGTCTCAATACCATCTTTGTCTAGAACATAGTGTGTAGTGACATTTACTTGTGGGATTTCTTGAGAATCCAAGTGATAACTTGTATTGATACTAGGCATAGTATGCCTCCTTATTGTTAGAGTGTTGACTAGTTTTTTGGTATGAGCATTCTTGATTATCCCTGGTGGGAGAGTATCTGATATCGCAGTTAACACAGCGATAATCATCCTCGTTAAGAATGACCCATACATGATTGTTATTTTGTGTCATATCTGTTCTTTGTTTTTACTTCTCAGCTGCTTGAGGGATCCGATCATACCTGAGGTAAGATCTCGATATCCGACAAGCATAAGTCCAGCATAATTCTGCTGGAGAATTTCTTCGCAGTTTTCTAGAGTTCCTTCGTACAAGACGAAGTCATCTTCGTAGTCTACGACAAAGTATTGTCTCATATTGTGCTCCTTAAGTATGGTACGAGTACGATCATATGTTAGACCATATTCCCGGGAAATCTTAATAATAGATCTCCCAGAAATATAGTCGTTAAACATAGCATAATTACGATGAACTTTTTCATTAAGTGTCATAGCGTATTTAGGCATGATCAGTCTCCTACGTACCACCATAGGGAGCCATACTGCTCGCCAGCAAAGTCATACATTACCTTGGTAATGATTCCTGCATGTAGGGCTAGGCCCCAGTAGGTAGCACGGGAGTTGTAGTTGTATGCATCAGGCTCATTGGTTCGAGCCCAAGTATCGACACGATTCTTGGTTTCTTCCCAGTAAGCTTTCTGATGAAGTGATAGTTGTTTGGTTTTAGTCATTCGTCTTCGTCTCCTTCAAGTAAACTTGCGATGTCTAAGCCTGAATCCATGCTTTCGAACATGTTGTAAGTTGTATTCATAACGGACTTCATCATATTCTGGATACCGTCCATTTGAAGTTTGACAACTTCTTCTGGAGTTTCCATAGAAAACATCTTGTAGCCCCAAGAAGTATAAATAGCTGTCATGGGGATTTCAACGCCTTCTTCAGGTTCGTAGGTATCCCTTCTCATCATAGTGATGAAGGCAGGATTGAGTTCGACCTTGTCCCCATCGGGGTCGGTCAGAGTAATGAAGTTAACCATATTGTTTTGACTCATGATACTAGGCCTCCTTTAGGCTTTTGTGTATTTGGATTTGATTGCATTAAATTTGATGATTGCATTACGAGTTCCCCAAATGGGGAATGTGATAACTCGCAGAACTTTATACAATAATTGCATCAAGTCAGCGAGAACTTGCTTCCATCTCTGGATGTAATAGTTAATCAGATTTGTTCCTTTGGCTGTAGCCATAGGAGAATCGTATGCCCATTCTAGAAAGGCATAGCCTGGAATGGAGAATACGGTAGAAATAATGGCTGCGGACATGGCAATAAGCCCGCCCGCACCAAACATAATGCCGATCAAGAATGACACACCAATAGAGATGGTCATATTGAAAGCCTTATTCTTCTTAGCCATACGTCTCCATGCTGGAATCCTCGCAGCAAAAGATAGTTCTACTACAGTTGAAGCTATAGCTAACATAATCATAAATGATAACATTGTTTCTCCTTTTATTTTGGTTTAGAGTTTTGTGGGATTCGCCCGCAAAACATTTTTCTGTTGATAGATATATAGTTATTAATATAGAGATAGATATAGAGGGAGTACCCCCCACTGCGTGGGGCCCCCCCTTGATAGTGTAGTTACCCTTCTTTTATATGTACCCATAGAGGACTATAGGTATAAAAAAAGTGGATACCACATAGTTTTACATGCTTAATAGTCATGTAATGTATGGGTACCCACGTGAAAGGGGTCGTTGAACACTGTTTGTCCAACAAAAATCCTACTATTATAACCTGTGATAGGATGGATATGTACAAGGATAGTGGTAGAACCACCACCTAGTTCTACCACTTATCCCTGCTGAAAGTATTATTCCCTATATAGGGAGTTGTATATCATACAGACGTTTAAAGTCTCTTCTCATTGGATGGAGTGCGGATTCCGTCCCATGAGTATTGTATATGGGTCCGTCTACATCGGAGGGAGGGATGATGGTATACGAACCGGACTTCTTATGGTTGACAGTGAATCCAAGTCTTTCGATCTCTCTTAAGACTTGCTTCATTGCTTTTGATTGATGCTGTTTGGGCATCTCGTCTATACTCCTTGTTTATGTAGGGGTACTTACTTTCGTAGGTATATTATAGCATAAGCAGTTGTGTTATGCTGGGATTTGGAAATATTTTTGGGGAAAATAGTTTCTAGTTGGACTAGGATATTTGGCCTGTGGACAGGCCGGCGAAACATCAAGACTAAAAATCTATACTAAATTTTTTTTATGTTATATTATTCCCTATATATAGAGAATAGTATAACTGACGTTATGATGTTCTGATAATATCCTGTAGGGTACCCCCCCGCTTCGCGGGCCCCCCCCTTATAGAGGTCTATTTGTAAAAAAAGAAAGTAACTCAGTAGATATGGAGTTGAGTCATACCTACTGAGTTACCGATCTTTATTAGCGATGTAATGGTGATGAAGCCAAGTATTCTGCATAAGCAGAGTATCCACGTACTGACGAACCTTCATCTGGGCTACATGAGTAGCACCTGGGTTCATCGTCATAGATGATGTGATTGTCACAACTATCTACGACACATTTGTGACGGAAGATTCCGTTGGCGGGATCATTTTCTAATGACATGTTTATTTCTCCTCTTTTTGAAACATTGGATTGTTTAAGTGTTTTTCGCAGGCATACCAATGTCCACCACTACCAAGGTTAAAACCTTGAACGTTTGGGACAATTAGTTTGCCACCTGATTCTTGCCAGCATAGGCTGCAAGGATATCTTTCTTGATCTGACATATTGCTCCTTTTCTGTTTTGTTTGTACTAAAATTTTTTTTATTAGAAAGGTGTTTGCGCCACGAGTCTTACGTGGATATGCGCATTCAACTCGAAATTGTTGAATACAGCTGACAAATTTGCCGATCAGCTTCCGCAAACAAGACTTTCCCGCAGGCTACTGCTGTCACAGTAGACATTACACATGACAGTGTGTAACATCAATCCACGGTTCCACTTTAGTGTCCCTAGTTATGTGTTACCTGCAGTACTCGGTGGAGCTTTGAGGAATCGAACCTCACTGAAATGGCTTTGCACGAAGACAAGATGTCCATAATATACAATGTAGCCTGTAAAGATTACAGGTTATTGCATTATGCTTTAAACCAGATACTTGTAACCATTAGCCCCAAGGGGGTGGTATATTGGTAGCCATGTGGCTCGCATATACCAGACGAGACATAGTAAGCAGGTCGCTACCAATCCTGACGCTTCACTAAAGACAAGCGCAGCCTATCTGATCTAGCATTTCTCGGATACTTTTTCAATCAGACTTTACTAGAGTATCGTAACTTGCTCCTTTCGGGATACCTTCTCTCCAAGTTAGATAGGGTAAACGTCTACTTTTTTGTAGAGTATAGACAAACTCCAACTGTTCATTTTACCAGGGCTTACAGTCATCCCTGTAACCATATTGTATGTTCGGGCAAATCCGTTATACAATTAGGGGTGTCCGTTTTTGAATGGAACGGACAAACCATTAAGTTATTAGAACCCAGTTTTGCCATCAAGAATTGAAACTTCAGTTCCAACTGTTGATGTATTTGCAGTAGCTGAGTTAGTCCACAGATCGACTTCAACAGGATTGTTGTCGACGAGCATAGTGAAACGACCACAAGGGGCGTTTACTGGATCAAACTGATCTTTGTTCTCAAGTTTGCCATTAGGCAGTTGGACGATACGCTGTTGCGCACCTGCCCAGTTCGAGGTATATTGTTTAGCCATATCCTCAAACTTCTTGATTTGCTCTTGAGCAGACTTGATTTGTGCCTGTGACCAAGTAGAAATGTTCTTTTCGATTTCATTCTTGAGAACATTTGCTTCTTTGGTGAACTTGACGACGCGAAGGAACTGTTCAAAGACAGCATCTCCGAGATCGATAAAGCCCTGATTACGCACAGACTTGGTACGATCAACTGTACCGAGTTCGAACGAGGTGACTTCAACACCTTGTTCATGAGCGTAAGCAGCACGAATACGACCTGGGTTGATACCCTTGCCGACCATACGTGCTAGGTCATCAGTTGCTCCTGCTTGCTTGAATGCTGTAACAGCAGATTCAAATGCTTCGAAGCTTGCACCGAATTGTTGGAAGAACAAAGGCATTCCGTCAGCGAAGTTCATGCCCATGTTACGAAGGTCACGAACAAACTGCTCACGAGAATGATCTTGCTTACCAGATGCTTCTTTCACAATGGTGTGAAGAAGATCAACGATGTTCATGCGCGAACCATCAATCAAAAGATCGATGTTGAGTTTGACAGGCTTGAACATGCCAGTAGCGAGCCAATAGGCACGACCGTTGCGAGTCTGTTGCTCAAGGAGCGAGAGACGAGTCAACTTTGCGCTTTCAAGTGTGACATATGCAGGAATTTTCTTTCCAGCAATAGTGACATTGTAGCTAACTTCTTTGCCCGCAATGAGCTTGGTAGTTTTGCCGTTGGACTCAAATAACTCTGGACTATCAGCAACAATGCTGAAATCGTCGGAACTAAGTCCGAATTGACTAAGGATACTCATAAGTATATCTTTCTGTTAGGTGTTTAATGGGGATGTAATTACTTTTGATTATTTGGGATATGACATTTGTCAAGTCCCTTCTTTTTCTATGTTCACAATAGTTTTAGAATACTATTGTAAATTTTTTTGTTGAGAGCATAGCGATGTTGCTATACTCCCAACAAAGGTTTTATTACTTGATGTCAATGACGTCAGAATCTGAAGTCCGTTGTGCACCTTGATTGAAGCCGGCGACCAAGTCATCTTTTGCATTTACAAGAGCCTTCTTGGTCTTTGAGGATGCAGCTTTGCTGACTTTGACAGTCTTTGAAGGCGCATTCTTACTGACGGCTACGGTTTTGCCGAAGAGTTTTCCGGCTGTTTGTACGATTTTCATGACACTTTCTCTTTCTGTTTGTTGTTGTAGTGGTTGACTAGATTTTGGAATTCAATTGATGGAGTATGTTTGATTTCCATCTTTTGTTTTTGCATTTCTGTGCCGAATGCGTAGATGAATCCAGCAAGGAATGATCCGGCATATACTGCCATCATTACTTTTAGTGTAATTTTATTCATTTTTCTCCTTTTACTAACCCTTCTTTTTAGAAGAGATCTATTTTTTTAAAAAAAAGTTATTACCAAAGATCTATAAACTCCCTCAGGGAGCATCCTTACCATACGAAAGGGGGGTATATGGCAAGGACGCTCAACCTGGGAGGGAAGATTGGTTGCTGGGAGAGGATCATATGATCCAATCCCTTGATTCCTTCTGAGAGGAATAGCCCGCAAGAAGGCTAACCAAGAATTTACGCTCTTGGAAACGATGTTTGCTTAGGACGTTCAGCTTGTTCTTTGAGCATTTCATCAAGATGAGCTTTGCGACATGCTGAGATTGCATCTTCACGTTCATAGAAAGAAGTAGGGTTTAATGGCCCAAAGTTCTTTGTTGTGAAGAAATACTTCTTGACGCCGTGATAACGACAAACTGAAATATGTCCAATGACTTCGCTTTCAAAACGGACCTTCTGTCCATAGTTAAGACGAGCATTTGCTTTACTGACAATGAAATTAGTTAGATACAGCATAGCTATACCTAAGGCCATTCCGATTAGGATGATTCCTAATGTGTGCATTGTGTGCCTCCTTAGGGCTTTTGTTGGTGGGATTACTCCCCTTCTTTTTTGTTTGAACAATAGATTAATCTACTATTCTATTTTAAAAATTTAGAATAGATACCTAGGATCTAGGTTCTATTTTAAAAAAAGATATGACTTCACCATATTGGCGAAGCCCGCACTGGCTCAGCGATCCCGAGCGAAGCGAGGGGTCCTGAGACAGGGCGTTAAAAAATAAGGCGAGCCCACCCCAGATATTACTCTGAGGTGAGCCCGCGAAACGGACAAAGTACGGCACAAGACTCAGAACGAGTCAGTACCCAAATCTGCAGACTTCATTGCCTGCTTAGCACGAAACGCCTGAACGTAAGCCGAAGTAGATTCAGACTTAGCATAGACGACTTCGGGCAACGGGTTACCTTCTGGGGCAACAGCCGAAACTGTACCACCGAAGATGACCGAACGACGAGGGGACTTCAACCCCACAACAACGCCGTCCTTTTCGTACGACGTTTCCAACTTGGTTAGCGACGCCGATTCCGCGAGGATTTCGACGCCGGGCACAACCTGCTCTTCAACGAACGAGGTAGCCAACCAAGCAGACACCCAAACAGGGGCATCTTGGTTTTCGGGCAGAAAGACAACTTGAGTCTTTCCAGTTTTCTCGGAAACAATGCCGAGTTTAGCAACTATGAAACGCATGGTATATTCTCCTTTTGATGCGTTGGACGGATGACGGGATTGTCACCCTTCTTTTTTATTACCCAGAAGATGCTCTGGGGGGACTGCTCCCTTCTTTTTATGGAAGGAAACAACCCCTTCTTTTTGCCAGCATGCTCCCAGAGGGATTTAGAATACAGGCAAAGAGAACTGGACTAGGAACCTATCCCAATCCACGGAGGGATTTAGAATAAGTGCCTATCATAAAAAAAGAATTTAAGTGTAATGGTCTATGATAAAAAAGGAAGTCCCCGAGGATTTCTCCCCGGGAACAACCTTTCGATAACTTACTAAACTATTAACTAAGCAGCTTAGTGGGGTTGATTACAACCATGGGCTTTTGCTTGTTGCGAGCATAACCCACACAGTTTCCCGTGCCACCAGACGTGCCATCCCAAATAGCAACCACACTGTCAGCGTGATCTACCATCCAGATGTTCCTGTCCTGCATGACCTTTGCCGTGGTGTATTCACCATTGTAGACGTATATAACACCGTCTTCAATAGTTTCACCGTCGCTAGCAAGAGTACGAGCTAGATCTGCATCTGCAAATCCGCACATCTTCTTGTAGGTCAACTTGCTTTCAGCAGGCCATTTAATGTCCTGATTTCGGCAAGGTGCTGCAATCATGAACCGAAGACCCATCTTATGAGCCTCCCGTGCTGCATCGGTATCAACGCCAAGAGCGCCTCCACTGATGACAACCACTTCATGTGTCTCACCATACTTGGCCACTGCTCGTGCAAGAGCGTTGTTAATGGCTTCAGTAACAGCAACACGCATTGGTGTCTTTGCATTGTATCCCCCAATTTTGTTGGGGCGATGACCTGTAAAGGCTACCTTATACAATGGTTTGTCCATAGCACTTTCCTCCTCATTTCGGGGATCTGGACCCTCTCCGATCCACAGCATTTCTTGCGTCACTTTGGTGCCCCAGCATTTTGTGCAGTGGCTCCAATGATTAACTATCTCCCATTCAAGGCCTATGTTTTTGCCTCCAATAGCAGATGGTTCTGTCATTTCGTGATCACACCCTTCTTTGAATGGTTTGTACATGATCATTCCTTTCGTTTGTGGACTGACCCGAATAGTCTATCCTCAAAGAAAGAAGTCCCTCCTACACTTGATGTGTAGTGGGACTTCAGTCTTCTTCAGCTCACTCCTGGTCGAAGAGTGTGGGCTGGCTGTCTCGAAGGTTCTTGAGATTGCGCTTGTCAGACGCCTTCTTCTTACCTTCGGAATTCCGCTGCAACCATGTCTCGTAACAGCTGGCGCAAAGGAGCATCTTGTAGGGGTAAGCGACGAATCGCCCATTGCCCTTGAAGATGAAACCTTCGCAACCATCTGCCCTGAGACCGCAGTGCTGATTGTGATGGTTGTAAGCCATGATCAGCGATGCTGCTCGCAGGTGTTGCGGAATGCAATGGCATCGGCCTTGGTCATCTCGACCTTGTGGCTTGCCTTGCCCCAACCACAGGTAACCATGACTTTCTTGTCAAGGTCAGTAATAACTGCAGTAGGACGAGCTGTCCACTTGGTGTTGACGACGGTCACGCCAAAGCATGCGCGCACTTCTTGAACAGTGCTGTGCTTGCCACTGCAATTACCGCAGGCAATGCCCTTGGTCTGTGCTGGCGTTGGTGCCGGTGCCATCTCGACAGCAGCTTTCACCACGGGCTTTGAACCCTTGATGAAGACTGCTTTGCCATTGATGACCGTGTACTGACGGCCATCCTTTGCTGTCTTGATTGCTTCCATTTTTGTGCCTCCTTGGCTGATTCCATTTGTCAAGGTTGGAATTCCTGTCAGGATTTAGCTCCTGCAGCGTCACCCATACTTTATAGAGCGCTCAGGTTCTGCGCTTGAGGCTAGTGAACTATCCTCAAAAAAAGGAGGTTGCCAGGAATTTCTTCCCAACAACCTCCTCATTTAGCGGTCTTTTTAATCCCACAGGTACTGCTTTCAATGTCGCAGACGAGAGCTACCTCGTTCATAGCAAATTAATTTTATAAGGGTAGCCCCCAGGAAACAGTATTTCTACTGAATCCCAGGGGCATCCTTCTTCCAGTTAGTTATGTAAACCTAACTAGGATGTTCTCCTATCTCAAGGAGTACTGCGTCAGCTCCCTATGTCCTCAATAATCGGACTTGCTGATGCGGGCAACCATGAATAGGTTCCGTCTTGAACACGCTTGAGAGCACGCACATAGAACATGTACGGTTGCATTTCGCTCTTAGCGTTGAACGAGAACAGCCACTGATCATGGTTTGCTCCTGGCGTTTGAGCCTTCGCGAGGATGGCTTGGTGTGCCAAACGCAAGATCTTACGATCAGTACGTTCTTTACCATGCTCTTCATCGCTCTTGGTCATCAGCTCTACGAAGTAATCACACCAGGTGAGACTACTGTTTCGAGCTGCTTGATGAACCTCTTTGATCTTCTGGAGTTCCCTCCAAGCGTTTGCGCGCTCTTCTGGAGTCCAGTTGATGTTTGCCAGCACTTCGGGCATAACGACTTGACTATTCAGCCAATCCGTCATTTCCTTAATGTACTGACGCACAAGGTTCTCACGCTCCTTATGGAGTGTGACCCAAGGCGATACTTCCTCGGATGAGGTTTCCCATAACTCTGCCAACGGTGCTGGCATCCGGGTCATGAACCAGAAGCGGTCCATTTCCCAGTTGAGCTTTTCGCCCATTGTGGTGAATGTGTTGTCGATCCATTGCTTGATCAACTGCACATCCTCCAGAGAAGCTTGCCCCTGCTGAAGAACATCAACGATGTCTTCGTTAGTTGCAACCAACTCCTCAATGGGCTTCCCGAACTGAGCGTACCAGATCATCTTTGGGATGACCGTTCCGCCCATTCCTGGTGGAAAAGCCTGTGATGCAAGCCGAACAGCCGACTCATCCTCCAGCGAGAACACGTCACCACGCTTACGTGGATTAGTGATCGCCGGAAGAGATCCGATGTTCAGATGCTTCTTCAGCTTTGTGAACTGCGGAACCTTACTAGATAGTTCCTGCAGATCCACCAGCGGGGGCTCAGCACCATAGTCGTGGAATATTGGTCCGGTTTCGTTGAGTGGAATCATCGCATACTCACCGAAATCATTCGGATTGCGCATGACAATTCCCATCAACTTGACCTTGCCCTGTTTGTCTGATACTCGGCGCACATGCACCTTTACAGTATCATCCAAGTCAGGACCTCCCCAGTTCTCAAAGTTATCCTTCAAGAACTGGCCAGGTACCACGAAGCTGTGGGTAGCCTCATGGAAGAAGCCTTCGTTACCAGTGGGCATCTTAAACCCACCGATTTCGAGGACTTCCTTGGTATAGATGTGAGCGGCATAAGCCCACGACACTGGAAACCAGTGACGAGACTTGTCCATCCACACCTCACCCTGACGATTGTCGCCCAACAGCTGCTTTCGCAAACCATTGACCGAGAGGAACATCAGGGTTTGACTGGCGTGTAGAGGTACACCCAACTTACTAAGTTGAGCAACCGCATGCTGAATCCTGCCAACTAGGCCACGATCCTTTGCATACTTTACCTCCGACTCTTCATGTAGGATAGACCCACTGCTTTCAGCGAGTTTCTCCATCCATTCAGAGCGTTTGCCAGCCACCAAGTCCTCCTTGAATTGCTTCAAAGAGGATTCCAGGCATGCCAGGAGTGAGTCGTGGTCATACAGACCCTTAACATCCCAGTAAATGGAATGTGTCAGATCGTCAGACTTCACTGGAATCGTCCCGTAAGACGGCTCCAATGTGACCCATTGCCACCCAGTGGTTCGGATCTCAGCCTTGATATTCGGCGCAAACGTCCGAACTTCGTAGCCTTGCATCTGCTTACGAGGAGTGATCACGGCATTGCCTTTGATCTCTCCAAGCGCGCAGAGCATCCGGAACTGCACAACGACAAGACTGCCATTGCGAATGTTCCAGATCATCCGAGCCCGCCAAGCACGTGTTGCCGAAGTATTCGACTTCACGCACTTGATTGCGAGCCCACGGGTGATGAACGTCGCACCGTCCACATATTCGTCAGGCATGCCCAACGCTTTGTGATCGATGACGTCAACCTCAAGGGCTTTGTCCTCGGGTATGTAGAGCCACATGCACGACATGCGCACGAGTTCTACTAACCTCTTGCTCATCTTCTTGGAGTTAGCGATCAGAAGACCGATTTCCTTGAAGCTAGCAAGCCAGCCATTGTTGCCCTTAATGCGCAACATGTACTGGTCCGAGGAGTTGCTCCAACGAATTACTTCGCTAGAGAACAGCTCCTTATTGGTGACGGCAGGTGCGCTTTCCAACGATCCAACCTTACGGCTGAACAGCTTACGCACCTCGACGCGGTACCGACCTGCCCAGAAGTGCTCCAGGAACGCGGGGACATATTGTCCTCCCTGAAACTCTTCTTTGACGGTGGTACCCGGGACATGGTCTGCACCAGTCAGCAGCCGAAGCCACCTTCCAGCGAGGACCACAATGCCATGGAAATATGACATCTCTCCCTCCCTTTCTGTGTGCTTTTCTACAGAGCACATACTGTTGGCCCTGGCGTGGAACCTTACGTGTGACTAAAGGCCAATGGCCTATCGTCAAAAAAAGGAATCTAAGGTCAGTAAGCAATACTCCTAGGCGGGGGGTAGAGAAGGGTCTATTATTACTAAATGGTAGGATTCTCCATAAACAATGGAATATCCCACCGTTTCAACAACGGTGATATTCATTACATTTCTACCTCCTGTTTAAGGGCCAACGATCTATCGGCAAAAAAAGGAAGTCCCCAGGGATTTCTCCCCAGGGACGACCTTCTTTTACTTACTTATTCATTGACTATTACTATTGTGCGTCGTCAATGTCCAACTCGCAAATAGGACAGATAAGATCCTTTCCTATAAATGAGTCACATATTTGACTTCCTTGAGAGACCAAGACAGCACTGCATGACTTGCATGCAATCTTATCCATCTCCCAATCGAGGATATTAAAATATCCTAGAGTTGGTTTATGTTTCATAGTTTGCTGACCTCCATCAGCTGGTGAGATTGACCGGCGGTCTATCCTCAAAAAAAGGAAGTTCCCGGGAAATATCTCCCGAGAACCTCCTTCTTTAGTGAATTATATAAGTATGTATAGGATCACTACTCCTTGGTGTGAGCATTGCTCAATTGTCTAACGCATCCGATATGTCCACACCTGATGCGTCTGCAGCTGTCCACATCCATGTACGCGCCGTGTCCTTCCACTTTTCTAATTCAGCTTCCAGTTCTTGACACCTCAAACATGTATGGGCTACATCCGTAGCAAGCTCCGAATCTTGGAGATCCGGAGTCCACATGGAGTTTTCCTCCCATGGTCCTTTTGACATGATTACCTTTCTTACTAACTTTTTACAACAGTGTTAGTTGACTGTAGCTAGAGGCCTAGCGCCTATGCCAAAAAAAGGAAGTTCCCGAGGACCGAAATCCCCGGGAACAAACCTTCTACTAACTTACTTTCCTATTTGCGTCGGATTTCTCCGATGATCACCGTAACAACGAACACAGTGATGATTACGATGCCCGCTGCTGCAAGCACCCCGGATAGTGACCAGGACACTACATCCTGACACATTCCTTCTGCACATTCGTATGTTTGACTCATAACAATTCCCCTTTCAAGAGAATGAGCTAGGGGCCTTTCCCCTATCCTCAAAAAAAGAAGTTCCCGAGGACCGAAATCCCCGGGAACAACTTCTTCTATGGTGCGTCTTTGCTAGTATGCAAGGTAAGACGCTACCCTTTGTCTAGCCACTACGCTAAGGTAATGACTGGACGGATTGCAACACCATGAAGGCGTCGCGATCCATCCTCAAAGTCCTCAAACAGGACGATGGTTTGACCATCCTGTTCACTGACCTTGGGAGGTGTAACTGATCCATAGTAGTGGACCAGCTCACCTTGTTGGCTGAAAACACGACAATACGTCATGCTTCCTCCAACCTGGAACACCAGGTCATTACCCCTGAGTGTCCGATACGTGTACGTACCTCTTTCCATGGTTTCCTTTCTTGGACTGATCCCATTGATCTATCCTCAAAAAAAGAAGTTTCCCCCAAGGCAAATGCCCCAGGGGAAACAACCTTCTTCTTTATTAAAGAGGTGGACCATCACCCCCTTTTAATTAGGCTTCTTCTTTGTTGAAGAAACCCTTAACTTCAGACCAGTCAATGGTCCGGGTCTTAATGATGAATCCAATGCCAAAACCAATGGCGATAAGGATCAGCATTCCCCAGTTAACGATACTGAAGAGGAGGCCCAAGAGCATCCAAACAAACTTGCTTGGCAAGCGCAATGCTGCCATTGTCAAGTCGGTTGTTGGCTCCAATACCAACAACACTGCAACAATTGCAGCCACAATGAATGTGACCTTCTTACTGATGAATGACAACATGATTCCTCCTAGAAACATGCCTTTGTTCAACTTAACGTATTGAACGTGATTATTACGAATGGTAAAACCATCTTCCATGTCTACCTTTTGGCGGGAGGTGAACCCGTTGGCCCATGGCGAACCTTACTAAAGGACAATGACCTATCCTCAAAAAAGGAAGTTCCCCAGAATCATAAGATCCTGAGGAACCACCTTCTCCATACCTACCCTACTAGGTATGTATAATAACTAAGCGCTGTGTACCTCGTTGTACCAGTACCAAATACCCATGTTATAGTCATACTTCATGACACTAACTATGAGTACCATGCGGTTATTGTACTGGCTGTTGAACCATGCAGTGTTAGTATGCACATGTCCGAACCGTTGTACGTCTGTACTGTCTGCACCAGGTAGGGTTGACTTAACCCAGATTTCATTACCCGTGTGTGCGCAGTACATAGCTACTGTCTCCTTACGCATGGGTAACATGTTCCCCTCACTATCTACTGCATACTTTCCTATAACATCAAACATTGATGTAATCATTATATTCTCCTTTGATACTACGTTTCATTGACGGCGATAACGTATTCACCTATGCTGTCCTTTTATGCTGGATACCTGCACCATACGTAGGGGTATGGACGACCGCTTATTGTCGTTTATTACTAGAGCATATGACCCCATGGGGGGGTGGGCACGTTAAAAAATTAAGGTACACACATATACTCACTATCACCACCCCATAAATTTTCCCTAGTTTTTACCTTAATAAGTTTATATATGTTTATATATCCTCGAGATTAGAAACAAATGACCCTCGAGATTAGAAAAGCCCGCAACACCTGAAAACCATTTCAGTCCAAAAATTTTTCCCTAATAATTTTTCCCATATAGAGATTCGCCCCAAAAAATTTGAAATATTTTCTAACATAGGTTGACAGAGACGCCGTGTAGTAGATATAGTTCAAGACGTTCCCAATAGGGAATGATTCACACACAGCATCCCATGCTTACAATCACAAAGGAACAATCATGAAATCATTTATGGACTGCCCACACTGTGGTACAGAATATATTGTCAATGAAGACCTCTCAGGAGCCAATACAAGATGCCCTGACTGTTTCCAATGGGTAAACCCCTTCGGAGGCATGGCTAATACAAACTTTGCAATGACTGTAAAGGACTATGGTTCCTCATATGGAAACCAAGTGTGGGAAGAGCTAGGCTACGAATCCGGTTATGATTACTAATAGCACCCTGTGATAAAAACAAAAAGAGGTGTTACCCTTTAGGGGGTAGCACCTCTTTTGTATATATCTTATTTATTCCGGGCGAAATCTACTCAAACTCCGTGGGATCGATGGTGATTGTTGTCAGGCTTTCGTCTTCTGATATTTCGCGTACGATGTCTTCAACATCACGTTCCGATAGTTCGCCAATACTTTCAATCATCTGCCATTCTTCGACTGAGAAGATGGTAAAGATCATGAACCCATTAGGATCGGCATGGATGGTGACGACACGCTGAGTGTTGTCATCTTCTAGGTCATAGACAAAGTTGATCATGTTGCCATTTCGCTTCATGGACGAACCTGAAAAGAACTCTAATATTCTACGTATAAATTCCATCTACAGCATTCTTTCTTAAAGATGAGATACTGTAATAGTACTGGTTATTTCAGTTCGGCAAACAAACGCGAGAACTCGAGATAGAGGCGTAAGCTATTTGTCATCGTTCTCAAAAAAATTTCCGTCGTAAAGAGAAGGCTGTGTATTTTCAAAAAAATTTTCATTCGGTTCGTCCCAGCAGTCACCACAGTCACGGCACTTGATGGAGTAGTATGGGATATTTACCTTGTCTTTTAATTCAAGAACAATAAAGTTAGGCGGGAAGCTGCAGTCCTCGCAAGATATTGGAATAAAACTCATTAGCCTTTGATCACACCTACAATATCAGGAGAAGCCTTTAACTTCTCAATAGCGTTATCTCTACCTTGGGCAAAGTTCTCGCCATTATAGTAGACCCATGCGCCCTTTTGGGTAAAGATACCCTTGTCGATTCCGATGTCAAAGATACATCCGTACTCGTCGATACCCTGAGCATAGATGATGTCGAACTCTACGATTTTCATTGGGGGTGCCATCTTATTCTTAATAACCTTAGCTTTGACTTTGACGCCAACTGGATTTCCGGCCTTGTCCTTAAGATCTTCTTTTTTGCGGACGTCAATTCGGACTGAAGCATAGAACTTCAATGACATTCCACCAGGAGTAGTCTCTGGGTTACCAAACATGATTCCAATTTTGTTGCGGAGCTGGTTAATGAATATAATAAGAGTGTTGTGCTGGGCAGCGAGTCCAGTAAGCTTACGCATAGCTTTAGCCATCATACGGGCCTGCAAGCCCATGTGAGCTTGTTCCATTTCGCCATCGAGCTCAGCTTTAGGAACTAATGCTGCAACTGAGTCAATGACGATGACGCCAATTTCCCCTGTGCGCAGGAGTCTGTCAGCAATGTCGAAGCCTTGCTCGCCATAATCAGGTTGAGCCAGTAGAAGGTTGTCTAGATCGATTCCTACGGCTTGCATGTAGACTGGGTCTAAAGCATGCTCAGCGTCGATGTAGGCGCACGTGAGGCCCATCTGCTGGGCCTTGGCTACTGTTGCTAGAGCGAGAGTAGACTTACCTGATGACTCAGGTCCATAGATTTCTACTACGCGCCCGCGCGGGAAACCACCAATTCCAAGTGCACTATCCAAAGTAAGTGCTCCAGTGGAGATTGAGTCCCATGGTTTGATATTAGTTGAGCCGAGTCTAACGACTGATCCAGCTCCGTATTGACGTTGAAGTTGTGCGATTGCGAGTTCTAATACTTTTGATTCTTCTTTATCAATAACTTTTTTAGCTGCGGGAATAAGAATCTCGCCAGTCTCCATATCGAATTCATCAGTCATAGAATAATCTTCCTTGTTCTTCATGCATCGTCTGCAGGTTCTTAGAGTATACAACAATGTTCTTGACATCTTGCTTGAATTGAACAATTTTTTTCATAAGTTCTTTATCAACAAACTTGATAACTTCTACATCCGTTGAATAAAAATCATAAAGATCTTTTTCGATTAAGTCGAGCATTGAGATTGAGTTTTCACGTAAGACTATTAATGCGCGATTCACTTCTTTGATGTCCACTGGTTTTGGTGTTTTATTAGGAATAGAATTTGTTTCGTTATGCTGGGGGTATTCCACCTGGTAATAACCTTTCAATAATGGTATAATTGATATATATATTATATCTTAAGGAGATTGAATGAGCAAGTCGCAAGAACAACAAAAAGAAGAATTTCAGTTGGCGTTGTACTTATTAAATAAAAGATTTAATAGACCAATTGACCTAATTAAGTACTGGTCTTTCGCAGGGCCGTGCATAGAAGATCATCCTAGCATAGAAGATTACAAGAAAAATGACTGAGGCTAGACACGACTTGATTTCGTGTGATAAGCTAGCCATAACCCCCCCTTCCCCCCTTCCCCCCTTTACTATATACTTATATGTTAACATATAATAATATATTCTTATATGTTAATATATAATAATATTATCCTATATACTTATATGTGCAAGATAAAAGAAAGAAGTTGCTAATGCAGATATACCAAATCTTTGTACCCGAGTTGCACGCTAACGTAAAATTTAAAATCATTCCCACTGAAGATGTAGAAGCATTTGTCATTAAACATAAAAAAAGCAAAGATCTTCGCAAGCAAGTTTTACAGTATGTAGTTTTTAATTTAAATACTGATGTTGCGTCTTCGTTAAACGCAATGTCTCGTACAGCCGCAGAAAGAGCTCTCGAAGCAATCTACGCAGGATGTGTTATGCTTAATCCTGGTTTAGATATCGATTACTGGGTGAGCATCGCTTATTCGACTGCCCCATTAGAGATTTCTCCTGAGGATGAAGATTATGATCTTAATGAAGTAAAGAAATTTTTACAAGAAGCCCAAAGAAATGTTAAAAGAAAAACAGTCAAAGAGGTTATTCCAAAGAATAAAAAGATTCCAAAACAAAAGTTTTTAGGATTAGAGGGATTCTTGAAATCAAATGTGATAGGTCAGGATCAGGCAATAGAAGAAATAGTTTCAGCTTTATTTAGATCACAGGCTGATTTGCATGATTCCAATAGACCATTAGGAGTATTCTTATTTGCGGGTTCTTCCGGTGTTGGAAAAACACACTTAGCAAACATGCTGAATAATTATATGTTTGGTGGCGACTCTCAGATAGTAAGAATGGACTGTGGAGAGTTCCAGCATAAGCATGAGAACCAAAAGCTATTAGGTTCTCCTCCAGGTTACATCGGTCACGACGAAGGCGGGCAGTTAACTAATCAAGTTAAGAAAAATCCTTACTCAGTTGTTTTAATAGATGAAGTTGAAAAGGCACATCAAGATATTTGGAATACATTCTTGAGAATATTTGATGAGGGAATAGTTACAGATAATAAAGGTGAACCAGTAGATTTTAGAAATACAATCATTATCATGACAACCAATTTAGGCAATGAGAAAACAGTTGATAATTTAATTTCTACTGGAACAGGATTTGCTAGAAGCATTGTCTTTGAGCGTCAGACTTCAGAGATACCAGTTAGATCTATCGTGGAAAGAAATACCCATCAAGCGATTGATAAATATTTCAGACCAGAGTTTATTAATAGAATAGATAAAATAGTTGTTTTTAATCACTTGAATCGACAGGATTGCGAAAAGATAGCTGAATTAGAGATGTCTGTGATTGCGGATAAGCTCTCCAAAAAGGGAATCTCTGTCTCCTATACTGATAACGTGATTGATGGTCTCATTGAACGTGGAATCGATACCATCAAAGGTGCTCGTGGCATAGCTCAAGTAAGAAGAGATGTTATAGAAACACCTTTAGCGAAAACAATTGTGCATAGCAACGTACCTAAAGGTACTATATTCCATATCGACTATGTTAATAAAAGCTTTACTTTTGACATGCAAAAACCAATAAAAAGAATACGATCTCAAACATCTTAATAGGAGAATTACTATGCCACTTAAAAAAAGTCCAACAGGTTGGCTAAAGCAAACTTATCACGCAAAGGCTTCAAAAATGACGTCTAAGGGAATGACTGACGCAGCCTCAGGCGCCTCATCAGGAGTTAGATCCTTTGCTAAAAATAGCAGAATGGCGCAGTACGCTATGAAGCATCCCGGAAGAGCTGGAGCTATGGGCTTAGGCGCTGCTTCTCTTGGAGGATATGCGATGAAGGGCCGTAGGGGTCGTGGTACAGATAAATTTGCAGGTGGTAGACCTACCGGAATGTACGGGAGATAATTATGGCAGCTTATGGCGAAATATTTAGTAGACTAGCTGAAAGAGTCCCAGGTATGGGGGTAGGAAGAGCTACTGCTTTTATCGAAAGAGGATCAAGAGGTGCTGGAAAATTAGGTAGAATGGCCGAAAAAAGGATGGCAACAACTGCTAGTACAGCTAGATACAGTGCTGAGTTTGCTGCAAAACATAAAGCAGCAACTATTTCTCTAAGACAAGCACAAGTTGGAATGAGATACGCAGGTGGTGCAGTTGGAATTGCCGGAGCAATGGCCATGAGACCTAATTCTAATCAATCTCGTACATCATATCGTGGACCGATGCAAACCGGTAGAGGCGTAGGCAGGTTCGCATAATGGGTTGGAAAAATACTATAGGAAAAGCCTTAATGATGGATTCGGAAAGAGCTGTAAAGTACCTGGGATCAGGAGCAAAAGGCGCAGAAAAAATAAAAAATGCAGCAGCACTAGCTGGCAAAGGTCATAATGAAATGATTAGAGCTAGACAAATGCAAGTGGGTGCTAGGTACGCTATGGGTGGTGGAGCTGTCGGAGGAATGATGATGGCTAATAAAAGAAGAGCCGGTGCGATAAATCCAGTGTCTACTCCTAAGGGGTCTGGAAGATACGTTTAATTAAAAAGAAAGATGTAGTATGTTATGAATGATTGGAAAAAATTTACAGATGTTAATGGTGATTTTCAGCTAGCTAATTTTTTATATAAAAGTATTAATGATCTCATGAAACATTCCTTAGATATGGGAACATTATTATCAAGTGATTCCCATAAATTGAGGGCCTATAAAGAACAGACTAAAAAGTTATTTAAAAACAAATGGTTTGAAATAGCTCAGTCTTTAGAATTTTTTGATATTATAGAAAAATGCATCTGTTATAATGAAGTCCAAGAAACTTATTGTGAAGTATGCAAAGGCGCAAGATATAAATTATCTTCGTATTTAAACTCTGATGAAATTAGAGAAATTGGAATTTTTTTTAATGCGGCACAGAACGCAGACCTCGCAGGCAAACTGCAAAAAGGTTTAATGAAAGCCTTGGATGAATTGTCCTAGATGTGACAAAAAAACTGAAACAGTTAGCGAATATTATGATTTCAAAAGTGACTGTTTAGTTCGCGATGATTATTGTTCTCATTGCAAGAGTGTCACTATACAAAGGTTTTATTCAGATAGTTCCTATAGTACCGAATGGATTGATTTAAATGTCTAATATAGAAAAAGCAAGTAAAAGTGATTTCCTGAAACAGTTTGAGTCTTTACGACCAGATCTTTTTTTTCCTGAAACATGGACTGATGATGAAAAAAATAGGGCAGTTGAATTAGTTCGTCCGCAAAAAACTAGGACTTCAATGTTCTCCTCCATCCCCATGAACTGCGAAGCAACTAAGTGTACATTCGCAGATACATGCCCGCTACTCAAGGAGAATCTTGCACCTAAGGGTAATCCATGTCCTATCGAAATGTCAATAGTTGCCCAGTTCACAGCAGAATACATGGAACAACTTGATGTACAAGCTGATAACTTAGTTGAAGTATCTATGATTAGAGATCTAGTGGATCAAGAAGTTCAATACATTCGTAAAACTAAATTACTTGCAAAAGAACATTTCATTCAAGAAAACATTATTGGCATTGACCATCAGGGCCAACCAATCATCAAAAAAGAACTTCACTTAGCCGTAGAATTAGAAGATCGTTTGCATAAGCGTAGAAAAGATTTGCGCAATCAACTATTGGCAACTAGAGAAGCTAAGGCAAAAATTGGGCAGACTCAACTTGATACAGCTCAAGCAATTTCAGACATTATTCATAAAGTTCAGCATATTGAGATCGAAAGAGAAAAGCTTATTAAGAAGAAGCTTGGTACTTATGAAAAAGATGATTACATCACAATAGAAGAAGATAAAGATAGCTGATGTCTGTTCTAAGAGGAGGGATTTCAAATAGGCAACGCTTAGTAAAAAGCATGGGCGAAATTGCCCAAGTTAAAAATAGAAAAGGTACAATAACTGCTAATTCATATTTTCAACAAAGAGCAATTTCAGCTGACTCTTTAGAAGAAATTTTTGGAACACAACAAGATTTTCTTGGAAGATATGCAAAGTTTGAAAAAGATTATCATTTAGCTTTGAGTAATAAACTTAACCACGCAAAAGGTTTAAAAGTAAATGCTCAGTTAATGGAAAAGCAAGGTAAGATAGATTTAACTGTATTAAATAGAGACGTAGCAGATCGACTATATAAGCAGTACAGAGATGATGTTCTGAGAATGGGTCATCTTATTCAAAAAGAAGGTCTACCATCCGCAGAAATGCCAAGTTCAAACTTATATCGTAAAGCTTATAAATTTGAAGTTAACCAACTAAGAAGTACAAAAACAGGTGAACTTCATCCCATGCAAATCCTTTTAAATAGAATGATGCTTAACTTTAATCCTGATGCAAAAGGATTGGATGCGTTAAATGTTGGAAGACAAAGTATTTTATCTCATGGCACAGTAAAAGATCTGTTTGAAAATGCTAATGTTAATGGACCATCTAAAATTTTCGGATCGGCTCCAACACAAGGCAAAAAATTAAAGATACTTACATTTGACGTTGAAACTACAGGAGTTACTGAATTCTCAAATGTTAGATCTATGTCCATGGCTGAAATGACCATGGATCATACTGGAAAAATAAGCATGCCAGAAACATTAAGGGATCCAATAACTAAATTAAAGGATTTTCAGTATGCGTTTAAATCACCTCAAACGGCAGGGCTGAGGGTAACTACAATGAATGATGGAGTTCGTCCATTGAGTGAATTCCTAGCAAAAGCAGAAGGTATTCCCTTGTCTGAAATGGGTGAAGGTGGAAAAAATTATCTAGATGCAACTGAAAGATTTTTCAACAAATTATTAGAAGCAGACAGAGTTGCTGGACATAATATAAATTTTGACATTGACAAAATGATTGATACCGCAATAAAACAAGAAGGTTTTGCGCAACACACGGGAATAAATAAAGCTTTTACCGAATTTGCAAAGAGAAGAGCCCAAGGAAATTATGTGATAGATACCTTGGAGGCTACTCGATCACATCTTCAGGGTCAGGTTCAAGAACTCGTTGATGCCGGAAAGTATGCCGACATAAGCGAAAGATCTAAGGCATTTGTTAATAATTTATTTTCTCATGAGATTTTAGCAAGAACCCATATTGGAGGATCTGCATCATACGGTAGCGTTGAAAACATCGCATTGAATACTAATTTATTCGAACTAATAGAAAAAGATGGACAGGCAAACAATTTATTTGATTTGATAACTAAGGGTTCTCACATTGCTGAAACAGACGTTCATTTACAGTCCCATATAGCTAGATATGTTCAAAATGGAGAATTAAAAATACAAGCAATGGCTGAGCATGAAGCTAGCAGTTTGACTACACAACAAGCAATGGCAAAAGGATTGAAGAAAAGTGAATTTGGTACATTTGCCAGATCAAAAATTCTACAGTCTTCCGCTATAACTCCAACAACCAATATAGCCAGCGTTGAACACATGTCTCAGAATGTTTTTAATTATTTAACTACAGCAGAAGGTAAAAAGGGAATATCACTTTCATTATCTGCGGAAGATATTAATCAGAGAGTGGGCGCCAATGTAATTAGCGCAACTGATATGACCAAGAAAGGTATTCTGGAATATACTAAAGGCGATAACGGAATGGGATATCATTTTATCACTGGTGAAGGAAAGCAACTGGTGGATGAAACTCACGCTGGAAATGTTATTGATCAAATACTTAAATCTGCAAGATCAAGAACAAATTTAGGTGATCTTGTTGTTGGAGGGGTAAAACATACTGGCGTAAGAAATTTAGCAGCAGAGGCAATTGTTGACACAAGCATTAGCATTCAAAGAGCTTCAAAAGCTGATGAATTAATTCATATCTCAAGGTCAATGCAAGCCGTAAATGCAAATAGCATGACAGCTAAAGATCTAACTGAAACATTCGGTACTACTTATCGAGAATTTGGTACGGGGCTATCCTATGGAGACCAAATGAGACTCGCGCGAGGTAAGGCCCCAATACAGTCAGTATTTCAATCGGGGTTAAATGATTACAGTTTAAAGCAGGCATCCGATGTAGCAAACGCATTTGCTAAAGTTGGTGACCCATACGCACATATTTTATCTATGGATGACAGAGCATATTCTACAATTATGGCAAATGCAACTGCTAAAATTGGACATGAGGCAAATCGTGCAGGCGCAGCAGCTGGATATACTGCAGAACACATTGCCCACTCTGCTAAATCTAATTTAACAGCAGAATTAGGAATGACATTTTTTCATTCTCAAAAAGAAGTAAAACTTTTAAATGCTCTAGACTCAACTACTGAAATTCCAAAAATGATGTTGCCTCCAGAAATCTTACAAGAAGCATTCAGTAGAACGCAAGCTTCTTTAGGGAAAACCGAAACAACAATTGCGCATACTGGTCTTTCAATAGCCAGAAGGCAAGAGGGTGATACTGTAAATGCGGTATGGTTAGCAGATAGACAAATGGTTCATGATGAAACTAAAATTTTTAGTGGACATCTTCTTGACATTATGGGGGATAAAAATGAAGTTTCAAGAATAACAGGGGTAAAAGAAGCAGATTTTAATGCGTCTATTACTGAAGCGATTAATAATGTAAACGCAGCAAAAAATACTAGCCAAGGACTAACGCCTCATATTGAGTCCATGACTGAAGGGATAATGGATAAAGGAATTATTTTTGGTCACGCAGGCGATGCTTCAGCTGAAATAATATCAAGCCTTGAACAATCTGGAACTCCAATATCTAACGACGTTCTTCTTAATATCAGAACTGGATCAATAGCAACAACTGGGCATACCTCTGATGTTGTAGTTATCAATAATTATATGGATAGAAAAGCAGTAGACATTGCTGGTAAAACAAAAGATTTAGAGAAAGCAGAAGAAGTTATAGTAGATAAAAGCGGAGCTAAATTATCTCGATCAGTTAAAAATGCAAATGAAATAGCTGAAATAATGGGTTCTGATAAATCTACTAATTTAGCAATAACAAAAAATATTCGTCGAGGTAAATCTGGTCTTGAAATCAATAAAATGGCAGAGTTCTACGCATCCCATAAAGCAAAATTGGGATATGGCGCTTTAGGAGTGGGTGTAGCTGCAGCTGGTTACTATATGTATAAGAAACATAGAGAAAGACAACTGTACAACGAAACGCTAGATAGGCAGCCTACTGAAAGGGCAATTACTACAGATCAAATGGAAGATTCAAGTAGGGCATTCAGCCAAGTTTCTTCTTTTAGAAAAGATCCATTAGCTACCGCTGGAGTTGTAGGAAATCTAGATCGAGCAAAAATTGGCCATACTCAAATGGGCCCAAATAAATATAATCATCTTTTTGGAGGATAATTAAATGCCAGGCATGGGAATATTAGAATCATTAGGTAGAGGAGTTTCTCATCTTGGTTCACGTAAAGGATCTTTATTAGCAATTGGCGCAGTCGCCGGATTAGCTGGTTTTGCAAAGAAAGCTGGACCAGCTGCACGTGATGCAGTGTTAGATGTTGGCTTAGGCGATCCTAATGCAGATCGATATTTTACTGGATCTAAGTTTTCTGGAAGATCACTATTGGGCGCTGGTATTGGTGGCAATTTGGGTACTGCTGTCCAAATGACTAATCCTGGAGATTTCATGAGAACACATCCAATGATTCCAGGGCCCGTACCTACGGGATTAGCTGGCGGATTTGCTGGAGGGGTTTTAGGTACAATGGCTGGGGGTATTATGGGAGCTAAAAAAGGAGTTGGAGGAATGTTTGCGGGCGCATTTGCTGGAGCAGCCTTAGGTGCAGGGGTGGGAACAATAGCCGGAATGGCAGTTCCCGCAGCTGCAGCAATGCATTATATGAAATCAGATAATCCAGACTTTTTTTCAAACTCTCCATATTCACAAAAGGGAACTAGACAGATGATGAATGACTTAGGCGCATCTGGAGATGTAGTTCTCGGAATGCATAACTCCAGAAGAGGCTATTAACAATGGCAGTCATGAGAGAGCAAGTAATGCAAGAAGCTATGGACATGTCTGGCGTTCAAGCACCATTAGCTATGCGAATGATGGAAAATATTCCAGGTATTGCTACTTCAGTAGGATTCAGCACTGCAAGAGGAACTAATACCTTAATGCGTGGCGGATTCATGGACTATAAATATGCAAAAGGCTCACGCATGGCTAGTAAATTTAGGCTTATGGATGAAGCTGGTGTACTTTCCGAAAGAAGTGCAGCTAACTTCATAGGTGGAGGAAGAATAGCTGGTGGAAGAGGCATACTAGGTAGGAGAGCTGCTAGATTAAGTACCGAAAGCACTAAAGTTGGTAGAATTAGTAAACTTGTTGGAGCAGAATCTGTAGAAAAAGCTGGATGGCTACGTGGTGCTAGAGTTAATAACATCACAATGAGACCTAGAGCCTTAGGTAGATTCCACTCATTAAGCGTCTTCAAAGAAAGTGGTACATATACCCCATTCGGTGCAGCCCATATAATGGGTAATAGTAAATTTGGTAGAAAAATTGCAGCAAATGCAGGAGTCGACCCTGCTGCCGGAGGATCTGCATTTGGTCCAGGCCTACTTTCTTTCATCACAGCTGGTAGAAAAACAGACCTACTAGAAAGAAGTGGTTCTAGAAGAGCCGCTAAAAAATTAGCAACGGTAGATAGAAATATTGGAAGTTTAGCTAAAATGAATAATCCGGGCATTGTTGAAGAATTAAAAATGGGAAGGTTTTTGAAAAAAGATACAGCAGAAAGAATTATGCAGAGTGGAGCACTCAAAGACACTGGCATGAGCATCGGGAATGCCGCGGGTAGATATAGTTTAATGGGTGGATCATATGCAGATAGATCAATGTTAGGTTTAACCGGAAACGCCTTAAAAGTTGAAGGTAAAACAATTGTAGGAGCGAGTGAATCAACCATGGGAGTTAGAGGAAATCTTATGGCATCTTCTGTATCTGGAGAAGCAACTAGATATATGGCTGGTTATTTCAGAGGAGCACAAGGATTTGCAACTCGATCAGGTTTAGAAGGAAAAGCTTTAACAGGAGCACAAAAAGCAGTAGCTCATATGACAGAAGCTTTGGGTGAAAAACAAATAGCGGGCAAGGTTGGTATGGAAGCAGCACAGCATGTCTTAGAAAATGGTGTTTTCAAAGAACTTGGTGGAAAAGGAGTCATGGAAGCATTGGGTTCAAAAGCTGGCATGAAAGTTCTTGGAGCCAGAGCTGGAGCAATGGCTATACCTGGACTTAACGTAATTGCTACAGCATCTTTAGTATATGATTTAGGTAAGATGGCAGGAGAAGTTGTTAAGAGCGGTATTAACTTAGCTAAAGACGCTGGAAAATCTTTGCAAGGAGATATCAATAAACCTTTATTTGGCATGGGATATAAGGATACAGAAGCAGCAGCAACTTCAAGATCACGAGGAGTAATGGCTATTCAAAACTCTAGATTAAATGCAAGAAGTATGCTAGGATCAGAGGGTGCTATGATGGCTGCCCACTATGGATGATTTATGACTATATCAAGTAAGACAAAACAATTTAGAGAATCTTTAGAAGCCCTGTCAAGGGAAGATCTTCTTGAAATAATTAAAGCACAGGATCCTGAATTAATAAAGCAAATTAATAGAATTGAATGGGTTTTTGAAAATAAATTAAACCATTTATCTTGGAATGATGGAACACCAGTATTAAATAGGCAATTAACTAATCAAGAATTATCACTTCTTATAGATGAACCATTTGAATTAGATAAAGAATTATTAGCTGCGGGAATTAGTTCGGAACATCAAAGGCAACTGCATGTTGCAAAAGATTCTGTTGTTTGGGCAAAACAATTTTTGCAAGCAGATCTGAGAGTATATCAAATTCTCATTTTGCGAGACCCATCTTTGAGAAAAGTTCTTAGAGCAGGTCGTCGTCTTGGCAAAACATTCAGTCTTGCAATACAATTGCTACACTATAGCTATACTCATAAAGATGGAAGATCATTAGTTATCGCGCCAATGAAAACCCAGGTAGAACTTATCTACCAGGAAATTTTAAGAATATCCGCAAAGAATGAAGTAGTAACTAATTCTATTACTAGAAAAGTTACTAGCCCGCAGTTTATGATTCAGTTTTCTAATGGATCAACAATTAGATTCTTCACTTCTGGTATGAAGTCCGGCGGAAGGAGTGATGTTGCTCGTGGTCAAGAAGCACATCTTATTGTTCTTGACGAAATGGACTATATGCATGCGGACGATCTTGACGCCTTATATGCCATGCTCCAGAAAACTGCAGAAGATCAACCTGACAAAGTAATGATCGGCGCATCTACTCCAACTGGTCGTAGAGAAAGATTCTGGGAATGGTGCAACAGTGCAAGGTTTAAAGAGTTTTGGTTTCCTTCATACTGTAACCCATTTTTCAGTAAAGAACAAGAAGAAGAATTTAGAGAACAATATTCTTCTAGTGGATATCGACATGAAATAGAAGCTGACTGGGGAGAAGACTCAGAAGGAGTTTATCCAAGAAAGTTTATCGACCGTGCATTTGTTGCACCATCGTGGAAATATCACCCTGAAATTATGTCTGCCAGATCATTCCATGTTATAGGGGTAGACTGGGATAAATATGGAGCTGGTACAAATATAGTTGTTTTAGAAGTCTGTGCTGACAACTATGAGGATCCAAGATTCAGAGGTAAGGTCAGACTTTATTATCGTGAAGAAATTAGTAAGTCAGAATACACGCTTACGCGCGCGGTAGACAGAATCATTGAACTTAATCAAATTTTTAATCCTAAGCACATATATGTTGACCGTGGATATGGGGAAGTTCAAGTAGAACTTTTGAGAAAACATGGCGTAGAAAATCCATCTTCAAAAATGAAAGAAAGAGTCAAGGGCATTGGATTTGGTGAGTCTATAGAGGTTCGAGACCCTTATACTAAATTAATGATTAAGAAAGAAATGAAACCTTATATGGTTGATAATCTTCGTCAATATTTGGAACGTGAAAATATACTATTTCCTGAAGATGATGAAGAAATGTATCTCCAGTTAATTTCATATGTTGTAGTGAGAATGACCAGTAGTGGTAGACCGGTCTTTGAAGCGGGTGGATCAGCCGTAGACCATGCCCACGATGCCCTAATGTTAGCCCTATTGGCTATTACCCAAAACTATGGAGATTTTGCTAGAACTAACTACGCAGATAAGACTCAATCATTTTCTAATGAGTTTTTTATGACTAAACCTGGTACTAAAGATGATGAAGAAGAAAAGAATCCCAGTAATTTTATCACTGGAAGAGTTCAAGCTTTATCTACTGGGATGAGTCGAAAGAAGAACTCTAGTGGTCGAATTTCTAGAAAGATGTTTTAAGGATTATTATGTCTATAAACAATATCCAAAGTTACTCAACTGACGCCAAAGAGATATACGCAGATTATAAATTTGGCGATACTTTCTATAGGGATAAAGCCCCTGCAAATCAAATCCCACCTCGTTTAGCTGGACTTCTACCTAACGCTTCAGATTATAGTTTTAGAACAGATTATTATATTCCATTAGATTCTGTAAAACAACAAATATTAAATTCTGAAAATATCCTAGCTGCAACTAAAGATAATATAGAAAATAATCTTTTAAGAAAAATTTATATTAATCCATATCTTGATCCAGATCTTGAAGAATCACATTTTAGAATTTGGGACGAATCATCTCCCCTAATGAATATTCCAGATAAAAAACAAGAAACTGTTTTTCGTACTCAAGTTATAGAAGATAATATAGAAACAATTCCAACGATAGTTGATGATATTAATACAGTAGCTAAAGATAATCCACCAAGGTACATCTGTTTTGATGAGTACTTATTTGCCGAAAGACACGCCTCTACCGCAGGAAGGAGATTAGTTAATGAATATGATCAAGCTGTAGCTCAAGCAACATTCTCATATTTCTATCAATTAAGAAAATTATTAAACTTATTTTTAAATGAAATTAGTTATATTAAAAATTCACTACTACTTGATTTTGGGGATGAATATGAAAATCCAACACAGCAACAAATCGCGTTACAATATGACACATGGGGGAAAATCGCAGTACATTATTCGCAACGGATTGCAAAAACAATCGTTTCAAAGCCAGGAGAAATACCCAATGCCGAACTGGATAAGATATCTAAGAAGCAAGCCGCTCAATTCCAAGCTTTTTTTGCGATTAGACTAAACGCAGTTGACGCTGAAATTAATGATCAAATAGCTTCCCTAAAAAGAGATCTAATAGATAATTGTGAAATCTTCTATAGTAGATTTGTTAGTCCATCCTTGAGAATATCTAAAGATATATCTAATCCATTAGAATTTGATTATTTAACAACTAAATTTTCCAAAGATAATCCAATTTTATCTGGAGAATTAATAGTTGCTACTAATTTAATAAAAGGTAACTTTGCTTCAATCCACGCAGACTGTATGCAAAGATTCGAAATGATGTCTGCACGCGTAGACTCTATGATGTCTTTAATTCACGAAAAAAGAAAGTATGCAAATTACATTTCTCAATTAGGAAATAAATCAGTGCAGAAAAGACAAGTACTACAAACAGTCGAGAACGATCTATATTCTTCATTATTTAGAAATATATATAGCAATACTAATAGAAATAATACATTCTTATCTAGTCATTCCAAACTTGATGGCCTATTAGACGATGATCATCCTCAGTATATATTAAAAGATAAAGGAAATATTACTGGAGATATATTCGTAAAAGAAGGAATTACTATAGATGGAGTTGATCTGAGTGAGCACGCGCACACTGGATCAGATGGTTCGCATCGAATTAAATCTACCGATATTGACTATGAAAACATTAGAGCACTCAACGCGACTCAAAATTCATATGCAGTTAAACCTCTATCAGTTACAGTTGATGGATTTATATCTGACATAATTCCTGGCGGAGTTCCAGTATTTGATACAGTTATTTCTATTGAAGTAGACGACGCCACACTAAATACTCATGAATATGAAATTCTATATACGGAAGTAATTTAATATGACATGGTTTAAATATTTTAAACAAGGAGAATCCACAACTTATTCTTATCCGCTCGTTAAAAGAACTATCAACAAGTTCACGCCTAATGATAAAATATTAAAAGATACATGGCTATTTATAGATGTAACTGATCTGGAAATAGAAAAATATTATAATAGTTCTTTAGATCTCTTAGAAGATCATTCTTCATATCTAGTAGTATATGAAACTATTGGGTCAGACTCTGGAATGGTTCCAGTAAATAATATTATTAACAATGATACGTTATATTTTCAAGCAGCCGAAGATCATGAAGCAGACATAGAAACAATAAGTCAATATAGTATATATTATAAAACTGGAAACTTACGATATGTTAAATTATTGAGCTCTGAAGATTACCAGGTCACATCAGCAGAGCAAGCTCAGTTCAATTCATTATTTACTGAAGTAGATATAACTGATTATGACGTTGTTGCTGGATCGGAGTCATCCTATAACTTTTCTTTTATAAATCCAAATCTCGATTGGAATAATGGTCTTTCCTCAAATCCAGGTTCAAAATTGTATTTAACTTTTACAGGACCAAGCATACAAATATATGGCAATAAAGGACCTGATTATGGAAAGTTTAAACTTAAATTAACTGGTCTGCAAAATGTAGAGTTTCCAAATATGGCCCTAGAACTTGACTGGATAGTAGTGGATTGTTACAATACAACATTGCAAGAAAATGTTATTTTATACGAAAATAATGATTTAAATTATAGAGATTATAATTTAGAACTTCAAACAATTACCGATAAAAATATTATATCTTCTGGAAATAATATTAAAATATCTTCTTATTCTTTTAGTTATAATTTATACTTAAGTATTAATAAAGAACAAATTAGTGATCAAGCAGTTTTTGTATCCATAGGTGGAATCAGATAACATGGCTATTATAAAAAAGAAAATAGAAAATTTAAAACCTGGAAAAGAATACGTTCTTACCGTCAGGGCTAAGAACTCTGATTTAAATGTTCTTTCTGATTATTCAGACACTATTAGATTTCAAGTACCAACCGACGCAACAACACCCTCTGCACTAACTAATCTTAAACTCTATGCTGGTTTAGAAAATGTTATGTTTGTTTTTGATTATAGTCAAGATCTAGACGTAAGAAAATATGAATATGAATTATATGAAAATTCCAATATGTCTGATGAAGATGGCCCATTAACTGGTTTTGCTGACGCCAACGTATTTACTGTCAGAGTAAGTAATCTCCAGTTAGAAGAAGATGGTGGCGGGCTTGCGCCTTTTTGGGGTAGAGCAAGAACTATCGACACAACTGGAAACGTAGGACCGTGGACTTCATTGGTCCAAACTGACCCACACACTCCCTTAATCGACAATCAATATATTGGATCTTTAACCGCCTCAAAAATAACTGCCGGAACAATTGGGTCTCATACCATCAATCTTAATGGAGCGAACTCCATTATTCAATCAACCACTTACCTGGACACTTCAGGTACACAAGGTTGGCAGATTAGAGGAGATGGTCATTTTAGTTTGGGCGGACCAAATGGAATTACTTACGACAATGATAGTATATCAATTGGATCAGATGTTTCCGTAACAGCGACTTTATCCGCAGATAGCATTACAGTGGGAACTGCCCCTAATCAATTAAAGATTAATGGAGCTATCAACGGTGGTAACGGTGGCATGACTATTGGTGACCCAACATACAACTACTGGTACTCTAATGGTCAGTTTAGAACTGGAAATGCAACTAACTATGTTTTATGGAATGGCACATCATTAACAATAAGAGGTACCCTGCAGTTTGCAGATGGATCAACCCCTGGGACATTTGATAATGGTGATGCGATTACTGGTGGATCAATTGCAGGACTAACTATAAGTTCTACAAAAATGTATATTGGAACAGGAACTTTCAATAATGCGAACACAGCGTTCTATGTTGACAACGTTGGTCAATTTTCCTTAAAGGATCAATTGAGTTGGAATGGAACTACTCTAACTATTGGCGGTACTGCAGCAACAAGTTTAATTACTGGGGGACAAGTAAACTCTAATGTAACTGCAATTAGTGGTGGAGTCATTACTACTGGAACAATTAATCTAGGTGTTGTAAATGTTCAAACTGGATCTTCTGGAGCAAGACTGCAAATAAATTCAACAGGAATAAAAGCATATAATGCGTTAGGAACCAATACTGTTTCAATAGGTTCAGATGGCATAGCATCTTTTACTGGAGTAATAACTGCGTCATCTGGATCAATAGGTGGCTGGAGCATCGGGGATCCAGGAGGATATGGCGGTAGTATATATGCAGGGTCTGGGGCAACTTTATCATTTATTTCTCCAACTGGAGTAGCTTGGTTTAGTGGTGGAGTTGTTACATCAAGTATTAATGGTTTTAGTGCTGGCGTGACAACTAATGGTGGAGCTTTAAATACTATGATTTTAAGAAATATCAAATATGGTAGTGGAAGGCCAACTGATGGCGCTATTGGAGATATATATCTTTCTTAGGATTTTATTATGACTATACAAATTAAAACAGGAGCTGGGGCAAATGACTGGACAACTGTAACTAATCCACAAATTAAAACAGGACCAGGAGGTAACGATTGGGCAAGTGTTAATAAAGGAGAAATTAAAACTGGTGCGGGAGCAAATGATTGGTCAACTTTTTATTCAAGAATAACTAATACCAATCCAACTTTTAGTTTTGTTAGTGCAACTCCAACCTCCGTAACAGTAAGAGTACAAACGTCAAGTTCCGAAAATAAAAGAGTCTTTGCCTATCGGACAAATGATTCAGGAAACTTTCAGAGTAGCCCAGCTTCACCGACGACTAGTGCAATAAATCAAACATTTACCTTTTCTACTTTGAGCCCAGGAACTTCGTATAATTTTTCAGCCTATATTGCATTCTATGACTTAGCGGGCCAGTTTGTTGAATTTAGCACAGTACTGACACTAGATGCCTCAACAATATCATACTCAAAGACAACGCCAACAACACCAACCAACACAGGGACAATTAGTTCCACAAAAATATCATTTTCATCTAGCTCTAGCGCCAACTATTCAACTAACGGAGTTACTGCGTATATCAAATTTGACTTATACATCTATGGCGGAACTACGCCTGTCCAAACAGTTAATAGCAGCATTCTCCCCTTAGATGATACAACTGCTTCTAGAACTGTTCAATTTACTGGTTTGACACCAAATGTAACCTATTACTGTACGGCAGCAACGTATTATGCGTCTCCGATAAACTCTTATAGTACTTATAGTTCTTTTTCTAGCGGAACTGCTACTTATCCATTCCACAAGGCGCAAGTGCCCTTTAAGATTGCTGATTATACTTCAGATACCAATTTAGCCATACTTACTGATATTAATGCATATAATAACGGTAATGCAAAAATTCAGTGGGAATGGCAATATAGAGCTAGGGGCGGTATTACCTGGCTAGGTACAACTTCATTCTTTGGAACTGAAGTTGTTACCGGAACTAGTACAAGTTATTATGGACAAAATTTTTCTGTTATTCAATCAAGAGAATACCGATTTAGGGCAAGGGTTTATTACGAAACTATCGTAGAGTATGGGGACTGGAGTGATTGGTCTGGCGCAATAAGAGGGAAAACATGGACTTCCCATAATACCGGCTGGATATCAGCCAGTAGTACAACATCGAGTTCTAACGCTTCAGGATACACCTCTTCCATGGGTTCGGACGGAAATCAAGGTTCAATATGGTTCTCTTATCCTTATCATACAGAATACGGAACTAGTACCAATTATCAACCAATAACTTTTTTTCAACGAACTGCTGGTTTTGCCACAAACCTATATTACTTAAACTCCAATCATGCAATTGAGGCTGGAAGACCATCAGTATCTACATCAATTTCCAGTTTAAGATATGGAGTTACTTCTTTATCAAGAGATACAACACAATCGGCATATGTTGTCCTGACATTAGACTCCGCCACCAGATGTATACTACAGTTTGCCGATGAAGTTAGGATTTCGGGAAGTAGTAATAGTGCATTTAACCAAAATTACTTAGTATATTCCGCTTCTGGAAGAACAGTTTATTTAGCTCCAACAGGAACAACACCAGGTAACTGTACTAGTTCTTCTGGAGGTACTTTAATAGTGAGTACTACGGCTGGAAATAGTGTTAGCGTTTTTGGCGGAACTAGTGACTATACATCAGCAGCAGATAACTACTTCACAAGAATAGATGGTGATTATGGGGCTGATGTTCCGTTGTCTGTAGCAACCGGTCAAGCATCTTATGTTGTCACAACATCCAGTAAAGTATCATCCAGAGTGACAGAATCATTCTCGGCAAACTTCACTCCGTCATTACCCACTGGTTATAGAAATGCAAAACTATATCAGTTCTCCATTAGAGTTGGCCCTACCGCTACCCCCGCATTATCTAATATAGTTGTTGACGGAGTTTACTATGGGAATCTAGGCAGTAGGACAGCATATCAATCGACTACAATAACTCCAGATGTTATTAATGATCCACCATATAACATAGCTTTCGATATAGATTCCGCTTATTATTCAGGCGATGGATTATACTATGCTACAGTAACAGAAGTGCAAGTATATATAACCTATGAAACACTGGATGATTAAAAAAAATGAAATATGTAACGTTTTCTCAATATAAAAATAATATAAATATATATGAAACTTTAGGCATTTTTTTTCCGTCTAGTGATAAGACATTTTTTTTACTTGATTCTTATTTTGGTCAATTATCTATTTCTAAAGTTAATGATGATTTTGATTTTTCAAATTTGACAGAAGAATCAATTAATTTTTTTAATATTAAAATTCATTCAATTGAAGAATTAAGAGAATTTGTAAACAGTAACTCTGATTATCCACTTCAAGTCATGAATGGAACTAGAGATGTATTTAATATTAGTACGGCCCCCCCGTTTGATGAGTTGAATGGACATACCGATCCAGAAATTATGCCCCATGAACAATGGGTATGGAATCAAGATAAAGGGCATTGGGCTCCGCCAAAAGAAAAGCCAGCTCTGTCTCCAGATTTTAATTTAACATGGAATCAGAATAGATTAGATTGGGATATAGCATTGTCAGGATATCCGGATAATAGAATGATTAGATCATTTGCACTATGGAATGCAACGCCAAAAGTAAATGGAGAGATGTATGCAGAAGTTTGTTCAGCCAATAATTTTATGATGCAGAGCATGCAGGAACTAAATAATAGTGATAATTTCATGAAAGAACAAATTGAATATGGAAAAGCTATCGCTGAGTCAGGCAAGTATCACGGAAGATTAATTACTATGTTAGACCTATGTCCTCATGCATTTGTCATGTATCATGAATCGATTCCTGAGTATGTAGAAAATGGTGGACATCTAACGTGGAAGAAGCATCCTCATATTGAAGCTCGAACAATTCATGAATTATTTAGAATAATCTTAGAATGGAACTGGGCTTATCTAGAATTACAAAACAGAGAACCAGCAGCTTTGCTATCTCATGAGGTTGTTATGGCATTGGAAATTCCTCAAGAAATTATTGATGAGATAATGTCATTAACTCCACAAACTTTATCTAAATTTATATTTAGTGATTCAACAATTCTGGAAGAAGATCATTTAGACCCTGAATGTCCAGAGGGTTTTAAGTATTGGATTATGGATAAATATAAAAAATTTCCAAGAAGAGAAAAAGATCAGGAACTCCATATTAAGGTGTAACTCATGAAATATATTAGTTTTTTAAAAGAAAATCAAGGAATTAGCATTTACGATATTGCGGGAGATTACATTACTTCTTCTGATCGAATTATTCTTGAAACGCGCGATGGAATAACTATATCTCAAGTTGATAGTAATTTTAAGATTTCTAATCTAAAAAAAGAATCAATTAACTTTTTTGATATTAAAATTTATACTTTAAAACAATTAATCACATTTCTCAATACTCAAGCTAGCATTGAAGCTCATGCTATAGGGGAAAATTCAGATATTTTAACAATATCATATTCTTCTGTAAATCATTTACTGGATAATAAGGATCAAGAAAAACAACCGTACAATAATTGGGTTTGGAACAAAGATATGAATTGTTGGAGACCTCCAGTTGAAGAACCCAAACTTTCAGCAGAATTTTTATATTCATGGAATCAAAATAGACTTAATTGGGACATCGAATTAAAAAATCCATGCGAAAGAAAATATAGAGGTTTTTTGCTATGGAGAGCAGTTCCAACATATAGTGAAAGTTTTTATGGTGATGTTTGCTCTAATAATAATTATATGATTAAAAGTTTTGAAGACATAACTCATGGAACAATGGATTTTATGTCTAAAACAATTTCTAATCATGGAATACAAAGACTAGATGATAATCCCTTAGGTAAATTTAAGATTGTAACTAGACATGAAACAGTTTTAGATTTAGCGCCACATGCAATTATTACATACGATGAAATAGATAGAGATTACATAGATCAATTTTCAAAAGAAGATTCAAAAAGTCTATGGGCCATACACCCACAATGCATAGGGTCTACCTTAGAAGAGCTTTTTAGACTTATAATAGAGTGGGGTTTAGCTTATTCTGAATTTGGAAATAGAGAACCAATAGCAGTGATTAGCGACAGAGTCCTCAGGGCGATACAGATGCCCTTAGAAGTAAGAGATGCCCTACTTGAGATACCCGCACAAACAGTTGAAAAGTATATCAAGAATGATCCAACACTACTTATTAAGGATTGGGAAGACCCGGTAGTTCCAGATTTTGTTCAACACTGGATAATGGATATGTATCGTATATACTCTAAAAGAATTAAAAATCAAGAAGTATATATTAACACTCTCCCAGATTCATATCCTATGTGATATAATAGTTGTTTAGGATTTTGACGAAAGGTGAATATGGACGATCTAGATATTAATATCTTGGTTCAAACATTCAGCGAAAAAATTGGTCAATTAACAACTGATTTAGTGGTAAAAGAAGCTACAATTAAACAGTTGAACATCAAGATTGCCAATCTAATCGCTACAATGCAACCAGCTAAAACAGAAAAAACAATTAAACAAACAAAAACAGACAACTTTGAGTGAGGTAAATAAAATGTCAGAAGAAACAACTGAAATAATTGAAGAAATTCAAGCAACTGATCCAGTAGAAGCCAAGGAATTCGCAATTGAAATTAAAATTTCAAACGCAAATCTCCAGTACAGAAGCGATTTTAATGAAGCAGAGACAATTTTTTGGATTGAAGCTGTTAAAAATATCATTATGAAAAACGCTTTTGATAAAGCTAATCTTGACACTAACTGATTAACTTATAAAAAAACACCACTTTAGCTACTATTATATATAGTTTTCGTATTGGAGAGATACATGGCAGTCTTTGACTATTTGCCGTTTAGGCAAGTTGATAAAAATAATAATTTTACAGCCAAGGCATTAGATGGCGAAGAGATTAGATCAGTTAGTAGATCGATGAAAGTCGCATCGTTAGCTCTTGGCTTTCAAGGTAATACCTATTTTTTCAGTAAAAGATCTACATTTGAACCCTCTCCATATGATTTCTATAGGATCATGCAGGCAGCTGATACTGATTCCTACGTAAAGCAGGCCTTAAATAAATATAAGGAATTATTCTGGAAAGAAAATTGGAAAATTGTAGGTGAGAATCCGGAAGCAATTTCCTACTTATATCAAAGAATAGATTTTATGGAAATGGCTATGAAACGTCCTTTCTTAGATTTTTTAATAGAAGTTACAGATCATCTTTTTAAATATGGAAATGCCTTTATAGTTAAAGCTCGTGGTGATATATCTGAGTATTTCCCAACTCCTTTGGAGGGGGTTAATACAGATCAACCCGTTGTTGGATATTACCTAATACCTACTGAACAAGTAAGAATTCTAAGAGATAAACACAACAGACCCCAGAAGTATCAACAGCGTACAGATCCGCTTACCTATATGCCGACGGATCGTGATCCTGTATGGACGGCAGATAAAGTCATTCATGTCTATATCGACAAGAAAACTGGTAGGGCATTTGGGACACCATTTATAGAATCAGCTTTGGATGATATTGTCGCTCTTCGACAAATAGAAGAAGACATTCAAAACCTAGTGCATAGAGAATTATTCCCATTATATAAATATACGATAGGAACCGCAGATCAACCAGCAGAACCCCATGAGATAAGTACAGCTGGGGAAGAATTAGAAAATCTTAGAGCAGAAGGTGGATTAATTCTACCTTTCCGTCATAACATAGAAGTTATTGGTGCTGCAAATACAGCACTCGACGCCTCCAAATATCTCGATCACTTCAAGGAAAGAGTTTCTGTTGGCCTGGGTGTGGCACCTCATCATTTGGGCATGTCAATGGGTGGTGGAAATAGATCCATGACAGATAGATTAGATACAGCTCTTTATGATAAGGTTAAACAATATCAAAAGCTTTTCTCTGAAATGGTAAGAGTTCATTTATTCAATGAACTTCTACTTGAAGGTGGATTTGATCCTATGACTAATCCACTTGAAAGTGGCGTTTCAGATCGTTGTTACTTTAAGTTTAACGAAATAGATGTCGATACTCAAGTCAAAAAAGAAACTCATACTATTCAAAAGTTTGCAAGTAATTTAATCGGATTGTCTGAAGCAAGAATGGAATTAGGCATGGATGCTGAGCATGATCCGAAAGACTTTTATGCCGCTATTCAAGCACAGATTCAGATAGATATGAGTAAAAGGCAGACGGAATTAAATGCCTCGTTGAAGTCTAAAGACGCTACCATGAACGCGGACAAACAAGACCCTGCGCAAAAGGGCCAAAGAAATCTTCCTAATAAAAGAAAAGGTGCGGGTAATGTAATACGCCCAACCAATCAACAGGGAAGAAATACATCGGCAAATATTAGAAGATCAGATAATGCCTGGTTGACACTAGTTGAAAATGCGCTTGAATCAGAGTATACTATAGTTTATACAAATGATGAAAAGGATGAAATAAATGTCGAAGAAAATGACAATAAAGAATGACAAAATATCAGAATATCTAGGAACGGAAGACGCTGTCAAAGGTCTAGGAAAAGTTGTAGATAATGGCCAAACTAGACTAGCCCTTGAAGTAATTTTTGATATTATTACTCAGTTAATTGATAGAATCACCGAACTTGAAGAAACTTTATCTACTCAAGAAGATTCTTCGCCCACACCTGCTCCCGCGCCCGTGCAAGACAAGCCAGTCATGAAAGTGAAAGAAACTACTACCGTAGTATCAGAGGAAGAAAAAAAATAATTCATGAAACTTTTGATTGGAACTCCAATGTACAAAAGATCTTGGATTCTTCCACATTGGATACGCTGCCTAATAAATCAGTCAGTTAATTTCAAGGAAATTGGTTTTGTTTTTGAAGTCTCTCCAGATGATAAAGAAACAATAGCTTCATTAGAAGCTTGGAAAAGATTCGATAAAAATATACCTTACTTTGAAATTAAAGTAAGAGAAGATATTCCTCATTTCGAACATTCAAATAATGGAAGACAGTGGAACATATCTAAATATGTTAATATGGTTTCTTTAAGAAATTCATTGTTACAGACAGTACGCGATGTCCAGCCTGATTATTACTTTAGTTTAGATTCAGATATTTTATTGACAAATCCAAATACAATAGAGTTATTAATAGCTCATATTAAATCTGGAGCAGATGCAGTCAATCCCCTTATGTTTATGACACCGATTGGAACATTGTATCCAAGTGTTATGGACTGGAGACAAGATGATCCATCAAAAGCTTATAGAAAAGAAAAATATGAACTTGGAAAATATTTTCAATCAGATGTAATCATGGCTGCAAAAATGATGAGTAAAGATGTATATAATAATATATCCTATAATGTTCATCAACAAGGCGAAGATGTAGGCTGGTCATTAGCTTGTAAACAAGAAAATTTTAAGCTATACTGTGCATCGTATATTTACGCTCCACATATTATGTCAGAAGTATTTTATCAATCATTTCTCCAAAATGGAGATGATAGATACGAATCTTTATCAGACAACTATGCTAAAGTCTGATATATTCATATAAATTTGTTTAATGTTATAAAAATAAACTTACTATATAAAAAAGAATTATACATCAATAGGTGATTTACATGTCATTTGACTTTATAGAAAATTTTACATTAGAACTTCCTGACTTTTCTAAGTCGGATATCAATTTTTCAGAGTCATTTAATTCAAAGAACGGTTTAATAATAGAAGTCGCTGCAATCCACGAGGGTCTCACTTCTAACTATAATAATTATTCCGCAGTAGAATTAGAAAAAGCACTTCAATCATGGGTAGATCCATATCCAAAGCCAATTATCCTGAATCATGATTTAAACACAGAAGCTATTGGCAGGGTTATGGCTGCAAAAATGGATAAAGAAGAAGATGGTTCTTCTTTCGTCCGCCTGCAGATAGCAATCACTGATCCCGTAGCTGCGCAAAAAGTTCTCGATAAGAGATACTTGACTGGTTCTGTCGGCGGAAGGGCTGGCAAGGCAGTTTGCAGTGTCTCAGGAGAAGATTTGGCGACAGAGGACGCATCAGGTAGACCCAAAGTTGTGAAATACAAAAGAGGCAAAGTCTATAAGGGCAAACTCGCCTATGTGGATATGCAAGACATTAGTTTTAAAGAGTACTCATTCGTAAATCAACCCGCAGATCAAAAGTCAGGCGTTAGAGCTCTAAGGGCAATTGACGGCAAAACAGAACTTTCTGATTCGGAAAATTGGATTGCTCGAAGCAACGCATTCATACTAAGTATGGACAATGAAGATATCTTTTCAATTCAAGAAAATAGATCAATTCTCTCAGATATGAAAAAGAAAGAATCTAAGCCGATCTATCTCCAGTTAAAGGGAGCATTTTTGACAGCCCTATCCATACAGGAGAACGAAAATTACAAATACAATGATAGTTCATTACTATCTGATCAGAATAAAAATATCGATAATTGTCAGGAGAATTCCAATATGGATCAAGACACTAACAGCGATGATATCCTCGCTGCAGTCCAAGAATTAAGTGATGATCTTTCTACAATGTCAGTAGCTAAGGAATCAGAAGTATCAGAAGAGGCAGTTGAATCAGAAGAGACGATTGAATCAGTAGAAACAGTCGAATCAGAAGTTATTGTTACTGAGGCAGATTCTGCTAGCACTATTGCCGGTCTTCAAAAAGTTTTGGCTGACACTTTCACATTTTACTTTGCAGCTCATAGAGCTCATTGGAATGTCGAAGGCGAAGATTTTACAGAGTTCCACATTTTATTCTCGAGTATCTACGAAGATGCACTGGGAGCAATAGACTCAATTGCAGAAAATGTAAGAAAGCTTCAAGGAACACCAATCACGCTTGCTCAGATTGTTATGGACGCATCCTTCAAGGATGATTCTTCTACAACGGAAGCTCTTGGATTAGCAGCAGATCTCTTAACTAAGAATAATATGGTTAATGAATCAGTCCTGTTGGCTTTCGCAGCTGCGAATGAAGCTAATGAACAAGGAATTGCTAATTTCTTGGCAGAACGTGATGATATGCATAAGAAGTGGGCTTGGCAGCTCAGATCTTCACTCAAGATGGAAGCAATGTCTTCTGAAGAATCAGAGTGGAGAGAAAACGGATCTAAGGCTTTGCTTGAAAAGGCAGAAGAACTAGGTAATCAAGAAGTTGATTCAGCTAATTCATCTGAAGCCGAAGAAGATCAAGGGAAAGAAATAACAGGAGCAGACCTCACTGACACAAATGCAGTCTCTGAGCAGGATGTAAATGAAAAAGCTAGAATTCAATCCCTTGAAGAAGAAAATAAGAAACTCAAGAGCGCATTACATAGAACATTGGTCGAAAGAGTTGTCGATACTAAGATCGGACTTGGTTTTGAACTATCAGATGATCGTGAAAAACTAATTGAAGAGTATGCTACAAGAACAGCATCTTCTTTGGCCGATAGCCTGAGAGATCTTGCCAAGACACCAAGCAAGCTTGGTAAAAGAATTGGCGAGATGTTAAACATGCCCACAATTACTTCAGAAGCCGAAGTTTCGGTAAAAGAAGATAACGTGCTTACTATAGACATGGAAGAAGAACCCGTTAAGGCTTCAGATCCGAAAGAGTCTTTTGAGCAAGTTCTAGTTGATGCCCTTATGGGTAGACGTAAACTTTAATATTTAAGGAGATAAAAAATGAGTTTAGCAAAGTTTCGCAAAGTACATAGTAAGACCGGTTCAGGTCGCTTCGTTGTTTCTGAGGGCATAGCTCCCGCAGCATACTTGTTGCCACACCCCGGTCTGCCCACATGGTATTATGACACAGAAGATAATCGCTTCGAAATTGTCATTCCGAAGGGAACCATCCTTTCGGTCGTAGCCGACTCAAATGGCGATGCCCGAGTTGTTCCCGCTAACGGTACAAGCTCAAGCAAGTCATGGGGCGACAATATGAGCAACACAGCGTGGGACCCCACAGCTGGTGCAACACCCGCTTACTCGTCCGGAGCAACTGACACAGTTACTGTGCCTGCTCGTTCGATTCCTATCGGCTGCGCACAATATGATCTTTACAGACCTTTTGATAAGGGTACCTCGCAAGGTGCTGGATTTATCACACACGGTTATGTAGAGTATCCAATGGTCAGCGGTATTAACAATGACGTGACAGTTGGTTCAGTAGTTCGTTCCGATGTAATGGGACGTCCAGTATTGGCTGCAGCTACCGATTTCTTCAGTGGCAGCTCCGCATACAGCTACTTGCAAGTAGGTAAGGTTGTCGAAGTCGAGAAGTTTGCTACAAACTTTGATGACGGCCTCCTCAGCTACATGCAGCTTCCATCAGATCCGGGTGCGTTGAAGACCGTTTATGAACTTACCAAGGCTGGTCCTAATAATGGTAAGCTCGGTATTCGTTCGAATCTAGATGTAACTAATGTCATTGGTGCATTCCGCGTCAACCTGACACTCTAATAAATAAGAAACAATAACACAGGAGGAATATTCCTAAGATGACTAAGACAATCCAAGAGCTCCTCTCGGGTCTCCCAGCTTGGGAGACAGCAATGACCGAGGACGGGTATATCGACGCAGACAACAGAGTAACAATTAAGGAAGCTTTTGCATCGTCAGACGCAGCAGCACTTTTCCCGAAAGTTCTCTCACGTACGCTCAGAGAAGCAGCAGAGCCACAGCTTTTAGTGACTCCATTGCTTTCCACTGTTCGTCTCGGCAAGGGACGTTCATTGGAATTCCCGGCCGTCAATGCTATTCAAGCTGCTGAGATCCCAGAAGGACAAGAGTATCCAGAACAAGCACTCGCTTTCGCAAAGCAGGTAGAGGGCAAAGTCTCGAAGAAGGGCGTTAAGCTTTCTTTCACGGAAGAAGTAATCGCTGATTCACTTTGGGACATTGTTGGTCTGCATGTTCGCGCAGCTGGCCGTGCTATGGCTCGCCTTAAGGAGCAAATTGCTCTGAGCCGATTCAAAGATGCAGCTACAATCGTTTTTGATAACGACGACGCTGGCTACGATGACACAACCGGTCTTGACATTAATGGCTCTGCCAATAAGACAGTCAAGTGGGACGACATCATTGACATGGCTGCAGTCCTCATGGCTGAAAACCATATTCCAACAGACTTTATCTTGCACCCCCTCATGTGGTCGGTCTTCCTCAAGGATGCCATCTTCCATCACGGCGGTTCAGCATCGGGCGTTGGAACAAGCTGGGGCTATCGTCCTCAGTCTCCAGAGGGTTCGTTGAATCAGACTGCTCCTATGGGACTGAACGTTATTGTTTCTCCTTTCGTTAGCTTCACAGCTAAGAGTGGCGCAACAGCAGCTAAGTCAGACCTCTTCCTCATCGACCGCAATGAAGTCGGAACAATTCTCGTCAAGGACGAGATGAGCACCGATCAGTTCGACGATCCGGGCCGCGATATTCGCCAGCTCAAGATGAAAGAGCGTTATGACATCATCATGCTGGGCGACGGTGAAGGTATCACTGTTGCTAAGAACGTCAGACTCAGCCGTAACTACGAAGTCATGGTTACTAACGAAACAGCCTGATAAAAACCTTAGGGTCGTTATAGTTACAAATTACCCTGAAGCTTGGGGGCGGTGGAGAAATCTACTGCCCCCTCTGCTTTTTATTGAATTAATTTATTACTATTACATTAGGTTTTAAATTTGGAGTGTGTTGAGTGGCCTTATATCTCATTGATAACGCTACAGTAAGCGTTAATACTGTTAACATTAAATTCGGTAGGACTATTAAAATAGCGTCCTTAGTTAATGCAAATTTTTTAGTTTATACTGACGCAGCTACACCTGTTCAGGTAAGTTCGCCATTTAGGGATATTAATACTATTACTGATTACAATCAGATTAGTAGAACTTTAACTTTATACTGGGATGTAATTTTAGCTCCCAATGCCAACTATGTTCTCCGCGTTCAAAGCTTATTAGATTCTTCAGGAATGACTGTTCCTGAAGAGAGAGTCAGTTTTACGAGTCAGACAGAGTCTGCAACACCTTCTACTTTACAAGAAAGTAAAGCTACTGTTTTAAATGAGGTTTTAGTAGAGGATAAATCTATTAGAGCTGATATTGAAACCGGCTATCAAATCTTAGCTAAAAATCCTAATTTCTATATAGAATCTGTTAGTCCAAATAATGGTGATTTCTACATAGGAAATGATGAAAACAATGGAAGAACTACTATTTCATTCAGCTCTCGTCCAGCATCAAACTTCTTAACTAGTAAGTATTTTAAAGCACAGCGTAAGAAAATACAGAAAACACCAATAAGATGGGAAACACTTCCAGCACGAGTCTCGATGCATTCATGGAAGCCAGATGTTTACATAGACTTCCCATCAACTGATGCGACACCCTCTTATTATACGGATAGTAAAACTTATTTTGAGACTGGATATAAATATAGAGTTATCGTTTCTTCAGAAGTAGGCATCTGATGGCTAATGCACTATATGCAAAGGCCAAAGAAGGTTTATTGGAAGGTTTATTTGACTTAACTGATAATACTATAAAAATTGCTTTAGTTAAAAATACTTATACAGTAAATTTAAGTACACATGAGTTTTTGTCAAGCATTAGTGAAGCTTCAGTTGTAGCGACAACTAGTTTACTGACCGGAAAAACAACAGCTTCTGGTATCTTTGACGCAGATAATATTACAATAGAAGATTACGGGACTAGCGGTTTTGCCTATCTAGTTTTATATAAAGATACTGGAGTTAGATCTACATCAAGACTTTTAGCCTACATAGATACAGCTACTGGACTTCCAGTATCTGCTAGTACTAGTCCTATCTCCATCACAATTAATTGGAGTAACGAACAATATAAAATATTTAGCTTATAAAGGATTTTTATGACCACCCAGTATCCCGCAGCATTGGACGTATTAATCAATCCTACATCGTCTGATGCACTTAGTTCAGTAACAGTACCCCACCATCAGCAGCACGCTAATGCAAATGACGCCATTGAAGCCATACAAACAGTCTTAGGATTGAATCCAGCAGGCAGTCATTTAACAGTTAAAGATAGAATAATATCTGCAGAAAATACAATTACTACTCAATCAGTTCTAAATGGATTGACTGACGTTACTATTACCACAGTGAACTCAGGTAACGTTTTGCGTTACAATGGTTCAGTGTGGGTGAATCACCCCGAAGAAAATCTTACCGATGGAGGAAATTTCTAATCATGGCTAATACAATCAGAATCAAAAGAAGAGCATCTGGCGGCGCTGCTGGCGCACCCTCAAGCCTTGAAAACGCAGAGCTGGCATATAATGAAGCTGATGATGTCCTTTACTACGGTAAGGGATCAGGTGGAGCAGGCGGAACTGCAACCACAATTCAAGCTATTGCTGGCCCTGGCGCCTATGTAGGCTTGTCCGGAACTCAAACCATTACTGGAAATAAAACATTTTCCGGAACATTAGCCCTTGGTGCTTCTGCAACTGCAACAACAAAGTCAGCTGGCAACAACTCAACATCAGTAGCAACAACAGCATATGTAGACGGTGCTGTTTCGTCAGCATCGAGCTCATTTACGGCTGCTGGCGATACTGGCACAGTGTCAATTGCTTCTTCCGATACATTTACGATTTCTGGTGGAGTTGGCCTTAGTTCAGCAGCTACCGCAACAGATACTATAACGGTTAATCTTGACAATACCGCAGTATCAGCTGGTTCGTATGGTTCAGGCACCGCAATTCCAACCTTTACAGTTGATGCTCAGGGTCGCTTGACAGCAGCTGGAACAGCTTCTATTTCAACTTCATTTACAGCAGCGGCAGACAGTGGCGCAGCTTTAACAATTTCGGGTGGAGATACCTTCACTATAGTTGGTGGCACAGGCCTAACATCGGTGGCCTCTGCAACTGATACGCTTACCTTAAACCTTGACAACACTGCAGTAACAGCTGGCTCATACGGCGGTGCTTCATCGGTCGGAACTTTCACGGTTGACGCCCAGGGTCGTTTAACCGCAGCAAGTTCGACAACTATAGAAATTGCGCTTGGAACTAATACTTCAGGAAACTATGTAACATCACTTGTTGCTGGTACTGGCGTAACACTTTCAAATGATACAGCAACAGAAGGTGGAACTCCGACAATTGCAATTGGTCAGAGCGTCGCAACCTCTGCTAGTCCATCGTTTAATGGACTTAACCTCAATGCAGCTGGAACAATAATCTTTGAAGGAACTACAGATGATGCGTTTGAAACGACATTGTCCGCTGGTGATCCAACCGCAGATCGCACAATCACCCTTCCGGATGGAACTGGTACTGTAGCTCTTACTGCCAATAAGCTTTCAGCTTTTGCAGCTACTTCTTCATCGGAACTTATTTCAGTGATTTCAGATGAAACTGGTTCTGGCGCACTCGTTTTTGCTAACACGCCAACGCTTGTAACGCCAAACATCGGAGCTGCCACTGGTACCTCCCTTGTCCTTTCCGGCGATCTAACAGTCAACGGCACAACCACTACAATCAATTCAACTACTGTAACTGTTGATGATAAGAACATCGAACTTGGCTCAAGCGCCTCCCCGACAGACGCAGGTGCCGATGGTGGTGGCATCACTCTTAAGGGTGATACAGACAAGACTTTTAACTGGGTTGACGCAACCGACGCATGGACGTCTTCAGAAAATCTTAATCTTCTGACTGGCAAGTCATTGTTGATTGCAGGGACTTCTGTACTTTCTGGTTCTACTCTTGGCTCAGGAGTAACTGCCTCAAGCCTTACTTCAGTTGGAACAATTGCAACTGGCGTTTGGAATGGTACGGCTATTGCCTTGGCTAATGGTGGCACTGGTGCAACATCAGCTTCAGGTGCCAGAACTAATCTAGGCCTGGCAATTGGATCTGATGTTCAGGCATACAACGCTACACTCGCTACAGTGGCTGGTGGAACCTATTCTGGCGATGACAGCATAGTTACTGTAGGAACCATTACAGCTGGCACTTGGAATGGCAGCACAATTGCCTTAGCTAATGGCGGAACTGGAGCAACTAGTGCATCGGGCGCCCGCACGAGCCTTGGTCTAGCCATCGGCTCAGATGTTCAAGCCTATGACGCAGAACTTGCCGCTATAGCAGGCTTGACTTCTGCTGCAGACAGGCTTCCATATTTTACGGGGTCTGGTACCGCAGCTTTAGCAACATTTACTTCATTTGGTAGATCATTGGTTGACGATGTAGATGCTTCTGCCTCAAGAACAACTCTAGGTTTGGGAACAATTGCTACTCAAAACTCAAATAATGTTTCGATTACCGGTGGCTCTATAGATGGTATAACATTCGATTGTGGAACATTCTGATAAAAGGATTTAGATGCTCTACAATGGGGATATAACCTATAATCAAGATCATTTCAATTACAGTGGTGTATATGTAGTTTCTCCTCAGTCTTTTGGATTAACTACTAATTTTGGTGGCCTAAACATATTAGGCGTTATTGTTATATCGCCACCGTCCGTAAATAGCACATTAGTTTTTGTTGATAGTCATTCCGTTATTACTCCAAGCGGAGTAATAGAAAACACTGAGACGTCATCCTATATGACTTTTGCAATGTTTGACGGTTACGGATCCTCAGAAATAAGTACAATAAACGCAAACGCGTATGCCATTTCAAGTTTAAATAGCGAAGATACGTATAGCTCTGGATATATAGCAATATCGATAAATAAGAATGAAGCCTATGTCATTTCCAGCGCAGAAACTATTATTCTAGAGGATAACTCGGCAGGGACAATCGACGTTACTATTATGTCTAACGCTTAAACTAAGAGGTAAAAGATGTCAACAGATAGAGTTGTAGTCAGCGATACAGTTAGAATAACTGTAAAATTTAAAGATATTGACGCTAATGGAAATGAGATAGAATTATCTCCTGTAACAAATCCACAAGTAATAATAAAGAATTCATCCAATATAACTGTTGTTACAGATACTTCTAGTCAAATATCTAGTTCAATATTTTATTTTGATTATACTCCAACTATAGCTGATACATATACAGTCAAATTCACTGGACTATTGGCAAACTCTAATACCGTAGTAGTAGAACAGAGATTGTATGTTAGTTCTACGGTAGAAGAATATCAGCCAACAATAACTCTCAAAAATGATGAAACGATCACTTTTGCGCCAGATATATTACCTCTTTACATCGATCCTGAGCAATTACTTTCTTACTTTCCTGACGCAACAATGCTAGAAATAGGCGAAATCGCACACAATTTCTCAAATGAAGTTAAAGGTCTGTATAGTCTCATAGACACAGATGATGGTACTAATTTAGCATTTATTGTATACGAATATATCAAAGCTGCTACCGCATGCGAGTTAAGTAGAACATATGGTTATGGTGGTGATGATGAAATATCCATAAGACTTGGAGATTTTAACCTGACGAACAAGTCCATACCAAGAAATAAAGTAACAAGAGATAATGCGACTACATGGTGCCAAATTGCCACAGCACTTAGAAAAGAAATGCTATCTGCAAAAGTTAGTCCAATGGGATTCCAGATGAAAGGCCTTCCAACTGTTGGTCCTGTTTATTCTGGTGGTAAAATGCCACAAGTAGATGGCGGAAAAGTTGCATATCTTACAGACAGAGAACTTTATGGCGCAGTAAGAACTATCCCCGCTAAACAAGACCCAATGCCAAATAGAGGTTTTAGAAGCCGTGATTGATGTAAAAAAAACATTTAAAAAGATTCTTAGGGAATGGGGACATAATGTCCATATTCAAAGAATTCTGCCAAACGGTAATCATTATAACCAATTTGAATTAGTCACAACTAGACAAGTTGGGCAATCAGGTACTACTAATTTTAACTCAACACAAGAGCACAGCGAAGGTCTTTTAACTGGGTATGACGCAGTATATTACTTCGAAGACACTGTTTACCCCAAAGAGGGTGATAGGATATATGAAAATTATTCCGCCAAAGCAACAAGAAACTATACAATGTTCAAGATTGATGCGCTAACTGCAGTAAGAGGCAGACATGGTAAAATTAATTATTGGATAGTTGGCGCAACTAGAGAGAAATAATATGTTAATAGTTAGCAGAGGTCAGTCGGTACAATTCAAATTTATATTTATTTCAGAAGGAAATATATATGATCCAACTGAGAATATAACGCCCGTAGATATATATTTTTCTGTCATTAGAGGAGAATACGGCAGTGGTCCGATAATTGATGGCCCTTATTCTTATTTAATTCAAGAAGAAGTTCCGACAGGCTCTACATATATTGAGAAAAATAATTCTAAAGAATTTACTTTTTATTATCAAATTCCAGATAAATTATACGAGGGAATTTATTCTGTTATAGCTCAAACAACTAACTCTACAGGGAACTTAAGCATAAGTGCAAAATTCCAAGTCCAAGGTGAAACTTCCACTTTAACTCCGATAGTTATTTCACCTAATAAAAGTACCGTTATTAATTATAAAGCAAACTATCAGCAACTAAATGCTAATAATACAAGTACAATTTTATTAATTGGTCACGCAAATGGAATAGAATTTAATAATCCTATTAACATTAGATCAATACAAAGTGCAATTGATCTTCTTGGAGCAGACCTTTCTAGCCCCCTGCTAAGAGGTGTATTCGATGCATACGCTGCTGGAGCTAGAGATATTATGATCTGCGCAACAGCCCCCATGTCTGAGTATGTAGATAGATATTCAGATAGAGTTATATCTAATACTCTATTTGATAGAAACTCTGCCACACCCAGTCAGTATACTTTCTATGAGAAATATTATGAAAGATTAGAAGAAACATATTCTATAATTCAAGACTTAGATTTTGTTGATATTATCGTTCCGCTGGAAACATCTATCATTAAAACAGGTGGAGTTGATTTTATAAGTCAATTAGCTAATTATTGTGCAGATTTTCATAATACTACTGGTTATGTACAAATTGGAGTAATAGGATCAAGGAGTGGCGGACTTATATCTTCTGATATTGAATTATTGGAATCTAATTCTATTTTAACTGATAAATTAACTACAATAAATATGACTGGTCAAATTTCTTCAGATAATGGAAGATTTGTTATTCCAGTATATGGCGAAGCCGTATATCAACATGACCAAATTAAAACATCTTATGTCTCATCAATAGCTGCATCAGTTGCAGGAATGCTAGCATCCAAACCATTAAATATGGGGCTAATTAGGACTAGAATACCAGGTGCAATGTCTTTATATGGAGCTGATTTATCTCAATCTGAATATCAACGTTTAGACGATATAGGCGTTAACAGTATTTATAGGGGTAAAAAAACTAGAAGATCCACTCCTTTTGAAGTATATATAACCAATGAATATACTCTTTCTCATCCAGAATCTACTCTGCATAAAGCAGCGCAAATGAGACTTGTAGCCTTATTGGTTAGCAGAATCAGAGGGTACGCATATAAGGCTATAGGTCAACTGGGTTATGATAAAGTTGTAGACGATGTAAGATCTTTATTGGAATCTTTAAAGAGTGATAAAATTATAGTTAATTATTCTTTTAATATAGAAGTAAGTAGTTCTGTTGTTGGAAGTTTAATATTCTATATAGAAGTCCTTTCCGCTCTAGGACTCAAAAAGATTGACTTTGCCCTATCAACAGGACCAGGAGCTTAATATGACATATATGAATAGAGGATTTCCTTCACACGGAAGAAAAAGCAGATTTACTGAACCAATTTGGGCTAGCCAATTAAAAGATACGGTATTGCAATCGCCAGGTTATCGAAGATTAGATGAAAATGGCGTAGAGGAAATATACTCTGGTAATTTAAGTTATCTTGAATTTATAGGTCTTGTTAAAAAGGTGTGGGAAGAAAGTTATCCAACAATACCGATACTTCCAAGCGGCGTCAATAGAGAAACTAGTACTACATATTCAGATACTATGGCTGCCAGTAGTCAAGTGAGTGAGATATCTTCCGCCCCAGCTTCATCAAGTTCTGGCCTAGCTGCATTACAGGAATTTCCAGCAATCATAGTATATTCTTTGGAACTAAGAAAAACTCATACTACAGAACCTAAGCCTAGAATGAGACAAAATGTATTAGCTAATACAGTGACTATTTATGGACAAAAATTTCAAAATGTAGTTTCATTTTCAGTTCTTACAAAAGTGGGGACATTTCAGAATAACAACATTACAACAACTAGAGATGATCTTGATGCATCAGTCTTATCTGATCAGGTCATAGAGGCATTTGAAGACTTTATGTTGGAGTACACTCCAATCTTTAAAGCAGCTGGTGTTTCAGAATTGATTTATTCTAGAAGGTTATCTGACTCTGAGATAAATAGGGATGGTAAAGACCTTCATAAAAGAACCGTTACATATATGTTGACTACTGAAAAAACCTTTGCAATTAAGAATGATAGAATTCAGAAGGTTGCTGTGGATGTCAGAACTTGGATGGCATATGAGAAAGGTATTGTCGAATCTTTGGCTACACCAAATTATGAAGATGTGACCATAAATATAGTTGACTTGCAACAATCCGCTACCCCAAATTACTAGTCAAACCTATATATTTATCTTCAGATAAAATGTTTGTGAAGTTGTTTTTATAACTTACCTGTTACTATAAATGAAGATTCTAAAAGATTCCTAATCGGAGGTCTAAAAATAATATGGCTATACCTGGAGTAACAACCTTAATAAGAGATCGTTTTTACAGTGTGTCGAGACAAGACGCACCTGTTGGTCCAAGAATTGTAACTATTGCGAAGCGCAGCACCGCTGACGGCACTGGTGGAGTTCCCGACCTTGACGTAGTTAGAGTGTCAAACGAAGCTGACGCAATTACCGCATTCGGTAGCGGATCAGACGCACACCGCTCATTCCTCGAACTGGTCACTGCTGGCGCTGAAAGAATTTTCATTGTCCCGCTCCCAAGTGATACAGTATTTAATCACACACTGTGCACAGTAACAAGTGCAACCTTTGGTGGATCTGTTTTTGATGCAGCCTTTGTCGCAGCAGAATCAGCAGTCCCAGACATGATTATCCCTTGGGGTCGTGGCTCAGAAGCCAATGACTGGAATGCAAACGCTGCCACACCCAGTGATGACAGAGAATATGGCTTCCATGCAGATAACAATAGCGCCTATGCAACAAACTGGGCCTACAAAGTTGGCGTTGCAGTTAAGACAATCTCAGAGAATACTAACCCTTGTCTGGGAATTATGGGCGTTAAGCCCTTCTTGGCCAGTACAACTCTTGGCGGAACTGCCACCTATGAAAGAATGACTCCGAGCCAAACGGCAACTAAGTTGTCCTTGACTGGATTGCCAGACAGAGATGCAGGCGATGCCTGGAAGTCAGTCGGACCATATATTTCTATCGTTGCTACTGAAATTAAGCCAGTTAACTATAAGTCGGGAACAACAGATTTTGGCTATTCAAATGGCGCAGCCTTCTTGGCAGCTTCGTTGAGTAGACTTCCTTCGTATAGTTCAGTGGTCAATAAGCCACTTTATAATGTCGAAGCTCTTCGCTATGCCCCAACAAGAACTCAGCAGCAAGCTTTGAGCACAAAGGGTGTCAATACTGTTGTTCTTAACTTTAATAAAGTAGCAGTTTTTGGTGAAGGTTTGACATTCGGTCAGACAACATCAGACTACACGCGTTTGTCAACAAAGAGAATTGTTGACGAAGCTTCTCTTGTCATTAGACAAGTTTGCCAGAAGTTTATTGGTGAGCCATCGAACATTCAAGTTCGCAATGCGATGGAAACAGCAATTACTTCCGGTTTAAGAGGAATGCAGCTCATGGGTGCTTTATTGGGAAGCGATTTTACAGTTTCGTATGTTCCCAATCAGAATAAAGCGATTGTTGACCTCATTTTAACACCTGCCTTCGAACTTAAAACAATCGAAGTCCAGGTAGCCATTAATTTATAATATACCGATTGGAGGGTAATTCAAAATGGCAACTGAAGATTATACATCAGTAAATAAATACCTAAATACCTACACCACCTTCTCAGGTGCAGACATTGTAGCCACTTTTGGTGGAATTGAAATTGGTGCTCTTTCGGGCATTACTTTCTCTGTCACTAGAGAAAAAGCTCCCATTTACACAATGGGTTCACCTAATCCTCGTTCATTCTCAAGAGGAAAAAGAGGTATTGCAGGCTCATTGATTTTCACAGTTTTTGATCGCCCCGCATTGTATACAATGTTGGACAAGAACCGTGCAAATGGTGACCCAACACAGGTCTTCTACACAAGAAGTCATAATGCGCTTCCTGGCGATACAGCTTACAAGTATCGCGGAATAGCTGATGTCAATGATCAGGCTCTCAGTGTTGTAAAGAAAGTTCCTTACTACGCTGACCAGATTCCTCCCTTTGATATTACTATCACATTTGTGAATGAGTATGGCCAAGCTGCCGTTAGATCAATCTACGGTGTTGAACTTTTGAATGAAGGTTCAGGCGCCTCGATGGATGACATCGTCATTGAAGAAACGATGACTTATGTTGCTCGTGAACTCGGTCCTATGTACACAATCAAAACAGACGGTCTTATTGACAACGCTGACGCCGATGCTCTTGACTTTATTCAGTCAAATGCTCTTAAGTCAGATATTATCAGACCCTGATAATAAATACTCTAGGTTGACAGGTGTGCACGGGGGATCTTCCTCCGTGCACATTTCATTTTAAGGACAGGGAATAATGACTACTCAAATTTATACTGGTAAACCAAAAGCAATTATTGAACCGACAGAAGATCAAGGTCCTCGCGGAACATATGATCCAAATGCCTCTCTTCAAAATATATCATTTTCAGGAGCGGATGCAGTAGCAACTATGATCATTCCTGTTATAGGTGAAGATGGAAGAATTACCAATGAAGGCGATATAATTGAATTAGGAGAACTACAGACGTTATCATATTCAATACATAGGGAAAATTCACCCGTTAGAACTCTTGGCCATGTTAATGCCAGGGGTTTTATTAAGGGCGGAAGAACAATAGCTGGAAGTTTAATCTTTACTGTATTTAACGAATATGCATTTTATAAAATTAAAAAATATAGAGAACTACTAGGAAGAAGAAATGGTTTTTTTGCTCCATTAGCAGACATGTTGCCTCCTTTTGATATTGTTATTTCATTCTTCAATGAGTATGGACAATCTGCCAAAATGAAAATATTTGGTATTACTATTGTAGATGAAGGTCAAACAATATCTATTGATGACTTAATCACAGAGCAGACGTATACTTATATGGCTCGTGGTATTCAACCAATGGTTAAAATGGATATTGGATCCGAAACAGATTCAACCAGAAGTCCAGAAGTAGTTCAGCGAGATGTACAAATATCTAGAAATATCTTTGGCGATGAAGCCACTGACAAACTAGCAGAATTTTATAATCAAAATATGATAGAACATATTGTTAGACAGTAGGTAATAATGCCAGAGCCAAGGTTAGATAATAAAAAATTTTGGAAATTTGATAAGCAATATGATCCTCTATCTGATCAAATAGATAGAGTTTGGGCAGGAAGCGCGCCCGATAATGATAAAACTTTTAATAATTATTATGACTATTATTTTAGTGGCGAAGATGTAAAGGTATACATCGATGGTCTTTTCGGTCCGGAAGATGAATTAGATATAGCTTCATTTGCTTACTCAGTAAGACAAGAGAAGCAACCGGTATACGGATTTTGGTCATATAATTATGATACGGTGATGTTAGGTACAAGAATAATTAGTGGTGAAATAACTATTTTTACTAGATATCCACGTAGAATGACAGAAATGCTAGAAAAGGCTGCAAAGTCTAGGGTTATGAATAAAGATGTCAGAACTCCTAAAGATTCAATTATTTCAAGATTAGATTCGCAACTTTCATCAGAAGATGAAAAAAATATAGAAAAATATTGGTCCTACAGTCAATTAGATAGGATTACTTCGGACCCAGCAAAAGCTGATTCAGCAGCTGATACTAAGAGTATCTTTAGTGCCCATCCACCATTTAACTTCGTAATTCTCTATGGATTAGAGGAAACTGCTTTAAGCCCTTTCAGTGCTAATACATCGGAAGATTCAAGTACTTCTAGTTATTTAAATAATCAAATGTCTTTTGATGTTAATCAAAGAAGTATTAGAGTAGACAATAGGGTCAGTCCTATGAAAATAATTCTTCAGCAAGTCAACTTAATGAATATGTCAACTAACTATAGTCCAGGTGGTCAACCAGTCGCTGAGAGTTATCAATTCATAGCTAGAGATTATTATTTTACAGAAGCAGATCTGGGTTTCATGAAAGGTATGTCCGCCAATAATACTTCAGATTCTGACGCACCATCTAATGCTAATCCAGATTCACGCACTTTTGATCAAGTACTACGTGATCCGAATACAAGTTGGAGCTTTTAGTCTAGTGATTAACAATTGAAAAAAAAGTAATTTTATGATATTATGTACTGATACATACTAAGGAGAAACATTAATATGGCAAACGAAAGAAAAGTAGTAATAGCAGATACTCCAGAAGATATCCAGAATTTGGGTTTTGATGAAGCGGTAACGCTAGCATATTCTGATGATGTAGATGCGGTAGACGTAAGAGCTCAAGAAGCAGCTGATGAATTTGACATTGATTTGGAAGAATCAAAAGCTATTGAAGATCTTGACGATGATGTAGAGATCTGGGACGGTGGCCCTAACGCTGGAATGATTAAAAAGTGGAAAGAGCACTATGGAGATGTTTATGTGACTTCTATTTCCTATGACAAGCATATCGTTTGGCGTGTATTAAATAGAGTTGAATATAAGCAGATTGTTAAAAAAATGGAACAATTGGTCCAAGGTGGACAATTAACTTCGGCTGAAGCAAATATGTGGAATGAAGAAGCCATCACTGAACTATGCGTACTCTATCCTAAATATGACAAACAGTCAGCATCTGGAGTTATGGCTGGAATGCCATCGCTCATTGCTCAAGAAGTGCTAGAAGCTTCAGGCTTTGTAGCCCTTGAGGTTAGACAACTCTAATTAAATGTTGGACAGCCAATTAATTTTTGATCTTAAAAATAAATATGGAAATATTTATTCTGTTAACATTAAAAATAAAGATGTAGTTTTTAGAGAACTAACATTTAAAGAATATGGTCAAATTCTTTATTATAAAGATCTAGAAGATTTTTCTTCAGCTGATGTTGAAGATCTAGTCTTAGAATTTAGCATTGTCTATCCTGAAGATTTTAATATTGCTCTAATACCTCCTGGGAATGTTTCTTCTTTAGCTCAGGAGGTATTAGATATATCTGGAATAACTTCTGCAAAATTAGCTAAAAGAATTCTTCAAGAAAAAAGAGAAGAAGCTACAGAAGTTAAAAATTTAATGAAAGCCTTTGTTCTCGCTACTATAAGTGCATACAGTCCAGAGCAATTAGATGAAATGACTTTCTCCCAGTTGGCGGAAAGAGTTGCTCTAGCTGAAAAAATAATAGAAATCAAGCAAGGCATTAACGGCATTGAATCTACTAGTTTAACTCTTCAATTAATAGATCCTGAAGAAGAATTAGAAAAGCAAAAAATGCATGCAGCAAGACACAATCTGTCTAAGATGCCAGGAGCATCTACATATGAAGACCCCATTGCTCAAAAACTATGGGGATAATAATCTAAGGAGTTAGATTGATACGCGATCCAGGACCAATACAAAACTTAGGATACGGCGTAACATCTAGAGATATTCCTGTAGGTGAAGGGGAATCTGACGGCGTAGCCCCAAACTCCGGCATGGTCAGTCGCGCCCTAAACGGTCACCCAATTATGAGGTTTCTTGCCTCGACTGCTACAGTTATGGTGGCAGCTACAGTCGCCTCCAAGTTAACTAGAGAAGGCGGATTAAAACTAGGAAAATTCCTGCAAACTTCCTCAGAAGCAGGTCACCCACTAGCAACTCGAATAGTGGAAAGTGCAACTCAAATTCGTCGTCATTTAGACGAGCTCCAAGGTGTTAGTAGGTTTGTTGATAGTGGTGAAGATTTATATGGCAAATTAGTAGCTTTTGATAAATCTGGCAAACTAAGTACTGGTTACGATGGAAAAATTAGCGAAAGATTTGGCTACCAATATTTAACTAAGGAAGAAAAAAATCTTGCAGGATCTGGCTTCTTAAGTGAGCCTACAGCAGTATGGGCCTATAAGGACGAATTGCAACAAAGATTAGTGCGCGCAGGTCGTAGAATGCCGTATGAACTTCCAGCAATGTACGGTGCACAAAAAGCAATTGTTGATCCAATTTTTGGTAATCGCGAAGAAGGAAAAAGAAAAGTAAAATGGTATAACCCAGCAGACGTTATTAGTGATTTTACTAAATCATCTTTAACTATGATGGCAACAATGATTGCCCCATTTGAAGCTGTAGGCGCTGCCGGATCTGCTAGTAGTAGTTCATTAAATAGTCTTCGCTATTCAATGAATGATATGCGCAATCTCACTCCATTCAACAAAAAATTAAGTAAAGGCTTTGTTGATATAACTGAAACTTTAGCAGACGTAGGGCATGACTTTGCAACGCTAACAAATAAATTCCTTAGGACTTCGGCACAAACATCTGGAGCCTTAAGTTCCGCTACAAGAGCCTATGATAATCAACAAGGTTTTGTACAAAACCTTTATAGTCTAAGACATGGAGTAACACAAGCCAAAGAAGCTGCTGTTGCTCAAGGGGCATCTAGGTCGCAAATCAAAAATGCGGGATTCAAAGCTCTTTTTAAGAATAACACTGGAAAAAGTGTATTTGACCTTATGCCTGGAACTAGAGGATTGACCGAAGCTTTTAAGGCAGGTAAATCTGAATTTACACTTTTAGGTCAAGGCTATGATGCCCTAGAAAATTCAATAGCACACGCTAACGTATTAAAGGCTATGGGTGGAACTCCAGACGCTGCACAGTCCCTTAAAGGGGCAATGGAGAGGATCCAGTCGCAGCACTCCAGTAGGCTATCAAACCTTGCAACAGGAGTTAGAATCATGGGTGGCGGAGGACCTGGTGATGGAGCTGTTACTAGATCTCAATTTGGCTATGGTCATCAACGCGATGCCTTTAAAGATCTTTTAGAAAATCAATTAATTTCACGAGGGTTAGAAGGTAAGGAAGCCAAACAATTTACTGACTATTTGAAAGTCAGAATGCCAAAAGCAAATATGGATAGTACCAATATTATAACAATTGGTAAAACTAGAATATATGAAGATGGCGCAGACGCAGCGAATCTAAGTGACGATTTCTTTGCAAAAATAATTAAAAGATATCGTGGAATTTCTGGTGGAAAAACTTTTGAAGATGCAATTAAACCAGATGCTCTTCGAGCTTCCGTAGAAGATGCTAGAGATATATTCTCTTCTAAAGAATTTCAAAAAGGTCTAAATAATAAGGTCCAAAAAAATTGGAATAAATTTTATAGAGATGATTTAACTACAGTTAGTGGTGGAATTCTGAAGCCTATGAAGGCGTCTTATCATGATTTTACTGGCCCACAAACCGCAGCTAAAACAGAATTCCTACAAAGAAAAACAGCCCAGACCCTAGGCATTAAATTAACGGACGACGCCGGACGCCAAGTATCTAATGATGTAGTTACTGGCGCACTAAAGAATCGTGGTTTTGATCCTAACGCATTTACTGATTTAAGAGGTTTCTTAATTAAAAACCGACAAATGACCTCTGGTGTCATTGGTGGTGGATACAACTTATTTGGATTAAAATCCTTAACAATTGACGAAGCTCGTCAATCTGGTCGATTCTCGCATATGAGACCAGAGGAACAGAAAGTCATTCATGACTTAGCTTCACGAATGGCTATTAACGACCCAGTATCTAAATCTATTGGATTCAGTAAACTTGACGGAGTATACAAAAGTAGATCGGGTCAAATATTAGACTTTACCTCCGTTAAGTCAACCTTCTCTAAAACAGCAAACTTCTTTGCATCAGAATTCAAAATTCCAATATTGGGATTCAACCCAGCTGATTTATTTGGCTATAGATCATTTGCAGAGATGGCAAATCGATCACCACTGCAGTACGTATCGTCTAGAACAGTGCAGCCATTCATGCCGGAAGGAGCTCAGAGTAAGGCAGACTTCCATATGTGGTTCAAGACTAAGGGAACCAAGGGTAAGTTAATGTCTTTCCAGACAGATAATTTATCTGACGCAGTGCATAGTTCAGTAATGAATGGAACCTATAGAGCTATTCCAACTAATACTACAGACTTATTAACTAGACATACTCGCTACGCAGCAAACATGCAGGGCGAAACTATTAATGAAATTAGAGATTCAAGTGGTTCAAAATTCTTAGACAGAATTCTTGGCGGAGAAAGAGCAATACGCTTTAAAAGAAAAATGAGTATTGACTCAGAGCAGCCAAACTCTATGTTTAATTTAGCTTCTAGATTTAAAGGTCGTTCAACAGATTTAAATAACAATGGTGTTATGTCTCGACTATTATCTGGTGAAGATGTTAAATATAATTCTGGCGGAAAAGAAAAAATATTAAAATTATCTACTGGCAAGAACGGTGAACTTGGTGTATTTGATAATTTGGGGAATGCGGTAGATGATTTTGCCGAAGCAGATATTTTAAGAGGGTATCAATCTTTACGTAAACAGGCTTTTCAATATGGAACTCCTAGCGAAGTAGTTAAAGAACTTGAAACTAGTAGACCTGATTTGTTTACATTTGGTGGAAGAAAAGTTAGTGCAATTCAATCTGGTACGGAAGCAACTAAATTTGCAGAAGATTTATTAGCAGCACAAAACTTAACCGCTCAACAATTAAGGGCAAAAGGAATAGATCCAACTTTCTTAAGCACATCTTCATCAAGAATCCAACGTTTAATGCAAGAGACTAATCTTAATTCAATGTCTCAAATGGCTGAAAAGTCTCCGACGATTACAACTAGATTAGACGAATTAAAAAATGAAATATTCAGATATGTTTCACAGACTAATCAGATGCAATTAGGCGGAGGAAGCTCTGCAGATATTTTTATCGAAATGCAGACAGCTGTTGATAAACTAGTCAAGAGTGGAGTAATTAGCGCATCTCAAAGAGTTGAGGCACAAGCTGCAGCACTTTCAAGCATGTTTAACATTAGTGCGTTTAAAACATTCCAACACTCAGCTACTAACATACAAAATGCTCGAGCAGGCGCAGCAGAAATGTTTAGCATTTCTAGCAAAAACGCAAGCTTAAAAAAAACCTTTGATCCTTTCTCTAAGGGTGAAATAAATCAAATTAGTAGTGGTATTCGTAAAAAATTCTCTCCATTATTCTCAGCGGGCAAAAAAGCTTTTGGAACAGCCGGGCATGTTGTTGATGACCTAGCTGTTGATGCGTTGGGTTCCGGACAAAGCGTTACAGTAGTACCCACATTTGGGACTGTCTTTGGCAGAGATCCAATGGGAGCAATAAAAAGTGCGGTAGGTCTAACAACATATTCTGATCCACAAAGCTATTCCTTAGGAAGCGTTCCTATCTCACAAGGTGTTGAAAGATTAAATAGATACTTTGGTACTTTGGGTGGTCAATTAAATGTTTCAGACTTTAAAGGACCCTTAGATCTATTTGCCAGAGGTATGGTCGGAAAACGAGTATTGCCACTATACGCAGCAGGAGTCACTGCCCTAACGGTAGACAGAACATTAGGCGGAATGACCAAGGGTAAAGACGAAAGAGGAGAAAGAATATATTCTCCATTAGTTCTTGGGCAGGTTGCAAAAGGTGCAGTCGAACTTCAATCGCTATCTGCTGGAATAGCTCCAGGTGGAATGAGTTATGAGGATAAGAAAAAGCAATTAACTGAAGGCGAAGTTCCAATCAGACAGGGTAGATGGTGGCCACTTGGTAATACTCCATTTAAAGGTGGAAAGATTCAATACTATAGGCCTTCATGGTACCGTAAACTTCAAGCAGGAGCCATGTTTACAAGTGATACTTACGGTAGTCCGGCAGAAAAGTTTTTGTTCTACAATGATATTTCACCGCTAAGACCTTTAGATCCGTATAGATTTGAACGTAAACACCATGATGATAGGCCGTATCCTGTTACTGGAGAATATTTCTCTGGTCCATTTGGCCCACTAGTGCCACTGGCAAATATGACTATTGGAAAAGTCCTAAAACCGCAAGTATTAATGCATGAGAATGAAACAGCACAAGGGCTATCTAATTATGTCAGAGCTGGACAGTCGGGCGCATACGATGCCTCAGCATACGCACAAACTCCTAGTTATGTAAATGGAGTGGGATTCACTGCTGGCATGGGCACAAGCGCGCGCGGAGGAGCTCCTGGTGGCTTTGAAATGACAGGGGGTGGTGCACCTACACCTGGTGCGATTGGGGGCGCTGCAGGCGTATATTCCACTAACTCCATGCTAGCTAGTAGGGCAGGAAGTACTGGTGCAGCTGGGGCCATGGTTAGATCTTCAATTAAAGATGTTAACTCGCAATATGCTAATTTATCTTATGGACCACCAAAGATGTCTAAAGTCATGCCTCCAAGAATAGTCGCTGCGGGAGCTCCATTGGAGCCTAGTGCTACTTCTTTTCAAGCTGGAGAAGCTGGATTTAGAATGCAGGAAATGGCAGGTATTTATGGATTTGCATTCGCTAATGCAAGAAAGAAATTAGGGTTTGGACAAGCAGATTTCCAACCACAAAGATCCGTTCTGCAGTCAGCATCCAAAGCGTACGGAACAACTAGGGCATTCTGGGATCTTAATCTTGGTGGACTAGGAGATGCACCACTGGGAAATAAAGAGGGAGTTGGCAACTTTGAATTTTCGGAAATTGTTAGGCGATTTATTCCGAAAGAAAGAACTAACATTGACTATTTAAACCCAATTAAAAATACTATGGGTGAAAAGTATCCTTTTCTTCCTGGATCTGAATATTTTACAGATTTCACTAGAGGGGATCCTTTTACGAAAGTACAAGAAGGTGAATTAAGATTACCAGGAGTAGGCTATGAAAGATTCAATAGACTTCATCCAGACTCCACTGGGCAATATGGGATGTTAGATCAACTAAAAATATTAGGTGATGTTGCACCGTATTCGCAACAGTATAAAATATTAGACAAAAAAATGGACAAAATGAATTTGGGTCCAGCTGAAAGAAATCAAGTAGCAGACATAAGATCTCAAGTTCAAAGTATGACAACTAAAAATGAATTTACAGATTATAAATATAAAGGATCATCTGCTGAAGCAATGGGGCAACATCCATTGAAATTTGGTGCAGGAAGAATGGGAGAATATTTAGCTCACTCAGATAACTTTGTATTAAGTAAGGCTATTGGAAAAAGAACGGCTACTGAAGACTGGGAAAGAAAAAATGTTTATGGCGCAACATTCCCAGAATGGCAAAGACCATTTGAAAGTTATATTAAGCCAATGATCAATAAGTCTACACAAAGAAATCCAATAGCCGCAGCCAGCGCATTAGGTGTAGCTGGATCTTTATTCGGAAGAACGGCAAAAGCTAAATTACTGGGAACAGCAGTTGGAGTAACTACTGGACTAGCAGCGTCTGCATACGGAAAAACATCAGAACTTGTAACTGGTGACAGATTCATCCCAATGAAGAGAAAAAAAGAATTGGCTCTTGATGAATATTCTGACATTTTAAGTTATGTAAAGAGTAAAAGATTAGAGACTATGGCTAAAGCTTCTGGTGACGGAAAAGCAGCAATGCAATATAATATGGCTGCAAAAAGAACAATGTATGGAGCTGATCTTTACGGAAAAGATTTAGATACACTATCTCTATCTATACCTAAAAGAAAAAGGGAACACTTTAAAGCAATGATTAATGCTCCAGAAGCAGAAAGAGGTAAAATACTCTCAACTGCTGGGCGACTTGAAAGAAGAATTTATGAGGCATCCTGGGGCATGGATGTTGAGAAAAAACCAGATTTAGGCGAATACTTTACCCGCCATGAACTTCCCGATTTATCGTGGGAAGGTTGGCATCCAAATACAAATATGGATCAAGTTAAAATTAAAACGGGAGAATCAATGGGTCTAGAAATGTCTCAGATGGGTTACTATCCTCAACAGATCCGTGAAGCTAATTTAGCTAATCCAAGCTTTCCTCAATTTGGAAAAAGTGGAGACAGACAAGACACGCTATATAAGTTACGTGGATTAATGAATGGTTCTGGATTTTCTGGAAGTGTTACTCCAGTCATAAATCCTTTTGGTTCACAAAGTATTGATGTTTCAGCAGGGATTAGATAATGGTAAATATTAATAAAATGTATCAGACGCTGCCAGAAAGAATGGCAGCTGGAAGATCAGCATTAATGAGAACTACCTATGGAATGGGTGGTGTCATAAAAATAGAACCAGATGGTGATAAAGTTAAATATGTTTTAACCGCCACTGGTGAAAATTTTACTAGCGTTGAAAGAGCATTTAACGCTGCAGCAGCTCTGCACGTTACTCAGGTCAATCCATTAACTACGCCTAAATTAGGAAATAAGGTTAGTGGTATGGCTCAAATCATGCAAGACATTAGAAATAGATCTAAAGGTTTTAACGCTGGCGAAATCCAAACCCTGCAGAATGCAGGCATTGACGTGAGTATGATAAAAGATATGCAAGTAGATCTTCTCACAATGCATGCAGAAAAGGGCGGCACTAAAGCTATTGCTAATAGAATTAAAACGCTAAGAGAACGTGGCGCCCTGCATGGAATTACCATCATGGATGACGAAGGTGCACGAGTTATCAATATGCGAGTTGGAAACAAAATGCTGAGTAGTTATCAATCTAATTTATTATTATCAGTTACTGGACACGATATGTTAGATCCGGAAACATTTGGAAAAATAATGGCAGGAGCTGATTCTACAAAACTAGCAGATAAATTAATGAAGATTGGAAAAAGATTCAGATCTTTAGCATCTGAAAGAGAAATTTCTTTAGCAGGAGGCGATTTAGCAAGCTTTATAAAAAAAACTTCTCCAGAATTTGGTCAATCCATGCTAGTTCTTGATCCTCAATATGAACTTTTGAAAAAAATGGCTCACAAAGAATTAGGTGGAGCTTATGATTTTGGCGGCAAAACAACGAAAGCCAAAGCTTTACGATCATATTACGCTAAAGCTGATCCAGAAGATTTTATTGGCAATGTAATGAAGAATTTAAATAAAACCGATAGAGTTGAACTCATGAGGGTAATTAAATCGGGTAATTTTTCTTATGATGCAACAGGAAAAGTTGGCAATAGATTTGCTAGTGATCAATTAATGAAACATCTAGACAAACATTTTGTCAATGGTGACGCTACTAGAAAAAAAATTGTTAAAGACATGTTTGATAATATTGAGTATGCGTATGACGGGTCTGACTTATTGAATGCCAAATATTTAAATAATTATGTAAAAACTATGGGCGTGAGGGCAAATCAAATAGAAAAACAATTAAAAACAGATAAAACTTTAACAGCGGAAGCAAAAGAAGCATTATCAATAGAATTAAAACAAGTAAGAAATATTGAGAGACAAGTAAAAAGGGCTGGCAGTAAGGGTGGATTAGAACAGGTTACTGGCCGAGGTCACGCCTTGGAGTACGGGGATATCAAAACTGCTTTTAATGTTACAGAATTTGAAGGTAAAGAATTAAATAAATATTCAATGATTGTTAGTAAAATGGGATTTAAGGGCGAATTAGGTTTTGCGGGTAAAACTAATATTCTTAACTTAAGCGGTATGGGCGCTGGTAGAGAAGCTGTTTATGCGGATCCGGTTTCAGCAGCATTCCACCCAGAAGTTTTTGCTGATGTTAATACAATAGAAGCTATGGAAAAAAGATCTCAAACTGTACTGCAAGAATTTGAGGGGGCCATTAATAGTGGTACAGTTCCCAAAAGGGTAAAAGCTATGTTAGAACAAGCTGCAGAAAGAAATATAGAACATCTTCCCTCTTACGCACGCGGGTCTGCAGCTAGAAATAGGGAATTTGCTAATGCAATTATAGAAATGATGCAAAGCGGAGTCAGTCCTAATCAAAATCCAACAATGATGAATATGCTTCATACATTCTTTGCAACTGAAGCATTCCGAACAAAGGGCAATTTTGTTCAATCTGTTTTGCCAGAAACTCACCGGTTTGCTATTGACAGTGAAGCTGGAGTTTTGGGAACAAAAGAAGGAAAAATGTTACTCAATAAAGGCAGAGGTTATGACAGAATATCTATGGCTGGAGTAGGAGATATCGATCATGATATCCTAAAATTCAGAGTTAGTGGCCACAAGATGATGTTTTCGGCTGATGCCATTGGACCTTATAGACATGCACTTGGTGGATTTGACTTAGACGACAAAGGTCTACCTAAGCTATTGACGTATCAAGATAATGCGGGAATGAATCGTTTAGGATTTTCAATTTTCCGTCAACCATCAGGTCCTGAAGAATTAATTTTTGCTCGAATGAATATGGATCAAGAAACTATTAGAGGTTTGTTTGGTGGCGGAGAAGATGTATTTGCAGTAAGACATTTTAGAAATGCGCTAGACGAACTAGCAGCCGACACATCACTTAATGCCCAAAAAAGAAGAACATATACTTATTTGCAAGAAGTATTAGATAAAACACATACAGAAATCAAAAAAGGAAAAGTAGTTGAAAAACCACTTTCTGCAGATTATTTTGAACAAGGAATTTATGATGTATATCAAAGACTTGAACAGACCGGAAAAACAAAACTTCAAAGACTAACTCCAGATATGCAAGCAAGAATAGCTAAATATGGATCTTCGGCTTTAACAGTTGCGGATATAGGTGTAGAACCAGCATATACAAGGAATGGTGTATTCAAAGCATTTACTAAATCTGGCGCTTTTGATATGGGAAGTGACCTGTTGGATGTAATGAAGCAGAATAACGTTAATCCAGCAGTTTTAAAGCAATTAGAAACTGCTAAAGCAGGCACTTATTTTGTTGAAGGAAAACAAAGACAATTAAGTCAATTTGAACACATGATGCATTTAATGGAAGTTAACGGATTTGAAAAAGATCCTACATTAAGGGCAGCTTTTGCATCTGCATTTGAACAAGTCGGTATGAAAAAGGCAATAGAGGGTGGAGATATACTTGGTCTATATGTGAACAGATCTATGGCCGTAGGTTCATCATTAAATCAATATGAAGCTTTTTTAAAGGGCGCAGATAAAAAAGTCCAAGACTACATGCTTCAAAATTATAAAATAGGAATGCTATCACAGGAAACAGCAATTGACCTTTCTGTAAACTTTGCTGGAACAAGAAAACTGCATGGGGCAGTTGGGGAAATGTTATCTAAAACAGATGCTATATTTTATAAAGATCAAGGCATTCAAAAAGCATTAGGAGAACTGGGACTTGCTGGCGCTGGGGACAAAGGTATTACTCTTGATATTTTTGGAGAAAAAAGTATGGCTAACCTTGGCAAAATGATTGGTTATTCTAGAGCAGTGGGGGGGGATCAAGAAAATCTTTTAGGTATAGATGAATTCTTATTAAGGGAAAGAGTTAAAGGTAGTGATACTAAATTAATTCTAGATAATATGATTACAGGCATGCAAGACGCACAAAGGAATCAACACGCAACAACAGTTGATTTAGATAAACTTATAGAAGAACTAAAAGCCCTTTCTGCTACTAATGATGAAGATAAAATAAAAAAAGCTTTAATAGAAAAAATTGGTCTAGGCGCCGATCATAAATATTCATCTATTTCAAAAATACATGACGTAGGAACTAGATATGAAGCGTATTTAGATTCAGTAAGAAGGGCTTCAATATCTCGTATTGGCGCAGATGACATTCTAGCTTCAACTTCAACATCCGCTGAAGCTGAATCAGTTGCGCGAAAAATTCTTGAAACTCATAAAGATTCTTTAGAACAAATTTTTAATGTTACAAATAATCATCTTAAGGAGATGACTGAACTCGAAAAACATAACCACGCAGCTATGTTGGATAGTGTTGGAGAAAAAGTATTACGTGACATTGGTCAAGCATCAAAACTTGAAAATGTTAACATGGCAGATCTTGTAAACTCTATAGATAAACAAACCCGCGGAGTAGGTTCCAGGGTAGATATCGGTGGCCTTAGGCACTTAAGTTCAGCATACGATTCAACAATGTCAGATGAAGCTCAACAAACAGCATCACAGATTCAACGAGTAAGAGATTATAGAAGAGCAAAATTTTATGAAGGTTTTCATCAAGACTATGCTAATGAAGTTCAAGGTAGCTTGGGCAATAAAACTACTATGGAAGAACTTACTCAAGAAGCTGAAAAAAGATTAAAAGCTATTAATGAAGCTCAAAAAAGAGTGGATAATGGATCAAAAAATATGTTTGATGTAATAGCTGCAAGCCACGAACATACTGATACTCTTAGGGCTTTAACAAATGAGTCTGAACAAATTGCTGATGAAATGGTCAGAAAAGATGCAAACCACCAAGCTGCCGTAATAAGAGCTCAAATGAAGAAGAGAGAATTAGAAGATAGTGGATTTATAGATACGGAAATGAAAAACGGCACCATTGCCAACATGGAAGATGCTATACGAGAATTCGGAGATGATCATGGTCTAACGGATGATATGATTAGGTCTGTTCGTGAATTAGATGATGGACTCGTAAAGAATAAGGCTGTATATAAGAGAATAGGGGAAAAAATGGGAGATCTTAAAGATCTCTTTAAAAATCCGACTATTAGAAAAGGTACCTTAGCAATTGGAGCTTTAATAGCAGGCAGCTTAGCCTATACAGCGATTAGAGATAGAACACATGATGATATGACTGGTCCCCCTTTACTTCCTGGCGGTTCGGCATACGAGAGTGGTTACCCAAATAGAGTACCACAAATAGGAACCTTTAGTGGTCCCGGTTATGATTCAGGGGTTAGCTATAAAGTAAACCTATATGGAGATCAAGACACCGTAAGAAGATTTAATGCTGCTGCCGGAGGGTTGGTTAATGGCAATATGAGTACTACTATGTATAATAGAATCCCCGATGTGGCTCATGATCCATACAAAGAAATGGCAGCCAACTATTAAGGTTAGGTATTTATGATTTTTGGTGCAGGCGATCAGAATAAAAGGCTCAGTGACGCAGCTAGTCGCCCCAGGGACACTTCCCACAGAAAAGAAAATGCGGATAACTACTCTGCTAAAATTTCCTCCAGTAAATCATCTCCGACAAAAGCTGTTGGTGAGTCTAAGAATAATATTAGACAATCCAATTCAGACAAACTAAAAGGTTCCTACGAAGGACTACAGCATAGTTCCTCAACTGTCCTACAAATGAATGGCAGGGGATATGATAATAAGTCACTTCAAAAAGCCAGATATAATAAAAATCAAATATCTCATAATAATCATAGGTTTAATTTTAATATGCCTCCCATTGATAAAAAATATAGTATAATGGATAATTACACTTCTAGTTCAGCAACTGGATCTTCCAGCAATAAAATTAATAATATCGTTAAAAATAATATGATGTTTAAATAGGATAATATATGGCTATTAATACAATATCTAAAAATGTACTAAAGTACGTTGTTGAACATCCCGCCCTATATGAACAGGTAACGCAATTATTATCCAACCCAAGCACTAGTCCTGATGAATTATTTCGATTTTTTAATGATGGTTCACCAGGTGGTTTGGCCCAATATGAATATAAGGGTAAAGATCTTCTTGAGTATGGCGAAAGCGATAGCTACGCGCTAGTTGCCTATAGGATAGCTGTTTCTACTTTTATAGTTGGAATTCCTTCACAGACAGCAATTATTATAGATGAGTATAATACTTATGTTCAAAATGCGACCAACATTGCTAACCCATATCTGCAGAGCGAAAGCGATGTAATTTATCACTTTATTACAACGTACGCTTATACAGGTTATTACCCTAATATTACAAAGCTTTTAGCGGGCAAGGTACTAGCCAGATTACAGCTATGGAATACTACTGCAAATGGAAGAAATATTGATGATACAGTTCTAGCTGAAATAGCTAACATTGAACAGATTAAATCTTCTGAAGATGAAAAAAAGTTAGAAGATAGTAATCCGGAAGATCAAGTCTATTTAGATTTTCTTAATTTTGTATCTAAAGCTCGCCCTAATATAGATGACCCCAGGGATGCATTATTGAGTGCGGGTTTTGGAAATAGAGATTCTACTAATACATCTACATCTTATTTTCGAGTATTTTCTAAAATTAGTGAATCAATAAAAGATTTAAGTGACACGAATTCCTCAATGCTATTTAGCAAAATGGAAGACATAGGACTTTTAAATTTAGCGTCATACGCTTACGAAATATCTGAATTTGCTAAGAAAAGGTTAAGAAGTAAAGATACCCTAAAAGCTTCTGCGGATAATGTAATCAACCCAGAAGTAGATCTGCCATGGTTAATCTCATTGACTGAAGCTGTACAGCAATTAAAAAAAGATCCTTTAGCTTTTGCGTCAATTGCCTATTATTTTCCAAGCTTAACAACGTTCCTAGTTGATGCACTAGCAGTAGTTGGAGATTATTCTAACAATGGCAAAGGTGGCGGAGAAGAAGATACTTTAAATAATCCTGAAGATTTTGCCAGGTCACTAGAAAAAGCTTTTGGTATAACTAGAGAAGGTAAAGCCATTTTTGAAATGGCTTACAAATTTACAAATACATCACAACGTATTAAAAATGTTCTTGAGACTTCTCCATTTAGAGCAAATATTGCTCCCAACGTTCCAGATATATTTCACTTAAGATTAGGTGCATCTAATTTTTATGTTCCACCTATATCAATAGATGTTAATTCATCTTTCAAGACTGGCAGTCTTACTGGAGCAGCAATTAGACAAAAGAATAGTCCAAAATTTAATTCTGGCTATAAAGAGACTAGTGTTAGGATGAGATTATTCTTTCCAAACTATGAAGAAATTTGGGGATTGTCAATAGACAATGCTTCTCAAATAGATTTAAATGATACATTTAAAATTGACTTTAAAAATGGTGGAGATTCAGAAATAAAAATAGATAAATTTCTTTCTTCACTGAGAGGACTAGTCGCAGCATTTAAATATTCTCCGTTTCTTCCTATTAAGAATCATTACTTAAATGTTGTTCATGGAATAACTGCAGTAGCACTTTCTAGCATGACCGTTTCCACTATTCCTAATTATCCATTCGCCCTAGCGGTTGATCTTGAACTTTTGAATTTTAATCATCAACCATTTCTTCCAATGATTAAAGATTTTAATCAAGCAATACACTGGGGTAAGTATCGTCAATATATGGGTAAAGCGGCAGGGCATCTGCATGATTATGTCAACGAAGAATTTTTACTAAAAAAATCTGATGTAAAAGAAGCAGACAATACTGTAAAAACAGGAATAGATTTTGGTTTTGGAATAGGGATTGTAGACCCCAATGCCCAACCAGAGCCTACTCCTACGATTCCTCAATCTGGAGCATTTGATAGTGCAATTAATATAAATGTAATATCAGAATGGCGTAATGGAAATAATATATCCCTATTTGCCCCAGCGGAAACCCAAACAAAAATATTTTTACCAGATACATCTTCATTTAGAACTAAACAAGAAAAGATGTACACAGATTTAGGCCAAGGTACATGGGAATCTTTATTGTCTAGTATAGGCATAGATATCAATCAAAGCACTTCATATGGAGTATCTCTACAAGAAGTCCAAGACATATCACTTTCAAGTTCATTCTCCAAAGCAACAAAAGATATTGTCAAAGACTCAGTAAATATATTGACGGCAGGTATTAATTCTGACAATATGGCAGAGCAAGCCTATGCCTATTTTGTGGCCTCATTCATTGCAGAAAACAAGAATGTTACTTCAGCACAACAAGAGTGGTTGAAGAATGGTTATAATTCATATTCTTTATTGTATCCAGAAGAAGCTACTTATATTTTTCAGGGTAAATACTTAGAAAAAACATCACTAAATGCTGTAAGAACTTCTTTGGAAAGAATTTCAGAAAATCCTTCATCTTATTTAGACTATTTAAGAGAAGGAATGACTAAAGAGAAATTAGATAAAATTGGAATCCCCGCAGATGAAATAACAGATGATACAAGAGCAGCTGTTGATGCAAAGGTTCGAAAAGAGTTAGCACAAGCATTTAGTGCAACCTTGTATGAAAGGTTCTTTAAGAGTGGACCAATTCAATCTTTAATGGAGGCTGCCCGAGAAAGAGCTGGGGCGTTCCAATTTAAAGAATGGGAAGTGCCCATGATACAAGTCGACTTAGATCCACAATCCGTTATAGTTAATGGAGTAACTGTTTCCATGGGAAATAGTCTTGCTAAACTTCAAATTCAGATGCAAGATGAACCAACGTATCAACATATTGGTGGTAGAGATAGCAATATCAATATATCAATGACTGTTATTGGCGAAAAAGAATTAATCAAACTAAAAAATGTATTTGATCATATTTCTGGATTAGCTAGATTAGAACACGCCACTGGAGTCATTGGTTTTTTGGGTATTAAAAATATCATTACTGCCTTGTGCGGTATTAAATATGTCCTCCCACTAAATTACAGTGTTAGCACAATACCCAATTACCCGCACGCGTATGATGTTCAATTAAGTTTAATAGACTTTGATATATTTCAGCAAAAACGTGAAGAACTTAGCAGCACGCAACAGAAAGAACTAATAGATCAATTTAGTACTAAAAAGAATCCATTTTTAAGAATTAAACAATTCTGGGGAACGTTTAATTCTTATCCAGATTTTCCTTTGAGTGTGAAAAATTCTGGTGGCGATGTTGTAGGGCATCTAGATCCAGATTTTTATTTTAGAAGTTTTGAAATGTTTGATAAAGACGTTGTTAATAGTTTTAGTACCCAGCATCAGAAGATTCAAGATTATAATTTTGATACGCATTCAAACGGAGCCGGTGGAGTTGGCGGAGAAGGTTATGATGTACTTGGTATCACTGCAAAAATTTTAGAATTTATTACTTTATATAATAATTCTGCAGATGAAACAACCACTGAAGAAATTGTTAATCAAATAAAAGATTATATAATTGCAAATCAAATTGGATTATCTAGATTTATACATATATTTAGAAACGTAGTTACTGGAGATACCGAGTTCAGTAATTCTGCAAATGTGCAATTACTAACAGACTTTATCACTTTTGCAGAAGAAACTAGTGAAATAAATCCCTATTTCGAAGATGTTATTGCAGCTCCTTTTCAACAAGGTGATTTATCCCCCAATAGTGCATCTAATGCAACATCCATAGAAGCTGCTATAACTGGAGCTTTCAGTCTACCAAATGAAGAATACGTTAGCTTTGATCCTGATGAAGTTGATTTTCATAAACAAATTTTTGCAATACCCGCATCCGATCCAAAAGATGTTATGGAAGGTAAAATACCATCTATTTTACAAACCGCAGCAGGTACGCATTTTGGATACCAAGTCAGATCCAATGGAAGATTCTATCTCACTGCTGGAGGAGATAATATCAAAAAAGTTAACAATGAAAATGATGGAACAAATTCAGGTGTTATAAAACTTCAGACTAATTACTTAAAAGATGTTCAAACTCCTGAAACTGGAAATACAACAGTTAACACTGGAGTCCCAGGTGCAAAAGCTATTTCTGAATACCAGAATTCATACAATGGAGACATGCAGTCACATTGGGAAACTATGATGGTTGATTCATCATATAGAGATATATCAGGAAGAATGATTAGAGCATTCCCAACCTATATGTTATGGTTAATAGATGAAGGTGGAATGTTTGCCGGTGTTAAATTATTTGATAATTTTTACGGATTACAATCAATCATAGATTTTTCAGTAGTAAGCTCAGAAGATCTATTGGGCGATACATTAATATTTAGAGTTTCAAATCTTTATAGCAAGCTGACAAAAAATGAATCAAGTAAAATATTTAATCCTAATCTAGACGATAACTCCAATGATTCATTATCCTTGACTGAGGGAATAAGCTCTATTATTGATAGAACATTAAATATGTCAAGAAATATTCTTGGCCATATGAGGAACGAATATATTGTCGACATTGCTAATATAAGACTAAAGCCGGGAGTAAGAGTTCACCTAAGATCAGGATATGGCTCTAATCCAAATTCACTGCAAACAATATTTAATGGAGTTATTACAAATATTGAACAAGGTGAAATAGTTACAATTACAGCTCAATCTGATGCAATTGAATTAGGTGCTGTAATGAATTCAACAAATAAAAAAGGCGATAGTGGAAAAATTGATGGCGGCGTAGATACTGGAATGTACATGTCTGAACCCAGAGACTTAATGGTTAGACTTCTATCTATGGGTGCATCCAGAACTCGAGAAGCTTTAGCACACGCAACAAGGGGTACAGTATTTTCAGAAAATAGATTTGGTATTAGACATTTTGGAAATATTCTTTATGAGCCATTAACTACTGGTGAGCAAGCTAAGAATGATGCTATTAGAGATAGTATTACTGGAGCATTTAGTATTGCGGGTAGCAATAATAGTTTCATGAATAAAGCAGTTGGCATAACTGAAGGTTTCAGTCTAAATTATAGAGGAAATTCTCTCTCTGCGGTTGGTCAATTATTCTCCAATTTCTGTGCCCAAGTTGATCTTGAAATATTCAAAAGAAATATTTATCCAGGCAACGGGACAGGTATAGCTCAATTCCTTGGGGGGGACTTGGATGACGGTTGGTCCACAGCATCTTCTCTGGTCAAAGAAGATAGCTATAACGACAGGACGGATGGTTACCTGGGTAGATTAACTGATAGTAGTTGGAATAAATTAATTGAATCTAGTCAAATGGAGAACTATGGGTTATCGGACACCGGTGGTAATAATACATTAGATTTCTTAACGCAAGATAATCAACTTGTCAATTCAGATGGAAGAGCTGGATTAGTTAAGGGCCTATTTGCCGGAGGAATAACCGCTGGAGCCGCTGCTTTAGGCGGCATGGGTGTTGGGGCGGTAGCAGGTGCAGGACTGCTTGGCGTTATACGTGGTAGAGGTGGCACAAATTTATTTAGAACGTTAGGAATTATATCGCCTAATTCAGATGATGACCTACCCGGTTTTGATGAGGTTTCATTTAGAGCTCAAACTTATATGAGAACTGTTTGGGATTTATTTGAAATGTGCGCAAGACTATTGCCAAACTATATCGTTGCAGTTAGACCATTTGAGGATAGATCAACAGTTTTTTACGGTAAGCCACATTGGCTATATACATCTGGCGTAGTGCCAATTACTACTGGTTTTCCTGGGCAAGAAAAAGCAGAAGAATTAGGTATTATTGCACCACAAATGAAAAATCCTGATCAAGATTTAATTTCTATCTTAGATAAAATCAATAAAGATACTAATCCTTTAGCTGACTACGCGGCATTCTTTCAAGCTTCTGAACCAAGTCAAACATTTCAAGATATGTCACAATCCATGTTAACCTCAAGTGGTATATACGCACCGACATCCAGTGTAGTAGGAAAAGTAATTAACTTTTATGCGCAACCATCTTCAACGTATTATGATCCAGCGGCTCCTACTAAAATATTAGCTAAATTACCAGTTTCTAAAGGTTATGTTAATGTCGGCCTCCACTTGCCATATGGAGTCCCCAACGGTGGGACGCAAGACAGTCGACCTAATCAAGAGAGTAAACATCAACAACTGGGGAATTTACCCCCAAGATTCAGTTTTCCATATTTTACCGCTAATGAAGATCTTCCTTCAGATCAACTTATTAATTCATCTTTTATAGATATTGCTGTAGATATTAAGCAGTTTATGAATGATAGCGATGGTGATCACATCACTGAAGGTAATAAGGATTATTATAATAATTTATTAAAACTTCAAAGTTTAGAGTATATTTTCTTTGAACAATCAAAATTAACACTTATTCCATCTGACGATACTATCAATCTTGATAGTCCATTAAATCTAGCACAGCTTAATTTTGATGCGCTAAACCTTATGCCAGACTATAAAGTAATTAAAATGCCCTTACCTAGAATGAGTGGGCTAGGGTCAAGGAACGCTGAAGGAAATATAGCTGCAAATAATGTTGATGATAATTTTTCTTTTGAATATCAAAAGGGTAACTACGGAGAATTAACCTACCAAGAATGGGGCTCCCCGGCAACAGCTGAAGATGAACAATTTTATATAGCTATGAAATGGCCATATCATCCAGTCTCACAAAGTGAAACAAGTAAAATTGGAGCAGATGAAGACACTATTAGTCAATTTAAATCTAATTATGGCTTTGAAGATTTATACGGAACAGTAAAAGACTATAAGTCTAGAAAAGTTTTAGTTTATAATCCAAACAATAAAAGGGCAGTAGTTTGTCGTCCAGCATATTTCTTATGGGGTAATGAAAAAACAATTAGTACCAATGATGAACAGTCCCAATTGTCTAGCGCAGTAGTGTCACCGGACGCAGCTTATTACTTGAGTATAATCACACGAAATTCTAATGAAGAAAACATGGATGTCTCTGCTGCTACTGGTACAGATGATGGAATAAAAAACATGAATAACTGGAGAAATTCTGGATTCAGACCCTATCCAATTATGCAAGAATGCTATATGGCTTTTGTGCCAGATGAAACTCCAGTTGGCGTAGTGTCTTCATCTATTGCTCCAGCAGTTAACTTTTCCTTAAAAAATCAAACTGGTGAAATTATTGACTCTGAAATGGGGCAAGTCATTGGGTTTGGATCGTTCAAACCAAAAGAAGGCTCTACAAATTATGCAACAGGGTCAGCATTCATCGACCCCAGCGCGCCTGTCGTAGATTTTGGTTTTGGGACAAGTGCTATTTCTAATGCGTTTAATAATTCGCTAACTCGGTTTAGTCCTATTGACACTTCATTAGTTTCTAACGTTGAAGGCTTGCAATATGGCGGCAATCCGCTTAATGTCATAAATGAGGGAGATCAAAAAACATATTTTCAAGCTGTAATAGATGCAGATTACAGTTCCCTGGGAAGAGATAATCTTTATCAAATACTAGATGATGAATTAACTACAACAGGGCCAGATAACTCTACAGGCTCTGGAAGAGTTTCATTTGCTGAAGTATATTCTCCTTTAGATTTAATTAGTGTTGAAGCTAGATCATACTATGACGAAAATTTTGATGCGTCAGTATCAGTCATTGCTGGCGATGGAAGAACATTAAGAATGGCAGAAGATATTTGGGATCAATTTAGGTTTGGTTATCATACGTATGAGAGTGTTAAAAAAATATTTTTTGACACATTTAGTTTAGATCCAGATAACGAAAATGAATTTCCAGATTTTTATAAGAATATACTTACTGGATCTAATTATGCAGGCTATACACCCATAGCTCACTTCAATAATTCTATAGGTGGCACAGTAGGCGCAGTAGATGAATTTGCAGTACTTTTAGGTTCAGATTTTACATCCAATCTTAATACAGTAAACGATGAAACTAATTCATCAAGCGCCGACACCTTTAGTGATGAAAGCTATAAGGCAGCGATTGAATTTGCCAGGCAGAATTATATTGATGCAAGTATTGATCAAGGTGGATTAATAGATTACTTTAATGCGGTTGTCGTTAAATCTCTAGGGGCAATCCATGACAATTTCCTAAGTGAAAAAAACACAAAACTTAGCAATACATTGATGTTCAGTCTATCTTCCGATTCAGAAAGTCCAACTCTTACAGCTGAACTAGTTAAAAAAATTAAAACACCAAAACAATTATTCCTTTTAATGGTTGGAATTTTCCGTCAGAGAATGTGGGAAGATCCATATGCCAGAGCTTGGTTAGTTCTAAAGCCAGATAGAAAGAAAACTGGAAAAGATCAATGGAGTTTTAAACCAGTAGATAAAATATTTAGAGCATTTATCGACCCATATAATGATTATGCTAAGCCAGGTAAGCAAGATAAATTTAGACAACTATTAGTTTCAACTAGAGGTGAAGGCAATAGTGCTACTAATATTGTTGGTGAGGTTGTTGATGGAATCAATGATTTCTGGAATACGAATATTGGACCCATCTTTACTGCTATATCTGACGGACTTACTGGTCTTTTGTCAATGTTTAAATTGTCCATGCAACAAATGGGATATGCGCTTTCTGAAGCAGGTAATTTTAAAAAACAAGCTAACATTTTAAATAAGGCACTTAATGATTCTATTTACTATTCGCTAGGCAGACCAGGAACACTTCTTAGGGCTGTAGACAATCCTTTCACTAGAGAATATGGTGAACCGGTCATGGAAGTGCGTGAACCATTCCAAAGATTGCATTACATAAGTTCTTTCTCACATATTCTATCTAATCAAATTCAAGAAAATATAAATAATGTAGCTACAGTAATAACTGCAGTTTCCGACGGAAAATACCCAGTAACGGTTGCCCTAGATAAGGGCGCTCCCGCTGAAAGACAAGTAGAAAAAACTGTTGAAACTGGAATATACTTTGACAATATGGTTGGTTCTGGATTTACAGGATTCCTCCACCCCCTAATGCACCCATTGGAAACTTTTAGAGGAGTAGCAAAAAACGTCCAAGGAGTTCCAGATGAATTATCAGCAAGAAGAGTTGCACTCTCTCATCTTAAGGAATCTATCAAAGACATATATGGTGGAGAATTAATAGTCATTGGAAACTCAGATATTAGACCGCACGATCTAATATATTTGGCCGACGTTTATGAAAGAATGTATGGCATATTTGAAGTAGAACAGGTAATACATCACTTTACTGCAGAGTTGGGTTACATTACTTCCATAACACCAAATGCCTTAGTTACCGTAAATGATCCCGCAAGATGGTTCATGACATCTTGGATCCATTCTTGGATGAATGTTCAAACGATTAGAAACGATACTAGAATCTATTTAGATAGAATTAAGTCTGGTAATTCTGGAATATCTGTTGGCGGCAATATATCAATGGATGCTCTCGGCCAAGCGCTCTCTCCTCAAATATTAGGTGGATTCCAATTTACACATGGCTCAAGTGCGTTAGTTAAAGATGTTATGGCTAATCAAACTGCACAAAGCATGCCAGATGTTAAAGATCAACTAATAAAACAGGGACAAGCAACAGGACAGGGCGCAGCTCCGGGTTTTGCAATCTTAGCGGGAGGATTGGCAGCCGGTGCACTATTGGGCGCAGTTACTCCTGCAGGTCTTGTTGGGGCAGCAATAGGAGGACCACTAGTTGGCCAATTAGCATGGAAGGGTTGGAGCTGGGTTAGAGATAAGGTACTAGATCAACACGGATGCTATGTGCAGTATTTGAATAGAAATGGTCAACCAATGGATGCCGGTCTTTCATATAATCAAGGAATGGTTGTAGGAAAATATCATTCTAAAGCACTACTTCCAGGCATTCTTGGAGTTAGAGCTAAAGTCAGAACACCTGAAGGAAATGCATACATCAGAAGTGATGATTTATTCAAGAGTCTTGGATGGAATGAAAGTCAAATCACAGATTTAGTCAGATATACTAGTTATGAGAATGCACTAGTTCATGGTAAAATTTTGAAATTAGCTGGACTTGGTCCAGAAAAAGCCGGACTTGAACCACAATTCAAAATACTTTGTAAAGTAATTCACTTTGTTGACGGTGACACAATTGAAGTTGAAGATGTATTATCCGGAGCTACTTTTAAGGTTCGTTTTGATGGAATGAACACTTCCGAAATTAATACCATGGAAGGTAAAGTTGGGTATCCAGATACTCCAACTAATCCAATAAATGCAAATGATAATTTAAGTCTATTAGATGTTTCCACTCCTGGTGGTAAAGCTAAATTATTTACGATTAAAGCTTTGACGGATAAAATATTTGTATTAAGAGTTAATCCAACCAGAACTGGAACAACAGCAGTCTTAGAACAGGATTACGAGGCAGGCGCATCTCAAAATATTGACGCTAATTATGTAAAGGATCAATTCTCAAGAACAATTGGAACAATATTTTATTATCTTCCTGAAGAAAATATAGGTAAGCATAAAGTAAATATTAACAATTTATTCAGAGATAACATAGGATCTTTAGACACAGTTCTATCTAAGGTTCAAGATGATATGTATGATCAATCGCCATTTAGAATAAAATTTAATGAAATATATAACAATATAGAATCTACTATAAAAGAAAATTATTTTGATAATCTTGATGATCAAGATCCCTTATATGGTCTTTCTCAAGAAAATATAAATAAATATAATATATTAGTTTACATGAAGATTTTAGAGGAAATTTATAATCTAGTTTCAGAATGGCCTCAAGTCAGTTGGGATGAGTATTTTGAAAATGGTCACCCATATACATTAAACTGGGAATTAGTAGTTAATAATTTAGCTAGAGTTTATGTTAAAGATCTTCAGAAAGAATCTCAATCAACAATCACAGCGGGTGAATCGGCAGCAATGCCTATAGAAGTAGGAACACCAGGATAATATGGTAGACATAAATAGTGAACAAATATCAAATTCTCAGTCAATAACAAATGCTATTTTTGATAGCTATTATCCAAAAAGTACAAAATATCCAAATGGAAAAATTGTTGTTGAAAATACTTCTTTTGGCAAAAGCGGTGTAACTGGAAAAACTCTTACTAGCAGGACTATATCCGAAGCTATATCTGGAGATATATTATATAGATCGCCAAAATTTGCTACTACATTTTATAATAAGTCTATTGGAAGTTCTTTAAATTCTTTAATTACCGCGGGTTCAGAATCAACATTTAATTCAACCGCGAAAGTGACAATTGTTAACCCTGAAAGTACAGCATACACTGATGGCGATGCATCAAAGCCTACTACAATATCAGGCGGAGCAGCCTTTACGAGAATTCTAGCTGACAGCATAGCTGCAAAACAAGGTGGTTCTGGTTTTGTTCAAGGTGCGGCAGATTCTATTATGGAAGACTATTCTTTTGCTAATTCTCCAGCAAATTCAGATTCACCAGCAGATCACGGTGACACGCCCTATAATCCAGACTCTAGTAATCCTACAGCAGGAGCAAGAATGGTTGCTATAACTAGCAGGGTCTCCGCTGAGGAAAAGGTATGGATTCTTGAAAGAGGAAAAGTATTAAAAGATTTAGGAGTAGTCGATGACTGGAGCAATTTAACTGGTGGATTTTATTTTGACATTAATGATAGCTTTACACAATCTTACGCAGGCGATGGAATATCTGAATTCCCTAACATAGATCCAGCAACAAATATAAAAGATGTTCCCATTGATATAGTTAAAGCCCCTAATCAACTTGCCTACGTATCTCCAGCTCTAATTGAGTGTCTAATTGCGCTAGCTGCAAAGATACAAATTGGTGGTGGTTTTGGAACCGGTAGATGGCGGGAAGAAATGCAGGCCGGAACAAAAGAAGATGGATCTTTATCAGATCATGGATTTGGTAGGGCTTACGATATTTACTTCACTGGTGACTTAAATGGAGAAAAATACTCCCCATGGGATAATGCTGGAAATGTAGAGATATATAGAAAAGCAATGGATGTGCTAATGACGGCACTAAGCACACTACCTATCCATATCATGCCCGATATTATAGTGCACATGCCCGAGTTGGCAGCTGAGTATGGCGTAAGAGTAGGCCACGATGCAGACGATGCAGCAGTAAAATTAAAGTATCCAAATTTAAAATATATAAAATTCCATCCCGATGCAAAGCACAGAAATCATATCCATATAAGTTTTAGTGCAGCAAGAGCTGGAATCTATACTGGACCAGGAGGAGCTTTTACTACTGGCCCTATAGCGCCACCCGCCACAACTTCGGGAAATCCAGCTTCAGGATTATTTTATGTTCCAGCAGGAGTTACAATTCCAGGAAATATTCTTGATTCTAAATTTACAAAAAGTTATAAAGCAGCTGGGACTGGAGAATTAACCGCTGATGAAATTTTCCAACTTCTTACAGGAACTATAGCTTATCCAGAATTGGCAGCAGTACTTACTGCAATTTCACAAAGAGAAGGTAATGTTGGTTCTTGGACTCCTACCATTCGTAGATCTGGAGACTATTCATTTGGCTTCCTTCAGCTTAACCTGCTATCATATGGGCACTATTCTTTCCTCAGCCCCCTGCCAACTGTAACTCCCATCGAAGGTTGGAAACTGGCTGCATCAGGATGGCAATACTTTAACCTTAGTTCATTTAGTCAATGGAAAGGTTTTGCTAGAGATATAAGTGTATCTGAGGCCAATGAGGCTACTGCAGAATATAAAACTAATACGAGAAATTCAACTGATGATAGATTGTGGATACCAATTAATCAAGCTTTTATGGCATTCAAAACAATGACAGGAAGAGATCCAGTGTATCCACTTCCAGCTGATCAAAAACTTGGTTCTAATCCCGAGATGCAGCACGTGCTAACTGCTTGGGGAGACTATGATGGCGGACCAGCATATGGTCCAATTACAGGAGTTAAATGGTCTGATGCCGTAGCGGTCTATACTAGAAATACTAATAAAACAGAAGATAACTTAAAAGCTTGGGTAACAAAATACTTTGCTAATCCGAACAACGGTGCCACATCTAAATCTGCTCCACATATACAAGAGTGGATGTCTGGAACAATATTTTAAAGATTAAAAATAGGAGAAACAATGCCAGTTAACTATCCAAAATTTGATAAAAAAATACAAAATCAAATAGACAATTCGGCTATGCAAAAATCCAGGACAAGACCTGGAATCATTGTAAATTATGATAGGGTCAACAGTACAGCTGATATTATATTAGATGAACAATACTCCGATAGTATGGGTAATGTTTTGAAAGCAGTGCCGTGCCCTATGGTTAAAGGCGTTCAATCCGTTTCTCCAACAGTAGGAACACGTTGTTTAGTGGGCTTTAGAGATACCAATGAATCTAGTCCATATGTACTTAATTATTTTGATGATGTTACTAGCAATAAATTTTATATAAGAAACTCTATAGTCAATACTGGTATACCCAGATTCATGGTGCATTGATGGATATTTTAAATAATGAAGCTTTAAAAAAAGGTAAAAGGCAAGAAGCCAATTTTCCAGTTGAAGCAGAAATGCAAAAAAGAAGAGAGTTTTCCGATAGAGAAGTTGGATTAACTCATCCCGATCTAGCTAGTTTCATTAGATTAAATGATCAAGGTGATATAGAAATTTTTGCTTCTCCCGGAGTTGGAATAGTTATAAGCGGTAGATCTAAAAGCATTTCATTATTTGGGGATGAAATTAGGTTACATTGCAAGGAAGATGGGCTTAGGTGGAACAACTATAATTTTAATTATTCATCATCTGATTATTCAGAGCCTACACTTGTAAAATTAAATTATAAGAACATTCATTCTGCACAAAATGGAATTTCATATTATTTAGACCGCATGAACGATTTAGAAGATCAGGAAAAGCAAAAGACCGTTACTATATCTGGTGACTATGGTTTTAACCAACAGCAAATAATACCTCAACAGACGTATACCTCAGAAGATAATTTATCTGATTTAACTTTTGAACAAATTGGCTTATTAGAAGCATATTCTTCGAATTATTCAAAAGAACATATTGATCTAATGATAAAATACATTAGAGAAGGTCTTACTTTTGATCAATCTCACCTAAAAGCATTAAGGGAAATGAATGAGTGATTTATATTTTACATTAAATGGGGATATTTTAATTGGTGGCAATAAAGATATAGTGCTTACAAACTCCTCCATGCAAAGCGACGTTCAGCAAGCTTATATCAGATTAATGACTGAACCAGGAGATTTTTACGTATATCCAATGCTAGGCATTGATTTATCCTTACTATATGGTATGCCCCAGTCTCCAGAAACCGGTGAATTTGGCAAAAGGCTGATTCAAACAGGATTGCAAAGAGAAGGCATTTTTAAGGGTAGGAATATTAAAATAGATGCTGTACCTACTGGTAGAGATACTCTTCGTTTTGATGTTCATATCATTTCGGATATTGACCAACCAGTAGTTTTATCTGTTAGTCAGACTTTAGGAGCATAAATGGCTGTTTACGGCGTTAAAAATAAATCAGAAATCCTAGTCTCCATACTGAATGGACTTGAAAAAAATGCTGGCATTACAGCCATATATCCAGGATCTATAGCCAGAGCTTTTGCAGAATCAGTAAGTTCTGAAATATCTGATCTTTATGAAGCTTTTAGATTTACAGTTTCTCAAAGTAATTTGAGCACAGCTTCTGGCAGAAATCTTGACTTAATTGGTGATCTATATGGTGTTTCAAGAAAATCTGTAACAAATTTTGTAGCAGAAGAAAGACAATCTTTTAATATCGAATTCTTTATTGATAAACCCCATAGTGCTGGTGTGACTATACCAGCAGGGACACTGCTATATAATGACGTATCTAATTTCACTAGCAAACAATATAGCTATAAACTGTCATCAACAGTCTCTATTCCGGCTGGAGCCACCAGATCTTACGGTAGAGCTGAACCTAATTTCTCCGATAACTCTTATGTAGCTCCTAAAAATTCACTTACTAAGCACAATTTTATTGCTCCCCCAACAGTTGTAGTGTATTCGAATAACCCTAAAGAAATTTATTCAAATATTACCTCAGAGTCTGATGACAACTATCGCAGAAGAATCCTTGCCTCTATGAAGACTAAGGCTCCAGGAACAGTTGAATCTGTACGTTTTGCTGCCCTTTCTGTAAAAGGCGTTAAGGATGTTAGAATACGTGAGGCCTCTTATGGTATAGGTTCTTGTGACATCATAGTTGTCCCAGAAGTATCATCTGCCATTAAAGCTCTGCCCCAAGCCATTCTCAGTGCAATCAGTGCTGTTAAGCCAGTAGGAGTTAGGTTTAACGTCAGAGTTGCTGAAAAGATTAGCGTTAGTGTGTCGGCAACTGTGACTCTTTCATCTGGAAATTCAGATTCTATTATTAATGGAGTGCGCAATCAAGCATCTTTATTCGTTAAGCGGTATTTAAATTCAATGACTATTGGTGATACTATTTCATTATCGCAAATTGAACAGCAAATAAAACTTTCTTCTGATCTTATAAGAGGGGTAACTATTAATACATTTACTGCGGATGGAAGAGAACTCCCATTAAAAGATTTTATACCTAATAGTATAAAAGAATATATTACAGCTGGAAATGTTAATATATATTCTGTTATAATAGGATCCTCTAATTATTAAAAAGGTTGTTGCATGAAGCAATATTTACTACTTTTAAAAAGTTCTGATTTTAATAAATCAGATAATATATGGACGACTGACGCTATAAATTTATATAGCAACGATCAATATAAGAACTATTCTTCCACAAGATCAGCACTGGGATTAAATACAATAGGTGATAAAACCTATGTCGGAACAGAACTTACTTCACCATCGACTCTAGATGGCTACACTGCACTTAATGCTGACACAATATATATGACTAATATCGGAGAAGTGATATATGAACAAGCAACTCCAAGCATACAAAGATTTATAGACACTTCTTCTAGGATTGATATTTTAAGTTACAGGCATATTTTTACTAATATACCTGGAACTATATCTCCAACTTTTAACCTTCAGATGTATGAATCAGATGCTGAAGATGGGCCATGGCTAAAGTCGGCTCTCAGTGGAGAGACTAATGCTATTTTTATCAGGAATGCAAAGCCCTACGTAAAAGTAGAACTTGAGATATATGCCGACGAAATAGATATCAATTTACTTGGTCTAGTATTTTATTTAGAAATAGGGATTTATGATCCAATCCCACCAGTTATTTCTAATTCTGTCAGAAACATTCTTAAAAGATTTCCATCTTGGACAGCTTTATTCGAAGATTCAATGGCGGATGCAACGCCCAGTCTAGCAATACCGCAGTCTACTGGTGGCGCGTTCTTAAATGCATTATTAGGCGAAAATTTAGATTATATATCTGCTCAAATTGATCTTTATGGAATTAATGCGTATATTAATAGCGCAGATATCAATGAATTAGCATGGTGCCATGTCTCATATAACGTGCCTCCTAATATAAATACAATTACTGGTGACGATATACCTCTAGGTCGAGTTTCATCTTTATTAGATTTCTTTAATTCAAGATCAACAGACTATGTATTCTATTACAATATGTTAGATCGTCAATTAATTACAATGAGAAATTTCTCAGTTTTAAATATTAATGGAATTATATATAATCAAGATCCTTTAAATATGTATAATGACTTTGATGAATTTGGCGCTCGTGTTAGCCTACCGAGGCTTAATCTAGAGTCAAACTCTAATTATAAAAAGAGAATTTTAGATGTCACTAAGAATATTCCTGGTGTTTCCGCGGACGCGTACAAGAAAACTATTAGGCGAGAATTAGATTTATGGAGAGCATATGGTGCAACTCCAGATTCCGATTATCTAGGTGCAACTCCAGAAATTCTAGAAATATCTGATATTGAATCTTCCACAGATTATTTTTCTGAAGATGGCAAACCACTTCCGGCCTTTAAACAATTAGTGGAAAATTTAAATATTAAATATCCAAGTAATTTAGGATATGTGAATTGGGGCGATGGAGTATGGGATTATGCAGGCACACTAGGTGAAGGTATAAGCAGAATTGCAGCGATTTATGATACAGATACAGATCTGCCAGCTGCATACTATCAACCAGGTGTTGGTGATTTTGATGACGCTAAGTTAATAATAGATCCAGTTGAAGCAGCAACGATATCATTTTCTGGATCTATAGAAATAGGTGGAACAAAGCTAAGCAGCACTCCTTCATATGTGTATTCTCCAGTAGACATCCATTATTCTTGGTATTTAAATTATACTAGAACAGTTTCAGATTATGAAGCAGGTCGGGCGAATGATAGAGGTGTAGCACTGGCGTACGAAATCGTATTGCCACCACACGACAACTATGCAGCGACAAGTACTTTCTATACAAATCTCTCCTATCTAGATAGAGATGATATGTATGTTGGAAATAGATTTTTATCTACTAACTCTGCAAGTCCAGAGTTTAATCTAATAAAGATATTTGATCAAGATGGACTAACTTTAACTGATCTTGAGTTTAGAAATAAAGTAACAAATGACGTGTACTATAATACACAGGCTACCCCAGCATCAAATTCAATTAGCATCTATGACGCAGCCAGCATTAAGACTACATATAGCGTTAGATGGGATCAGGCAACACAGGCGTACATTACAGTGCCAGTCGCTGGTTACAGGGCTTCTTTCAATACTTCGCCTATAGCGTATAAATCTAACCCAAGCGCGAATACCTCTACCACGCTAACATCACCAAATATCGACTATGTAAATGCAAATCTACGAATTGGATCAACTGTTTATACGACTAAGCAAGAAGTAAAAAATTCTGATGTATTAACTTCTAATATTGTATTAAACTCTATAAATGATATATCTGCTTCCGGCAAAGAAAATAAAATTATATCTTTTAAAGATGATTTATTAGATAAGATCATATATCCACCAGACTCATCTCTGAACTATCTATACATAAATGCAGCTACTCCAGCGATACAAAATCTTTACCGTTCTGGATCATATTCTTCTCATGGCGGATATGCAATAGATCCATATACTCAAAACTCATACTTGGTTCCATCATCTCCAAATATTAAGTATGCATTTCATAGATCAGATGATACTGCAATAGGGTCTAAGAACTACTTAACATCTGCAACAGTTAACTTTCTTTATCCTAATTATTCTCATGCTATAACAGGTGCCGCTTTTACCATTTACGGGACAACCCAATACACGACGTCTAGACCTCACGGTTTTGCAGTTGGTGACAGCATTACAATAACTGGCACAACACCAAGTTCCTATAGCACTACAAGGACTATTGCTGGCATCAACAGTACTAACACATTTTATTTTGCATTATTTAACGGGAACCCAAAGTCAGCTTTGGCTCAAGGCACTACGACATTTACGGCTTCCGGGACTAGCGTCACCGCCGCAGCAACCTACACTGGGAAAACGCAAAGTGCGACTAATGGCTCTGGTAGTGGCGCAGTATTTACTATCCAGAAAACTGGTTCAGGCACCGCTTACAGTGGGTTTATTACAGTCACAATAACCGCTGGTGGTTCCAACTACCAGGTCGGTAATACTATCACCATTCCTGGCGCAAGTCTTGGTGGTACGACCCCCGCGAACAACCTGACGCTAACCATTGCAACTAAGGCCGATGGGCTTTATTCATCTGGCGGAACCGCAAGTAACCCCCGTGCTACTCCGGACTATATTATCGTCGATGCTGCGACTCCTACAACTCATTATCCATTTGATAAAATTAGTAATGATATCTTTACTGCCACTACAACACCAAATGTATTTACTGGTTATATTGATGAAAATAATAATACTTATAATAAAATAAATGAATCAAAAAATTATTTCTATAATCAAGATAAATTCTTGCAGACTATTGATTTAAATAGAACTTCTTTTAATCTAGATTTAGAAGATATATATAATATCAATTATGTTAAATTTACGACAACACCGAATAGCATAGAAACTTATGTGGATAATCCGGAAATATTGTTAGAGAGCTTAAACTCCTCAATATCTTCAAGTGAAAAAACATACGTGAATGTCAACGCCAAGAGAACTAATTTGAATGAGAGTTCATATCTGACTGGATTAAATACCGGCTGGTTATATCTTGATCAGGACCAACACTATATCTATGCCAATCCAGTAACCCAAAATCATAATGGAAAGTTTTTTAATATTGAATTAACTTCTATACCTAGATTTGGCGCACCTGTAATAATAAATGTTGCTAGCGATTCAGCTACACCAGCTGTTCAATATAGAAATTTAATATTTACCGATTCAGCTACACCAGGTAAGGCAAGTTTTTATAATACTGAAAATGTTCTTGGCAATAGTGGCAACTCCTTATATCTGGCATATGAAAATATATCTAAAATATCTGTAAAAGATTTGTATACAGGAAAAACTTTATATAACAATTTGAGTACAGCAACTAATGTTATTTCGCCATTCTCAGAGGCTACTCCATCAGTCCAGGGTAGAGAGTATGAAGTTGTGTATTATGTTAACAACGCTTTTTATGTAGATAAAGATGTCTATTCCAGCACAAAAGATTCTTATGTAGCTAACCTATACCTATCCAGTACCCCTCCTCAAACTACATCCAATATAAACTCAGCCGTTTATTCTTCAACTAATAATCGGACAAGCTACATTACATCTAAGTCTCACGGCTTTTCAGTCGGCGATACTGCTACTATCGCTGGCACAACACCAAATTCATATAGCACTACAGGGACTGTTACTGGAGTTACTAGTCCCACCGCATTCTATCTTGGTTCATTTAACGGAAACCCAAAGTCGGCTTTGGCTCAAGGAACTACGACATATACATCTTCCGGGACTAGTATTACAACGGCAGCAACCTACACTGGAGTCACCCAAAGTGGGACTAATGGCTCTGGTAGTGGCGCAGTATTTACCATTGTCAAAACTGGGTCAGGAACCGCTTACAACGGATTTATCACAGTTAGCCCCGTCCGTACAAACTTATGTCTTAACCCATCATTTGGGGCAAATACGACCGGATGGCAGGCTAACAATGCTACTAATGTGCGAACAGCAGGGACTATTGCTGGTGGCTCAGGATCGTGGTCTTTAGTCTCAACTGCTTCATCAGCCGCAACCTACGGAGTGTATTATGGTCTTAACACTTCAAGAGTTGGGGATACTCTGACCGCCTCAATAAGTTGTCTGCGTAAATCGGGCTCACGCTCATATCGTATACAGATGCAATTTTACACTGGTGCGCTTACCCTTATTTCTACAGTTAGTGGTACGGCTTCCACTTGTGCTACTTCTACACGATTGTCAGTCACAGGAACGATACCCGCTAATACCGTTTTTATTAACTTTACCGTGTATTCAACTGGCACGGGTTCTAGTGGAGATTCGCATCAAATAGATGCGCTGCTCATAGAAAGAAGTTTAACAGTTAACGATTACTTTGATGGCAACACGGCTAACGCCTCGTGGACAGGTACGGCAGATAACTCATCTTCCACCATTGTTGCTGGTGGTTCTAACTATCAAGTAGGCAATACAATAACCATTCCTGGAACAAGTCTTGGTGGAACGACTCCTACAAACAACTTGACCCTAACCATTGCAACTAAGGCCGATGGGCTTTATTCATCTGGCGGAACTGTAGTCACCCCTAATTCGCCAGCTACCTATGAAATAGTCTATGAATCAGATTATATGAATAACCATAACAGCATAGATCTTGATATAAATCAGGTTAGCAATCCTTTAGAAGAAGGCTATGTCTATATTGATACTCACGAGTACGAATATGGATCGATAGAGGCCTATCTGTCACCAGCACACATAACTGATTCACCAGAAGATTTGATGTATTTATCCATAGTATCTTATGATATAAATGGAAACTTAAAGCCAAATATGTCTTTCGATATTTCTGGTACGGAGATTGAGGCTGAAGATTCTCAGGTCCAAACAAACGATAATGGTTTTGCTACAACTATAGTTAGATACACTGGCACTATACCTGCGATAACTGATGAAAGTTCAATATTAATTTCTGGGATCACAGATACACCCACCGCTGGGCATCAAAAAATAATACCATTTAAAATATATACTAATAATAAATTTTATTTACAAGTAAAGGCAACGCCAGTGAGATACTCCATCCAAGCTGATGGATTAACTAATGTGTCGATTGTAGGCAGAGTTTATTGGAAAAATAAGCCATTTGAACACGCAATAGGTCTTAACTGGATTAAGGAAAGAACTTTATTAGACCTCTTCGACGGAACGCCCGCAGATAGTATAACAACGAATTCTGACGGCACTTTTGTAATAAACAATGATATTGTCTCTCAATCCAATACTAATCCTGGTCACTGGTTCCTTAAAATTGAAATTGATGATCCAATTATAGTCAGAAACTTATTAATAAATGATGGGGAAGATTTATCTCTAGACGCTGTTACTATATCTGGTGATATTGTCTATTGGAACGAGGCATATGATAATGTTCAGTATGCTAATGAAGGATTGCCCCTACCTAGTTCCTTCATTCATAGCAAGCAGCAGAATTCAGATCTAACTGCGACCCCTAATTTTGTGTATAAGTATTCAGATTCTTCTAGTGTTATCACAAATAACGCTACACCAAACTGGATTCCAGAACAATGGGTTCCATTAAGAAAATTTGATCAATATCAATTAAAGCTATTTGGATCAACTCCGGAATATATAACAACCTTAGAGAATTCTCATCCAGATTATGAGGAACAGTAATGAAAAAATTTGAAAACTTAACAACAGACGGCAATGAGAAGTCAGTTAAAATTGGCAAGAATGTTCCTACGGAAGCCGCTGGCATATCATGGTTTTCTTCTCTAAAAGTGAATCCACGCAACAATATTTCTATAGTGGATATATCTGGGAGCATACAGGAAAATAGAATTACAAATGAAGATGGATTAAAAGCAACCATAGCTTTTGCAGACGAACTAGGCTTTTTGAAGAAAATAGACGGAAGTTATGATTTTCCAAGTAATGATATTACTGTTGGAAATATATTTTTAAATAGATCAACTAATGCAGAAAAAATAGATATTACTCAAACCAATGCAGACGGTTTTGTTCATTATATGTACATGAGTAGATATTTTATCAATGGCCCCGCAAATATATCCCTGATATCTTTAAAGCAATATATGCCAGCCGAATCTATTTCTGGTCTAAATATAAAAGTTATTGACGGGAATAACAATGAATATATTGATGCGATAACTAATACTAAAAAATATAGAATTCTTTTAGAGCCATTTAAAACTTTGGATAACTATCAAGGTAATCAATGGCCCTATAGAATTATAGTTCTTTTTGATTCAGATAAACCAAATAATCTAAAACTAGTATATGACAAAATAGAATGCGACGACAACGCTAATCCATTTAATTTAATTTTAAATTATACTGAAACAGTAAATGCTGTTCCTTATTTTTATGAAGTTCCAGAAGAATCATTTGTCATAGATGATAACTACAAAGATAAAAATAATTTTTCTATTAAAAAAATAGATGATAAATATCGTACTCTAATTTCTGAAGTCAATAAACAGAGTGGCTATCAAATAATTGTACCGTCAAAAGCAATTAAAGATTATAGAAGTTTTGAAGTTTTTAATTGGCGCATGATTGCCAGGACAAGAAATAATATTAATTTTGATCAAGTTAACTATGGTTCAGAAGTAGATTCTTCTGGCGCTATTGTACAGAAAACTGTAAATGTTGGGGTTTTATATAGCTCACCAACTCAAGAAAATAATTCTACTGTTAACCCATATGTTTTCGCAAGGTTACAAAACTCTCCGTTTAATTTAGCTAAATATACATTTGTTAATCCCAACGCAACAGGTACAGACAAAACATTGGCCTCTTATTGGAAGGTCAATATAGATTCTATTGATGATCTTAATAATTTTGATGTTTTAGCGTGGTCTCCATCAGCAGCAATAAATGCAAATCAAAACGCTAAACTTCAAGAATTTCTAAGAAAAAATGGAACTCTGATTATTGATATGAGTGATGGGACATGCAATGCCACAGCTCTAAATAGACAATTAAGCTTAAGTTCAGCAACAACTTCATCTAATTATATTGATAATGTGGATACTAATGTATTATTAGATAATACTAAAAATGGTGGATGGACAATACAAGATGGTATCTTTGAAAAAGATAACTATGGAATATATGGATCTAATTATTCATATAGGGGGAACGCTTTTAAAAGATATAAATACTTCAATAATGCAGCAGTAGCAAACTCATTTTTAAATTTAGGCGCAAGTTCTACATCAGCATATAGTGCAGGTATAGTGTTGGCATACCCGAATACAGGAGATTCACTATCGCGTGGAAATATTGTAGCAACAACGTTTCCGCTAATGTCCTATTGCAATTCTATTTATAGCGTAAATAGTCCAGAGCAAGTCGCAGATTCAAACTATGGCCCGACTGCAGCAGATCCCAGTGGAACTACGTTGTATTCTGGTATCGTTGAGGGTCCCTTTAAACTTTTATATAACATAGTATCCTATGCCCTATATTGCAGAAGCCAAGCAACTCGTTCTATAGATATCAGAAGTTCTTTATATAATTTCATTACACAGTGGGACTCATCGTGGACTATGGATCAAGACGCTCTTTTTGAAGATGAAAAAGAACAATATTTTACACAGATATCAATTAATAATTTAGAATCTAAATATGTCAGAAATATTATAAATAATAATAATTCTATGTTTGATTTTTATAAATCATCTCTAACCAACTTTTTGCCACCTGCACAAAGGGAAATAGTTCAAACTCTATCATCATCCAATATTGAAATATTTATAGAGGTAACAAATCCTGATATTACAATAAGTAATGCTACAGTTGTGGATACGAGTACAAATATTAACAATGAAAATATACCTTCATCATATTACTTATTCAAGGTTACAGATCCAAATGTTAAATGTTACGCATATACAAATAAAGTTTCTCCAAAGTTAACAATACCAAGTAATTTTGGCGCCTACGCAATTATTGATAGCCAATATAGCACTTCTGGTACACGAAGACTAAATAATGAATTAAATGTATTAAATTCTTTTAGATCTTATCCATTTAATTTAATATCTAAATATAATTACGCAAGAGCCGTAGATAAACCTTTATCATTTAATATAACTTTAAATACTACCCTAACTGCCACATTTAATGCCTCACTAAAAGAAGTAAGAACAGTTACCACTAATCCGACTAAAACTACTGGAAAATCAGAATCAGTTAGCGCCAGTTGCATATCCATCCAATCAGCTATCGATGATCTAGGATTATTGAGAGCTACAGTTGGCTCAAGCGCAAATAATGTGTTTCCATATACTGGCGATATAGATATCCATAAAGATACTAGAATATGGTATTTCTCGGGAGATCCAAAGAAACCGCCTGCCCTAACCGCAGAAGATATAGCTGGTATAACATCAGCAATATTAGCAGCAGCGGGTGTTTCTAATACAGGAACATATACGAGTGCTTCCTTTGGCTCTGTAGTCGTTAAGCCAAATAATGATAGTGGAACAACTGGTGGTTCACCTACAATCACTACACCTCCCACAACCGCACCTCCCACAACCGTGCCTCGCACTACTGTGCCCCCAGCTACTACCACGACTACTGTTCCAGCTGCTGCTACTACTACTACTACTATACCAGTTACTACTGCACCTCCTACCACAGTTGCTACCTCACCAGTAGATACTCGAATTCCAGTAGAAACGTGGCATTGGACGAGAACGGAATATAATCCAACAACTCGTATATTTGTCACTAATGCATTAGTTACGGTTTCTATTTTTTCAAATAAGACAATTAAAAGATCAGTCCATGACGGCACACTGCAAAATGCATTTATTAAACAAGATGTCTGGTCAATAAATGACGCCCTAAAGATAACAAATCCCAGTACATTCACCGGATATTTTGGCGGCGCCGCCAGTGACTATAGATTCTATTACAACAGGATAAAAAACTATGCGTAGTTTAGATTGGAATAAGTAATGGCTGCTCATGAATATGTGAAATACATACAATATACTTTATCTGCTTATGGTTCCTATACTGCATCAATAGATGGTCTTTATGGATCTAAGACAATGGACGCCGTACATACATTTCAAGAAGGCAATAAAGAAAGATATATTGATGGAAAAGTTGACAGTGAAACTAAATGGAGTTTAGCTTTATTCTGGAAAAATAACGAAAATTTTGATAATTGGATTCTTTGGGCAGAAGCAAAAGGTGTTCCAGAAGTTATTAAATATATGAGGGCAGCTAGGGCTGCTGTTGTTGCTTCTGGCATTGGTGATGGGACATATAGAAAAATTACTTTTACAGGATTTGGTGGACCAAGTGAAGCTAGAGATATTATATTCTTTGAAATAAATACTTTAAAATTAAAGACTGTTAATTCAATTTTTATTGAAGCCGATGATAATCCGCTTTGGAGAAATTTTAATATTGACGCATATGGATGGTCCTCTTCTTACAGCACTGATATAGTCGCAACAAATCTGCATTTTATAAATGCAAACGCATTAAAGAACAATATTGAAATTCAGATGGGCGGAATGCCCGCAGCAGACTGCAAATATATGTGGATATCAATTGTTGGAAGATCAGTCGCGTACTACGGCAGTGGCGAAGGTTTTGGCATTAAAGCAATTGAAGCTTACGGAACCAGTATCAAGGTCGAATCTCCTGGCGAAGATCCAATCAATGAAGTAGTTACGCCTGTTCGAGAAACTATCGTAACTGCAACAATAGAATCTGAGGAGACTCACACTGGAATAACATCTGCGCTGGATGTGAGTAAGACATATACTACTTCTAATCTGACTAGGAATACTTCTTATGTTACTTCAATCACCTATTCTGATCCTCAAATTTTTCAGGGAACTAAAACTATTAATTTTACAAATAATCAATATAAGTTAAATGATAATACAACTTATACTTTTGATAATCTTATGATAAATTTTGCAAGCGCGCCAACGTCGATAACACTAAATAGTGCGGCTATTACTCAAGTTACCTCTGATGGAAATGCAGTCACAGGAAACCCCGTAACTTTAACAAAATTAAACAATCAGTACAGCTTAACTACTTCAGCAATTTATTATAGCGGAAGTCAAATATTTAATATTACCAAATCTTTAGCAACTGGATATAAACTTAGGACAATTGACGGTCGTATTTTTTCTGATTCAAGAAACTCAGTAGATGTTAATGACGGGATTTTATTGTTATGCGATCAAAATGGGGGTCCGTATGGACTGCCAACCTCTGCTGAAATTAATACGCAATTAACAGGAATATCTTCAATAAATAGTGAAGAAATAGATTTAAGATATGGTTCATTTATAGTAAAAAACCAAACTCAAAATCAAGACGGATTTATTTATGGTTTTTATGATATTTTGGAAAAAGAATTTTTAGGAAATCAAATGACTTATATAGACATTATGTCTAGAGGTATCAGCAATATATTTATTGGCGTTTGTGCAATAGACGCAGACGGTAATACTCAAAATAAAAATGAATATATTGGCCCAACATTAAACACAACGTTTAAGCCAACCAATGTTCCACTGAAAACAATAGTTCCGGTATATTCTGTTAAAACTAATTCTAATTCCGCTATTAAAGTTGGAAAAATGAATGATAATTTATCCAAGTTCAACGCATGGCCACTGCCACTAACTACTGGAAGTTTCTGGAAGAAGATTTTTATTTCCTCCGAGAATAAATGGAGTGATTGGAAAACTAGTTATATCGGTCAAGAACTAACAGCACAATATACGACAATTAACGAATTTAAGACAGCGTCTTCGGAATTGTTTGGATTTGGATATCAAGATATTATTAATGAAACTCCACTAGTACTAAGTGCTAATAAAATTAAAGTAAATTGTACTCCAATTCTGGCTTGGAATTATCCTACGAATAATAAAAATTCAATAGCTGGAATCATTAAGCCTCAGATTAAAATTTATACTAGAGAATCCATTTCCTCAGAATGGGTAGAAGTTACGTATTCTAGCATTAAAGATATTGATTGCTATAATGGTTTAATAGAATTCAATAAAAATATTATACCTCAAAATTCAGAATTAGTCAAAGTTAATTATACAACAGTGAATAAGGATATTTTATTAAATCATATAAATGGAGAACCAATTCCATTAAATCCTGTGTTAAATTCAGGCAATATATACTATGGCCAACCACTATATATTTATATAATACCAAAGAATATCTATAAAAAACAAAATATTGAAAATAACACAAATAATTTAATTAAAATTAATGATTATTTGTATGATACTCCTATCCGATTCACTTATGATGATTCTATTTTCGACAGCAGATCTGCCAAATATGACCCATTTGCCCTGCCCATAGCCACTATTTACGTTTCCAATAACCCATATAATATTCCCCCGGAAACCATAGACCTAAGACTAAGGGGCGGTGGAATAGCTATAGATAAATCAAACCATGAGTTAATAGAAGCAATCCCCGAGGTACTATCATTCTGGGATGTTTATTCCCCAAATGGCAAAGCCTATAATAAAGGTGGATATGTTATAATTAGAATACCAGAAGAAGTAAAAGATTATTTTGTAGATCAAAAAGAAATTTATAATATTATATCCAATAGCTTGACAGCTGGTATAGCTTACGAACTTCAAGACATGGATGGAAACAGTTGGAACTGAGATGCTAAGAGAACTACCTGATACAATTAATTCATTTTCTAGTTTGAGCAAAACTACTGTAACTTCTTTAATTAAAAACATGAAAATCGACAAAATTGAAATTGGTTCTCTAATAAGTAGATTGTCAGCTTTCTCTGTTGGGAATAATTTTGCAGCTTCAGTTATTGGAACCTTGACCCCTCTAAATAAAGAAGTTCTAGTAGAATTATTTAGAGATTCTTCATTACGATTAAGTAATCTATATTCAGGTGCCAATTCAGCTGGCCTAGCCCTAGATTCAATAGTTGATGTTCTTTCTTCTGAGATAGAAAAAATTGAAAAAGATATAAATGATTTAGAAATATTTATTAATAATTACGAATATATTTCTGGCAAGGACGATTTATATAATAGCAATTATATTGAAAAATTTGATAATAATTTATATGATTACTCTTACGATGGTTCTAATTTCGCTATTCCGGACAGAGATAATACTGCATTTGTTGACGGTGGGAATTATTTCGTAGATACTGTTAGCGGAATGCTTAAAATGGGGAATTATTATACTAATAAAAATGTAATTAATAATATTAAATCAATTAAGACAGTTTCAAATTATGGCAATTATATAACTACTGATAGTGATTTTAATAATTTATTTAATGATAATCTAAAAGATTCTTGGAATCTAACTATTAAAAGTCCAATAGTTTTAACTTCAAATATAATTAATTATTTAAAATATTTAAATTATAATTATAGCAATATAAACGGAGCACAAACAGCTGTTGAAGTAGAATTTACTTCTCCTATTAACATTGACACAATAAGGATAAATCCAAATTTGGGAAATGGGTTACAACTCCTACAGATTGTTGCGTTTAATCCTCCTAATACGCCATCTTCAAATTCAAATACCGCAGAGTCATATAATCTATTATTATCAGCTCCAAGTATGCTTGATTCAAGATTAGAAATATCTTTTGAGAAAAAAATAATTAATAAATTTATATTTATATTTAATCAATCATCTTATATTAGAACTAAAACAACACCAATAACTTCTGAATTAAACTCAAAAATGATTCAATCATTTATTAACGAAAGATTAAATGAGAGAAGTAAAAAATTTAGTTTAATGCAAGACTTAGTCTATTGGCATTTTAAGAGAAATAATACCGTTAATGGTTTATCTAAAAATTTTAATATGGACAATGAATATTATAGTTATAGGTTTCCTGTAGATCTTAATGATTATTCTAAGATGATTTCTAATGAAATGTTTAAAGCAAGTAATATTGATTTAGAAGATAGAAATAAATTATTTGGTTCTCCAATATTTAAAAATCTTTTTTATAATATAATATCCAATTTAGATACAAATTATTCTAATATTTATTCTAATTATTTCATAGAATCATCCATGACTAAAAATCCACAACAAACACTAGCCTATCCGGGATCTATGTTACAGGGTAGTAGCAACAATTTGTCAGATCAGAAATATCAATTCTATGAACAGTCCCGATCATTTGGCACATCGCAAGACGCTATAGTGGATCTTTTAACTAAGGAATCTGAAGATTCTTATGAATATATTTTTTCTTTAAAGTCAATAGAATTTTTAGAATCCACTTCATCAAGCTTAAACAAATCATGTTTCGTGAGTAGAAAAATTCCTATGAATGGACAAGTATTAGCTGTTAAGGGACGCGCCGAGGTACTCAAAGGTTCTACCAGTACCGCAATGCCCAATCTAAATTTAAATACTTTATTATCTTATGAACTTTCAATATCGAACAAAGAAACTCCAAACATGGAATCAGACTGGGTTCCTATGGCCTTAAACTCAGACGCAGCAATTGACTCTGAGATCGCATTTTTTGATACAACAGATTTTTCTGCACAATTAAGATTTAGAGCCTTAAATGGATCGGTTACTCTTTATAAAGATGGCTTAAGATGCAATCCATCTGAATACTCATTCAATTCAACTTCAAATAAAATATCTATAATAGATAGATCTATTTTTGTACCCTCAAGTATTTTTTGTGTCTCTTATACGTTAGATACCATAACATATAATCCATACGAAATAGATTTTATTAAATATAATCTATATGAAGATATAACAAAAAACTACGGAAATAATTCTGGTCCAGGACAGCAGTTTACTAAAACTGATTCAAATAGGTCTATTAATTTAGAATATATTCCATATATAAATGAAACATATCTAAACAATTGTACGTATGGCTCCACTATAGGAACTACATTTAGGGGAGCAGGAACTGGATATAGTCCTGTTAAAATTTTATTGTCAGATGGAACGTATGCAGTTAATATGACAAACTATACGAATACTCAATATAGTGCAACATTTTATGATACCAACTTAACTTTATTCATTCAAAATGGAAAAAATATTACCTTCAATAAGGTTATCAATTCCGCCTTTAAAGTTTTTTATGAATATGTTCCTTATAATTTACGATTCAGATTAATAATGAGAAAGAATGTCCCTCACTTGGATATCCCCGCTAAAGCTGACTCAGTGCTGTTAAAAATCAAAACAGCAACTTTTGATTCGAATTATGACAAATTAACATCAATAGCTAAGAATAGTTGATAGGAAATATTATGGCACAAGTCTCCTCTAACCTAATGGCATATGATCAAATCTTTTTGAAGATTAGAGATTTTATGATTTTAGAAAAAACAAATTCTTTTAAAACAAATCAAGAAAGAATGGAAAAATATAATCAACTTTTGTCAGAAATATATGAAAATATTTCTGGTCCAATGAGTAAGTTTGATCCCTACATAAAAGGTGAACCACCTGTATCCTCTAAATTGAATAAATTTTCTCAGGATTTAGCAAAGGACATGAATGTTATCTCAAAGCATGTAGACTATTTAGTTGCTAAAACAATTAATACATTTAATTTATTTTCTAGTGAAATAGAAAATGAAAAAAAGTATGCGGAAAGAATAGCTTCAAAAGCAAAAATTTTGCAGATGTATACAAAGAGTCCATCGAACGATGTAGTTTATTTAGGCGATTCATTTGATAATGCCGACCAAGTAGATTTTAATAAAGTTAAGATTAATTCTAATCCACATATATATAATGGTATCTTTTCTCTTCCAATAGCTAAATCTCGTTCATGGCAGCCAACGCGAATCAGTATGACCACTTCTAATGGATTCATGGGCAATAATCATCAAGTCATTAGGGCAGATAATGCAGATGGGACGTCTGCATATAGATATATATTTGAGTCCAATCCAACAATCGGCTCCATAAGTGCTGTAATGGATTCGAATCCTTTAACGTACTTTGAATACGAGGCATTGAATGTTGATCGAAATAATGGTCCCGTAAATAAAAACGGAGTATCTGATAATGAATTCTCTTATCTTACCGGTTCAACAGTAGACATCAATCAAGGTAGGGGCACATTGACTAATTGGTCTGCCTACGATATCACCAAACCATTGACATTAACTCTATCAATGGAATCCAATACTGCAACTAAAGCTAATTCCATAGACATTGTTCCATACTTTGGTTCATCTAACTTTGTTAAAGTTAATGAAATTAAACTATTTAAAGAAGATGGAACTTCAGAGAATATTTTAGAAAAGTCAATCTTTATAGGATCTTCTTTTGCTCCCTTAACTGTTGAGATGGCACAAAACTATTTTTACAATAAAGCTACAATTAAATTTTCTGAAAGAAAAATACTTAAGATTGAAGTAACTTTTGAGCAAACTTCGATACAGGATATAGACATAAAGCATGTATACTGGAAACCTGACTATTCTGAAAATGAAGACAAAGATAGTCCATTTTATGGATTATCTAGATTTAATCCAGATATTTTAAGTAGAGAAATTTATGAGGAAATTCAATATAATAGAAATAATATAATCCCTCTCTTAAGTAAGCCTAATGAATTTAAATCAAATACAAAGATTACTAAATCAGTCAAAGTGAAATTAAAGAAAAAAGCAGTCACCTATTCTGCTTATATCGTAACTTTTAATGTTGATGGTGAAAAAAAATATTTCTTAAATTGGATAACTGATCTAGATCATCCTGACGATGGGATGGAATGGACAGGTGAACCAAATTTTGAACCGTCACCCAACGATGCAGATACCAGACCAGCTAAATATTTTCAATCAGAAAATGACGCTAGTCAAGACTATCAAGGTGTCACTTCATTCATTAATAGATTAAGTATTCCAATAAGCACTACTGGTACAGTAACCTCTGTCTCTGGAACTGGCCCATGGATAGCTACCATACAGGGAATGACAGATGTAACTGATCTTGAAGCAGATGCCCTCATTACGGCAACAAACGGAACTGGTAAATTATTTGGAGGATCTCCTGATTCTGTCGAGGTAATTCAGATCCTTAGTGCAGATAGCGTTAAGTATAGAGTCACTGGTGGAACAGCACCACTACCTGGTACTATTACAAATATACTAAGAACTAATGTCCTTATTTTGGGGGATTTAAATCACACTAAAATAACTATCACTAATCCAAATCTTGAACACATAACTTACACTGGTCCTTCTAGGAGTTGGGAAAAATTAGTTCCAATCTCAACTCAAACAGAAATGTATAGAGCAAAAAGACTAGCAATAGGAATAAGGGACGTAAACGTTACCTATGAAACTTACGCTGATCAAGCAGAAATAGTTTCTACACCATATCTTTTTGACTCTCCCGTGGAAACCATAATGTTGTCAGCAGATACTAGCATTGATAATACTTTTTCGAATAAGATAAATATTAACTATTATATTTCTGCGGATGGAAGTAATTGGATAAAAATTTCTCCAGTTCAATTAGACAATCAAGGTATAGCAGAAGTGGTTGCATTTAATAAAAATATATCTGAATCATATCAACTTCCAGGTGTAGCTTACTTAAATAGTCCTGAAGTTCCCAGTATTGTGAATAAAATTTATGTTAAAATAGAAATTATAAAAAATAAAGATACAAATATAACTCCATTAATTTATTCTTATGAGCTAATAGCAAAGGTAAAAAAGTAATGAATATATCATCTATTCAAAAAAGAAAATTTCTAGGTAATATATATAAATTACTTTATTCCCAAGGAAGAAAACCTTCGGAAAAAGAAATAAGAAAATTATTTGGAGAATATTTTTCTGTTTATCAATTTGGTCAACCAATTCCTTTAGATTATACAAAATTAGATATTGTTGCAAAAACAGATGTTAATTTGATAAATGAATTAATGGCTAACACTCTTCTTAATGTAGAGGTTCTATATGATTGTATCGTAGAAAACAACCAAGAAGTATTTTCTATTGTTACATCTTTAAATAATAAATTAGATAATCTAAAAAGTAAAAGAAAAATATTAGAAAATAAAATAGATGATCTATTATTTGCGAATTCAAATTCAGATGGATACTTTTATTCTTATTTAGAAAGTTTCTCTAACTTAGATAAAATTGACATGAATATAACGTCCGCCTATGTTGATATACTAAATAATAATGTTAGTATACCAAAAATAACTAATAGCATTTCAAATGCCCTTACTACTAATAATATAACCTCTTCAAATGCAAAATATAGTGTTTTGTCAAATAATCAATCTGTTGTCAATAATGTTGATATACAAAATTTTGAATCTGTTTTTGATGGATTAAATGATACTTATTGGTCATATACATATAGTGCGCCACAACCATCTGTCGTAGTTCTAACTTTGGATATACCAATAAATTTGTCTTATAATTTGTCAAGAATCAGTGGATCATTATTGACATCTTCGCCATGTTCAATTTATATGACCGCATCCAGCACAGACAATAATAAGCCAGAACAACTTAGATCGCAAGATTCTAAAAAAGATTACAATAGATTTTCTTTTAATATTCCAGCTGACTTCTATAGAAGTATAAAATTAACTATTTTTAAAACTGAGCCAGATCAAATACAAAATAATTCATCAAATCCTTATATATATAAATTTGGAATAAGGGAACTAGTAATCAATGCCGACTATTATGATCAGGAAGCCACAATAGTTTCAGCTCCGATTTCAATCCCAACTTCAGATAATAATAGATTAACAATAAATTCAATTTCAATTGAAACAAAAGAACAATTAGTTTCTGGTACAGACATTAAGTATTATGTTGCAGCGGATAATGAAAATGCCGAACAGATTGCAGACTTCAATTGGATACCCATTGAACTAAGTTCATCATTAGAAAATTCAGCACAAAAAATTGTTAATCTTAGTGGATCTAACGCTCAATTAAAATATATAGATGTCTCAAATGAAGAATTAGGATTTATACCAATTAACAATTCTCCAGATAATATTAATGAAGCAAATCCCGCGATTATTCCATATACCGATAAGGAAGCATATCGTGTTACTGTAGTGAACGATAATGATCAATTTATAGATCCATATATTCTAGGCAATTTAAATTGTTATAGGCATTACAATATATTGACTGGAAGTTCAAATACGGATATAGAGTATTATAAATCTTTAAATATTTGGACAGAAAAAATCTCCCTTAATGATGTAAATGAATTAAATAAAAATATTATACTAAATCAAATTAGTAATATAAATCCATCAATTTATTCCTCTACTGTTGGTTTAATGGAAACAAAATTATTGACGACTAAAGAATATAAAGTTTCCCATAAAGTCGTAAAGAGTAGAGAAGATTTTAACTTAGCGGTATACTTGAATGGTAGCCTTATAGCAGACCTTCCAGCGGGTGTAATTTCCTCTACTATAGAATGGAACTTTGTTACTGGGATTAATAATATAGTCATAACTTATGATAAGAATTTTTCTGGGCTTATTAATTTTGATTTAATGTCTAATAAAAATCTCATTGAATATGGAACCATGTTCTTAGATTATTTCTCGTATTTAGACCCGATGGAATTCCGAAGAAGAATAGATATAAGTGCCAATCTATTTACAATAGACAACTTCTATGGCAGAAGAGAAATTCTATCTTCAAGAGAAATTTCTGGAAAATCTTTATTGCGGTATTATTCCAATGTGTCTGACACTGTTACTGCCATAAGATACCGCGCCGATTTGGTTAGGTATGAAAACCCACTTCAAACACCTTTAATAGATTCTATTAGAATTAAATTCAAACATAATGATAGTTGATAAGAGGAATAATGAGTACAATTTATAATAATTCAAAAATTACCAAAAGAATTAGAGAACCTTTATTTCAAGTTAATAGAGTAAGATTTAGGGGAACCAGGGAAAGTCAATCTGAAAATTTAGAGACTAATTTTTTGCAGTTAGATTTAAACAGAATATTAAATGAACTAGAATTAATCGATATAAGTATTTTAAATAAATTAACTTATTTAATTGGGAATATTACTGACGTTACTAACACTGTCAATCTTAATGATGGATTGAGTTACTCAATAGACAATGTAAATATTTTTATAGATAAAGATGGTTCAGTGGAAGAAAATTTAGAAATAGATATAATGAATAAAATTAGTTCTAAACTTTCTCGTTTATTAAATAAAATACAAAGATTAGAGAATGGCAATTAATATGGCTGACATACTTAATACTAAAAAAAGAGATTATCAATATAATGGTCCTGTTCAAAGTTCCGATTATAACGAAAGAATAGAAGAAAATTACAAAGATTTAGTTTATCTTTATAATAAATCTAATATTATTGACAATAAATTATCTCAAGCTTTTGAGAGAGTAATTAAAGATCATAAATTTTTATCGTCAGCTGTAGAAGATCTTACCAATAGAGTAAGCGCACTAGAAGCTGCCTCAAACACAATCTCCTTACATTCCTTTAGCCAAATAGATTATTCAACTCTAGTTGGTTCTTCTTTTGCTGTGGCAGGTACAGAACTTTTGAGTTTTGATCCAATATACAATACCATTACTTTACCAAAGATATCCAGTGGTTCATTTTCAAAGTTAAAGTTTACTAGTCCATCTGTGGGCCAAATAGTACCCGATTTCTTTAAGGCTAAAATAGACACAGCCTTTGCTGGGGTAGATGGAAATGGTGCAGTCATTGATACCACCCCAATCTACAATGCTATTCTCGATGCCCCAGATAAAGTTTGGAAAAGAAATGTAATAGTTGAGTCATCATCTATGGCCGGAGCGCAAATGATGCTCTATGTCAAAATACCTGCAGAGGCTGCTGGATCATTGAAAACTAATACCATTAAACTTAATCCATACCCAGCATTTGGTGTTGATTTATTTAGTATTGAATATACCTCTAAGCAGAATCCGGCTTTAGCTGATTCTGATGGTTGGACTTCTTTAAATAAAAAATCATATTATGATGGAGTATCAGAAGCAATCGGAAAGGTTCCACCGGGAGGTTGGTCTACGTCTGGCTCAGACACCATACGAAACTGTCCACCAGTGGCATTTGTATTTCCTGATACTGATATGACCGCAATAAGAATTAAGTTTGTTCAAAGAAATTATTTTACCGAACTTGGAAAATTTATATATACTTATGGATTATCTGATTTAGATATTAGATATGAAAAGTTCCTATCTAGTGGTAGAACAATAATTAAATTTACAGCCCCGGATGGTGATGTAATAACAGATGTGACTAACGTCACTGCTAAAATATATAATGTTCCCTCAAGCCTCATAAATAGCGCTTTTAGCTATAGAGTTATTTATAATGATTCTGGCACCTATACCTTAAGTAATCCGGGAGCTTCAAATTCAGTATGGATTGAAGTTACATTGAATATGTTAGATGATAAAACTGCCCCAATGTTAACTGATTTAATTATTAATTATGTGTAATGTTTAAAAAAGCAAATTTTTCTGTACTATAAAGTCACGTAGTTTTCATAAGGAGAAAATAAATGGCCACTTTTTACGTAGGACCTAGACCAGTTTTAAAGGGTAGAACCACTGCTGGAATGGTCAATCCATATACATCAATGACAGGAAAAGCTAAGGGCACTGGCACTTATTCTTTTTATCCGTTATATAGCACAAGCCATGTTCTAGATGGCGCTCCTGATAATCATAATATTCCTGGTACTGGTAATCGTCCTGGTAATAGATTCCTATCACAGGTGTTTAATGGCACCACTCTGTACATTCATCCATTAGCTGGTTTATTCCAGGACGGTGCACATTACGAAGGTTCAAGATTTAGACCAATGGAATTCAAGGGTCTAACTGGCGCCAAGGCATTCCCGTCAATATTTGGTCACGAATCAGGAAGAGTTACTACTTACTCGTTCTACAATAATTATATTTTCGACGGTGTTACATCCGCCAACATATTCAGTAATACCGGTCACGGTCAAAGAACGGAAGCGCAGGGAGCTCCCTCGTCTTTCGGTTTCTTCCAGCCTACTGAGTTTCATGGCGTTGCAAGCGTAAAGGCATTCCCAACTACCTTTGGTCAAGCTAATGATCCGAGTGATTACGGTCGCAAAAAAGTCAAGCAGTGGTTTGGAGTAGCTTCTGCGCAAGCTCTCTAATTTTTTTAGTACTCCCCTAGTCCTTGATAAAGAGGATAAAAAGAGTGGAACTTTCGCTTGGGGTGGACTAGCTTTAGGAATTATAGCATATGATATATATGCCATAAAGTCCAAAAAGATCGAAACATTAACTAGAGCTTTTTGGAGACATACAGAGAATAAAATAACAGGAAGTATATTCACAGGAGTGTGGCTAGGTTTAACTTTTCATCTTCTTATAGAGAAGCTAATTAGAAAGAATTTTTCCTAAGGTAGGTACTATGAATAAATTACAAAAAGATATTTTAGAAAGAGCTATTTGGACAGCAGCACAAGCTTTTATTGCAGTCTATACAGTTGGTGGTGTTGACGAAATTAAGTCAGCAGCTACAGCAGCTGTTGCAGCAGCAATAAGTGTCGTTAAAGGTCTCGTCGCAACAAAAGTTGGCGATCCCGAAAGTGCAGCAACGATCAAATAATTGTTAATCTCATACAAGTCTCCAGCTGCCCATGCTATAATAGTGTGCATGCAGGAAGCAAGAACTATAAGCAGCCCCGCCTTAATGGCGGGGTTGTCTTATTAATGTCAGCCTTTTATACCTTTTAACCTGTTTATCCAATCTTATGAAGGATTCTAAATGTCAATGAAAGAAATAGAAGAAGCTATTAATACCAATAGCCTTCCACTCTCTGTCGCAGAAAAGTATTTAAAACTGTACATAGCAGATATAAGTTGGTCGGAACACATTGCTGCCCTATGGAAAAATTCAATGAACAAATTTAGTAACGAAACTGAAGCAAAAGATCACATTAAACGAGCAGTAGCCTGCGCTACTATACTTCCTCTAGTAGAAAATACGCCCATACCAGATCCACCCAGTAACTTACTATTCTGGTGTACCGCATGGAAACAATTCTATAGAGACGATTGGTTTAAGGTATTTATAGATGTTCTAAAAGAAGATCTTGAGATATCTAAAAATAGGAATAAAATAATAACACTTGGTATTGTAGAGCCAATTGACATAGCACCAATGACTAGACAAGCTTACAACTGGCTATACGAGTCAGCTGTAAGCCATGAGTGCATAAATGATAATAATCGTGAGGATATTGAAAATAAATTCAAGAATATTGTTAAAGCATATGGCGGTGCTGTAATATGTAATATGTTTGTGAATCATAAGGTATTTGTCAATAAAGTATTCAACTGGCGAAGCGGATACTTTTTTGAAAAACAAATACATAAGGTGTATACGTTAGACCAGATATGCAAAATAAAGTCAACAGAGATAGCTAAAATAAACCCTAAATACATAAGAAAAATAGAAAATAAAATAGGAGCATAACAAATGGAAAATATTATTCTTTCAAAAGAATTCGTTAATTCATACGCAGATAAAAAAGCACCTTGGGGCTTTAATGGTTTAGGGGAAATAGTCTATCGCAGAACTTATTCAAGAGACATTGAATCTCTAGGCCGTAAAGAATACTGGCATGAGACGATTGAACGCTGCATCAATGGAGCCCAAGCAATTGGGGCGAATTATACGAAAGAAGAAGCTGAAAGATTATTTGATTATATTTTTAATCTTAAAGGTATTTTTGCCGGACGGTGCTTGTGGCAGTTAGGCACACCCCTAGTAGAAAAAATGAGTGGCGTTTCTTTGGTTAATTGTTGGATGACAACAATCTCAAAAGTTGAAGATTTTCAGTTTTTAATGGACCATTTAATGGTTGGCGGTGGAGTCGGTTTTACAGTCGAAAGAGCTAGTGTTCACGATTTCCCCAAAGTACAAAATGTTGGCTATGTTCGCCATGAAAAGACTAACGACGCTGACTTTATTGTAGGTGATTCACGCAACGGTTGGTCAGCTTTGCTTGGTAAGGTTCTCAAGAGTTATTTTGAAACTGGAGAATCCTTTACTTATAGCACCATTCTAGTTCGTGGATATGGCGCTACTCTCAAGACATTTGGGGGAACAGCCTCAGGCCCTGAAGTTCTCATTGAGGGAATTCAAAATATATGTGAGATTCTTAATGCTAGAGTTGGAAAGAAAATTCGTTCCATCGACGCCCTAGATATCGCTAACATAATAGGCAAAATAGTGGTAGCTGGTTCTGCCCGCCGTTCTGCTCAAATCGCCATTGGAGATCCTGATGACTTCCTCTTCTTAAAGGCTAAGAATTGGGGTAAGGGAGATATTCCAGCTTGGCGTGCAAACTCTAATAACTCAATTTACGCAGATTCATATGATGAAATAATTGATGAATTCTGGAAGGGTTATGATGGATCTGGTGAGCCGTATGGTTTGATTAACCGTAATTTAATTCGTAAGAATGGTCGACTTGGCGAAAAAGTTAATGACAATAAAGTTATTGGAACTAATCCATGTGGGGAAATTGGCTTAGAAGACGGTGAGCCTTGTAATCTGGCTGAAATTTTCTTACCCAATATTTCTTCTAAGGAAGAATTATTTGATGTTAGTGCACTTCTTTATAAGACGCAAAAAGCCATTACAACATTGGCTTATCCATACAAAAAGAGCCGAGATGTAATTGAGCGAAATAGAAGATTAGGTCAAGGTATTACTGGCTGGCTCCAAGCCACGGAAGAACAATTGTCTTGGGTTGACGACGCTTATAAGAATCTTAAAGCTGTTGACGAAAAGTGGTCAAATGAAATCAAAATTAATAAATCAATTAAGTTAACAACAGTTAAGCCTAGTGGCACATTGAGCCTTTTAGCTGGAGTTACTCCTGGTATTCATCCAGCGTATGCGCAATATTATATTCGCCGCGTACGCATGGGCAGCAACGATCCGTTGGTTAATTATTGTAGAGAAAAAGGTCATAAAGTTCAATATGACATTGGATTAGATGGCAAGGAAAATCATACAATTTGCGTAGTAGAATTCCCATGCGAAACACCCGAACATGCGACGTTGGCAAAAGAAATGACAGCCATACAGCAACTCGAATGGGTAGTCCGCGCTCAAACAAGTTGGGCAGATAATAATGTAAGTGTTACGGTATATTATCGTAAAGAAGAACTTCCTGAAATCCAAGAATGGATGAAGAAAAACTATAAGAATAAAGTGAAGTCAGTTTCATTCCTTCTTCATAGTGATCATGGTTTTATTATGGCTCCGTATGAAGAAATTACATTGGACACATATAATAAACTAAAGTCCAAAATTAAAGATGGAATTAATTTTGCCGATTCTAGCAATATAGATTTATTAGATAGTCTTGAGTGTGAAGGTGGAGCCTGTCCAATTAAGTGACAAATACCATGCCTGAAAAAGAAAACTTTGATAATGAAGATTTTGAAAAAATATTTACTGAAATTGTTAGTTCAGATGAATTAAAAGATATGTCAGATCATTTTGAAAAAGATGTAAAACTTGGATTAAAGGAACTTCTTTTAATCCAGCAATCTTTATCAGATGCAATGAGCCATATATCTGAAGTTCTAATAAATGCAGTTGATGGAGAAGAACAATTAATAACTACTGGGCATAACGTTTACAGTAGTTTATTGTCTTCGCTCTATAAAATATCTGAAGATTTTAATGAATGTATGGTAGAATATTACTCTGATTTTGACATAGATGATGAAGGAGATGAAAATGGAATATGATTCAGTTAATGAACCCTCCATTAAAAAAGTTTTAGATAAAGGTTACGTAAGATTAGTAGACGTAATGGGTTCAGATCTTAGTGTAGCCAATGCCGCACGAGCTTCTTTCGCTAAAGAATCAACTACTTTATCTGCAAGAGATGCACGATTAATCGATTATTTAGCAAGAGAAAATCATATGTCACCTTTCAGACATGCGTTTATGACTTTTGAAATTAAGGCACCGTTAATGGTTGCTCGTCAGCATTGGAAGTATGTTATTGGATCTGATCATACTATGGATTCATGGAATGAATCTAGTAGAAGATATATAACTTCTGAACCTGAATTTTATATTCCATCACAAGAAGAATGGAGACTGGCACCAGACAATAAAAAACAGGGATCCGGAGGACCCCTTGACCCTTGGACTGGAACGCTTTTGACTCAACAATTAGAAGACTATATTCAACAGGGAGAAGCTCTTTATAATATGGCAATGCAAAATGGTGTAGCAGCTGAACAAGCAAGACTATTCCTTCCAGCATATGGAATGTATGTCATTTATAGATGGTCATGCAGCCTGCAATCAGTAGCCCTATTCCTAAATCAACGCCTTGAAGAAGACGCCCAAAGAGAAATTCAAGACTATGCTCGCGCTGTTAAAGATTTAATTATTGATAAATTTCCTGTATCAATACCACTATTAACTGGTGTATCATGATAATAGATGCAGTTAGAATAATTCTATTTGTAATATTCATTAATTGGGCATTTACGATGCAGTCCATATCTCAATCTGCAACTAGTACAAAGAATAGGAAAATAACAATTATAATATCCATACTCGCTTCAGCAATTGCGGCTATATTAGTTCTATGACAGTTACAAGAAAAGACATTCAGTACATGCAGATGTGTACTGCCGTAGCTAATATTTTTTCTACTTGTGGAAAAAGAAAATATTCAGCAGTGTTAGTTGATGTACAGGGTCATATAGTTGGAGTAGGCTATAATGGTGGACCTAGAGGTAAGAAACATTGCGAAGATGGCGGTTGCCCTAGACTAGCAGAAAAGTCACCTAGTGGATCTAACTATGATAACTGCATAGCAGTACATGCTGAAGCTAATGCATTACTTCATTCTGATTATTCTAGTAGACCAGAAAAAATATATATAAATGGTCCTCCATGTTTTTCTTGCGCTAAACTAATAGCTAATTCAACAATAAAAAATGTCTATTACTTATATGATGAATCTTATAAGGATTGGGACAACGTAAAGAAATTTTTATCAGAATGTTCAATCAATTTATTCGAGGTCAATAATGCCAGCAGCTAAACTGAATTATATGGTAGTATATAAAAATCATAGTCAAGTTTACGGATGTTCATCTAAAAAAATAGCACTTGATAGTCCTCCTCCTGAAGGAATGTCTTTGGAGGATAAGAATATATTTTTTGTAACATTTGAACCAGACACCGACAATATCTGTTTGTATAAAGTAAGTAATGATCAAGAAAGTAATGACAAGGAAGCAAATGAGTAAGAAAAAAATCTCAGTAAAATTGAATATAGGGGAAACTGCAATAGTGATTAGCCATGAGCTAGCTATGCACATAGCTGAAACATATGATTATTTAGCTACTGAACATCAAGATGAACATTCAGATTCATTTAGAGAAATAGCAGATCATATAAGATTTCAAGCTAATGAAAATCACTACAACGAATCAGATACTGAATATGAAGAATGGTAAAATTACTTTCTTGATTAGCTCTTTTATTTTGGGCGTTTCAATTGCTAGAAATAAATCTATCAATTCTTTAAAACCCAAGAAAAAAGATCCAACTGTATATCAATATAAAAATAGATTGAAAGAGTTTTATGACTCCGATTTATTATTTGATATAGAACAAGAATTCTTGTCTTTAGTAGAATTCGGATTAAGTCCCACATCCGCTTTTGATGCGGTAATTGAATTTGGAGAAATAAATTGATAGACCTATGCGTAATTAATTACAATACAAGACCACTGCTGAATAGGTTTCTAGACTGCTTACACAGTGATCTGCATGATACTCCTAAGGTTTGGAATCTATATATAGCAGACAACGGTTCGCAAGACGACAGTGCTAGTTGGTTAAAATACAATTATCAAAGATATAGAATTAATAAATTCTATCACAATGATAATATAGGATATTCTGGAGCTTGCAATCAATTGGCAGCTGAAGGCTCGTCTGACGTGATTGCACTACTAAATGCTGACGTATGGATGACTAGTAGTTCTATGGTAAGAGCTCAACAAATTTTTGATGAGAATCCAGATATTCATATTCTAGGTCCCAAGCAAAGAGACGAAAATGGATTGATAACGCACGCCGGAATCGTGGGAACCAATACAGCTCCAACTCATCGTGGTTGGAGACAAAGCGATTTTGACGATCATCTTTACAAAGATAGAGTTCCATGCGTTACGGTCTCAGGCTCCGCATACTTTATCCGTAGAGAAGTTTGGAATGCACTAACAAACCATCCCAAGTATCAAGAGATGTATCCAGGGGTAACAGGCGCATTTCTCCCTACCCCTCATTATTATGAGGAAACCTGGTGTTCATACTTTGCCAGACACTTAGGTTACAATGTGGTGTATGATGGAAGTGTATCCATCGGGCACAGTTGGCATAAATCTTCAGTTGTCGGCGGAGAAGCAGATTCTAAATTTAAAGAAAGTCAAGCATTATTTCGCAAAGCATGCGACTACATTGGAATAGAAAGAGATTAACATGACAGATAAACTAAACCCTTGGATCTACAACGCAGAGGTCAAGAAAACAATTGATGGCGATACATTTGATATTGTTATCGATTTGGGATTCGATACACTAAAAAGAGGTAGAGTTCGTCTTTATGGAGTAAATACTCCTGAGAGTCGCACAACTAATCTTGAAGAAAAGAAAATGGGTCTAGCTGCAAAAGAATTTACTGATCAGTGGTTAACAGCCGCCAATCATAAAGTTAAGATAGAAACAATTATTGACAAGAATGAAAAGTACGGAAGAGTGCTAGCAAGAGTATGGAATCAAGCCGGAGAGTGTCTAAATGATGCTATAATAGCGTCTGGTCTTGCTAGAGAATACTTTGGCGTAGGCGACAAAACATTCACTGAATTCAAAAAGGACTAAAATGCAGACATTTATACCATATGCAGACTTTAAAAAATCTGTAGAAGTATTAGATTATCGTCGTCTTGGAAAGCAACGTGTTGAAACATTCCAAGTCCTGAATATACTCCTAGAAAGAACACCTACAAAAGGCTGGAGAAATCATCCGGTAACATTGATGTGGACTGGTTATGAATCTGCTCTAAAGTTATATCAAAATATAACTATTCGAGAATGGGTCAATAGGGGATATAAGAACAATATGCAATATGAAGAGATAGATCCAGGCAGTGTAGTAATGCCGGCCTGGTTTGGGAATGAAGAATTCCATAGATCTCATAGATCAAATCTTCTTCGTAAAGACTTTGGATATTATTCGCAATATTTTGACGAACCAAATGACTTAGAATACTATTGGCCAGGATTAGTATATGCCGCTTAAAGTATTTCTTTCCGGAGCAATTGAAGGCGTTGAAGACTATGGACGCTTTTGGCGCAAGTCAGCAACTAGAGCACTGCATCTTGCAGGCTATGACGTATTGGATCCAACTACTATTGTAGATCAAGGGTACGAAACACCAGAAGAAATTGTTGAAAAAAATTTGTTCATGCAACGCCGAGCAGATATTATTCTGGTAGAATATATGTTACAAGATCGCGCATATATAGGAACTGACTTTGAATTAGCTTGGGCTAAATTCAATAATCAGCCAGCAGTAGTCTTTTGCTGTGACTCTAATAAGAACAGAGTTTACCTAAAATATATGGCAACAAAACTTGCATCAACAATGCAAGATGCGATAGAATATATCGCAACCAATTATCCATCAAATTAATGAAAGGTAATACCAATGTCAGATAACAAGTTCAAGTATTTCACAGTGACAACAACTTCGCTCGTGAAGGCTAACAACAAAACAGACGCAGAGAAGATTGCAACAAGTTCGAGCAATCGTCGTTCAGCTCTTGGAGAGATGCTCTACAGAGAAGTAGAGACTGAGCGAATTTCGGCTGTTGAGGCTCGTGAACAGATGGTCGACTGACCTTCGTCAATAAAGTCTCTAAGTAATTATTGGACAGAAATTGAGGGGGGTAAAACCCCCTCAATCTCATTTAAAGCTAAGGAAGAAAAAAATGATCATTGCACAAATGATTGGTAGAAATGAGTCTTCTAGATTTTTGGAAGATGTTTTGCAAAGACTGTCAACTCAAGTTGATAAAATAATATTTACAGATGATTGTTCAACTGATAATACTCCTGAAATAGCAGCAAAGTACGCTGAAGTTTTTCAAACACCTGAACAACTTTTTAATGTTCATGAAGGAAAATTAAGAGCCTTCGCCTGGGGTAATCTAGAAAAATTTGCCAGTATTGGAGATTGGGTCGTAGCTATTGACTGCGATGAAAAGCTCTATCATTTAGATGATGCGCCAATTAGAGATGTTTTAAATACATCGCCTTTTGATGTAGTAAATGTCCGCTTCTATCATATGTGGAATGAAACTCAGTATAGAGTTGATAAACTATGGACACCAAATAATAGTACTAGAATATTTAGATACTTAGAAAATGGTGGGTTCAATAATAGGCAGCTGGCGTGTGGATCTGAACCTACTTATGTAGGTGATATGATTGCTAGAAAAAATTACTGGGTTGATTCTAAACTCGTAATGCAACACCTTGGCTATATCAGAGATGAAGATAAAATTTCTAAGCATCAGAGATATTCACAATTAGACGGTGGAGCTTTCCATCAGTTAGACCATATCAATTCAATCGTAGATGAAAAGCCAGTTTTGATTAACTGGGGTTCATTCGGAATTTAATAGGAGATAAAATGACATTTCTTAATCCAACAGATTCACTTAGAAATCTTACTTCGGCAATGGGCAAAAAAGAAAAGTTTAGTTACATTAATGTTCCTAAATCTTCCATAGTCGCCTTAAGTAAAAATAGCGAGAATCCTTTTCCAGCTAACTTTGCTAAGAATATTATCTCCTCATTAAAAAATAATGACAAGAGAATTATGAAAGCAATTTCACATACCCTAGTTTCTGATATTGAAAATGGAAGACATTTTAAAATTGGATTAAACAAAAACTTTGAGTATTACTATTCAAACGTATTTGAATACTTTTATCTAAATAACAAAGACGCCTATCAATCAGTGATTGATTTCTATATTAGAAATACTCCAAAAGTTATCGTTACACTCCATGATAAGAAGTTGGCTCAACGCCACTTTGGATTTGATACGCATATTATAAATGTTCCATATAATAATTATCACGAAAAGTTAGATAGCGTTTATGCACAATTGGCGGAAATGGAAAACGAAGTAGACTATTGCCTTCTAGATTGTGGTGTCTTTGGTTTAGCATTGATGAATAAGATGTGGGATAATCTAAACATATCCATAATTGATACTGGTAAAACTTTGTCATTGAGCAAGGCTGCATTTCATAACAGTACCAATGAAAGATAATTATAAAAAAATACAAGATGATGATATTGAATTTTTAGTAGATCTTTTATTTGATACTAATTATTCAATAAATCAAATAGCAAAAGAACTTGACGTTCCAATATCTGAGATAAATAAAAAGATTAATTATCTTGGATTAAATTGGTTAAAAGATTCTAAAAAGAAAATGTCACGTGGTCAAACCGCTTTGACAATGATAATGAAAAAACTTTTGCCTGGAGAAGATGTAGTTAATGAATTTCATATTGGCGAAAAACTTCGATTAGATGTTTATTGCCCTTCGTATGGAATAGCTGCAGAATATCATGGCCGTCAACATTTCTTTTACACGTCTAGATTTTTTGAATCAAAATATGAATTTGAAGAAGCACAAAAAAGAGATATAATCAAAGCACAATGGTGCAAGGATAATGGAATTGCGTTAATTGTTTTTCGCTATAATGACTCTCTAACTGAAGTTAGCGTGTATAATAGGATGCTGGAAGCTATTAGGAGTAGTCCAGATAGCAAGAAAGATAATAATAAGCAAAGTATTACAACTTCTAATTATTATCAGGAAATGAAAAAGAAAAATTCAGAGTATAAAAAGAATCTTTACCGCAAACTAAAAGGCTCTAAAAATTGATGGCACTTGAAGAAATAGAAGAATCACAAGAAACCCCACTAGAATACCAGGCATTCGCACTTTGCCTAAAAGAGCAGGGTGCGATATCCTATTTTGACGAAAATCTTCCACAAGATATAGTTGGTATGATTCATGGCGAAAAAGGAATCCACGAATTCTATGGTGCGCTTCTTGGTTTTTATCGAGCAACTAATTTAGATATAGTTGATCCAATAGCATTTAAATCATGGCTGTCTAGTGAGACGGATATATATGATGCACTTGGTGGCTCTTCCGGCGTAGGAATAATGATAGATTATATTCTTAGTCTGGATTCTTCTACAAAAGAATCAGTCGTTGAATTAATCAAACACAAGGCAAATAAGCGTAAACAGATTCTCAATCTTCAAGAACTTCAAATACTTATTAATAAAAAAGGTTTGAAATCACAAGAAGATATTGATCGCATTAATGATTTAACTTCTTTAATTAAAGATCTTGAAAATCAAATTAAATACGACCCATTTAGTAAATTAACTACAGCTAATGACATTCTAAATAGAGCTGATCGTTTGCTGGATATACCTGACTTCGTGCCAACGCAATTTAAAGCTCTAAATAGAGCCATGGGCTATACGGATGAGGGTGGATTCTTCAAGGGCGCTGTACACGCAATTATCGCCCCCTCAGGCAAGGGAAAAAGTACCTTCGCTAAGTGTCTAGCTAATAATTGGTTAGATACTGGTTATAGAGTTTTGTATGTAAACTTTGAAGAAGCTTTGGGTCACTGGGAGAGAATTCTTATGACTCAAATCATTGGTGAAAATGTTTATTCAGAAGCTCATAAATGGAGTGAAGAAAAAAAGCAGTTTTACTTGGCTAAGTTTAAATCAAAACTTGAAGAGTGGGGAGACAGATTAATGGTTCGTCATGATCCTGAGACTCCATATTTTGAAGACCTTGAGTTTTGGTTAAGAGATTTAATAGGTCACACTGGAGATATGCCAGATGTAGTTATCATTGACACTATTCAATCTATGTTTACCCGTGGTAGTGGTAAGGGCAAGCCAAGATGGGGCGAGTTTGAAGAAATGATGGTTAGACTAGAAAAACTTGCCAGAGATATGAACTGCGCTATGATCATAACTGCCCAGGAAAACTCAAACAGAATGAAAGAAAAAAGAGAAGTTGTACAGCAATCAGATACAGGTGGATCTTTAGCTATTCAGCAAAAGTGCGCAGTTACAATTTTCATTACAGAAAAACGTTTGGCTTCAAATGATGAAACAGAAGATGAAAATATAATGCAGCTTCAAATACCTAAAAATAGAATTACTGGTTCTGCATTCATGTACGATCCACCTTTAGTAAGATATAACGATGCAAAAAAAATCTATGAAGATTATGAAGTCATTAGTGATCAATCATATTCAGAGTCAACAGATCTTCAAGAACTATTAAGTGGAGAAGGTTTTGACTAATGCTAGAATTAAATGTAGAAGCAATTAAGGATTTTCAAACTTGTGAGAGATTATATGATTTTAGATATCGTGATAAACTTCCTGAAAAAGTTTATTCAAGAGATATATACACTGCTAAATTTGAATCAACTATTAAGAATATTATTTATTTCTTTTGGTTTAAAAAACAAGCAGGCATTAGTCCCTCCTATGCATCTCTTTTAAATAGATGGGAAAAATTATGGTTCCCAAAAAATGTGGATCATTATGATATAGCCACTGAACAACATGAGAGCATGTATGGAAATATGGCTAGCTTGACTACAAAGGCAGCAAGTATACTACTTACGTTTCATGAAACTTATTCAGACGTTGATATGATTCCTCTAGCTATATCTGAAGAGTATATAGCAATTATTAACAAAGAAATTAAGATAGTAGATAAATTTGATTTAATAATTAGAAAAGATAATAAAAATTACGTAACAAAACTTCTTTTTAATTATAAGACAAATCATAGACACATGTATCAAGTTGATTTTTCTGCCATGTATATGGGATTTAAACTCCGTCATCCAAGTCGAGTTAACGAAACTAACTTTGGCTATATTGATCTAATGTCAAATAGTTTAGATTTTATAGAATATGAAATTAGTAGCGAAGATATAGATTCTTTAGAGTACTGGTGTGATACAATGTGTCACAAGGAAACTTTTGTACCAAGAAGAGGCTTAACAGCTTATTGTAAAAAATGCCCGCACGACGACGCATGTTCTAAATGGATTGGATGGAAATAATGAGTAAGAGTATTTTAGATGACATTCTCAAAGAAGATACAAGTAGTCAAATTACTCAAGAAGATGAATACTTAGCTCCTTTATTAGAAGAAATTGGATCAATAGATGATGAAGGAATTAAATCATTTGTTAGATCTCTTTTACTAAAAGCTAGTACATTTTGGGAAATACCATCTAGTTTTTCTGGAAGATATCATCCGCCGGATGAGCATGGTCCTGGTGGAAATGTTTTGCACACCAAAAGAGTTGTTAGAGTTGCGGAAATAATATCTGACTCTTATGCATTAAGTATAGAAGAAAGAGATCTTATAATTGCAGCGTGTCTATTGCATGATATCACCAAAGGAATTCCGTCTGAAGAAAGTGGAATGTTCCAGTATGATCCTATGCATCCCTATACTGTTAATAAATTTGTAGCAGACTGTATCCGCCACGATAAGGAATATGCTAATGATAGTCATTCTTCTACATTGTTTATTTCTGAAGAAAATGTACAGAGCATACTGAGACTAGTTAGATGTCACCTAGGTCCTTGGTCGCCAGTTCCAGAAACATATCCAATAACTTACATGGATTACATTGTTCACTTAGCTGATAATATAGCTAGTAAGGTACATGTTGTAATCGAAGATAGTCAATTAATCAACGACAGATGGACAAATGAATAGTAGAATATCAAAGAGAATCTATATAATTTCTATATTAGAAGATATAATTAAGGAATCAGTCTACTATAGAAATAATTCATTTAATTTGAAAAAAGAAAATCGTATTGTAATCGCCAATATTTCTAACGAAGAGTCTAAGGCAAAAATACTATGATAATACCAAATGATCCAGATAAATTTTTGTCTTCTTGGAAATATCTAGAGACAGCAAAGTATGTACAAAGTTTAGGTAGAGTTATTCGTCAAAAAGACGGAGACAATACTCTGTTCATAGAAGCAAAAGATAAGGAATCTTTTCGTCAACAGAATGCAAATGTTGGCCTTTATACTTCTATCTGGCATTATAATTCTACTGATTTAGATAAAGCTATCAGATTAGGATCATTGTATTTTGACATAGATAACAAAGATCCACAAGAATCATATATTGACTGTATGAAATTGTATAATTATCTTATTAATTATATTCCAAAGTCTGCTATACTTGTATACTTTACCGGGAAAAAAGGCTTTCACATAGAATGTGAAGCTATTACGCTGGGAATTAATCCATCCAATAATCTTCCTAATATTTTTAGATTTATAGCTTCAACTCTAAAAGATAAACTTAAGCTAGAGTCGCTTGACTTTAGCGTGTATGACGCTAGAAGAATGTGGCGCCTAGAGGGCAGTAAACATCAAGATACAAATCTATATAAGAATTTAATACCAGAAGATATTCTTTTTCAGGGCATGGATTCAATAACAGGTTACTGCACTACACGCTCTTTCAATGAAGTATCAGAACAAAACTTTAATGCCAAGGCTAATGAATGGTTTAGAGAGTTTACTTATGATATGGAAATAGAAAAAGAAAAATCAAAAGATTTTATTGGCTATTTCAACAAGTATGGTTCAACTGCGTTTAAGCAAATGAATGTGAAAGAAAAAGAATTTACTCCTGATAAACTTTTGAAAAGCTGTACGTCAATAGCTAGACTTCAGCAACAGGCTATTGAAAAGAAATACTTAGAGCATGAGGCAAGATTATTCCTATGTTCCATATTAACTTATAACGAAGAGTCAATAAAATTTCTTCATGGTATCTTAAGTAATTGTTCAGACTATAATGTTGAAAAAACTAATAGTCATATAAACGATTGGATTAAAAGAAGAGAATTGGGAATTGGCGGAAGACCTTACACATGCGAAAGAGCTAATTCTGCAGGTGTTGGATGTGGACAATGTTCACTAGAGAAAAAAAATAAATGGGTAAAGATAGGGGACAAGTATGTCGAAACACAAGAACAGTCCTCTCCATCCCCGGTACGCTTTGCGTATAAATTAATGGATAAAGGAGGTGAACATGCCTGAGATAGAAGATACAGATGATGTCATTGGCGTCTGCTCTGAATGTAAATCAGATCAGCCAGATAGATATATGTATAATAGCCCGTTTGCTCAAGAAGGTAAGCCAGTGCCGTGCAAGTATTGCGGTGGAGTGGTAATTATTACATATAGAGAAGTAAGAGATAGCTCTTTAGAAGGTTCGGACAAGAGTAGAGGAATTTAATGAAGAATTGGACTAACCTCCATAACCATACAGTCTTTTCAATGTTAGACGGTCATGGCGACATAGAACAGTACTTGACTAGAGCTAAGTCCTTAGGAATGAAAGGCTTAGCTACTACTGACCATGGAAACATACATTCATGGTTGGACTTCTATGACGCTGGAACTTCTATTGGGGTTAAGCCAATTCTTGGTTCTGAATTTTATCAAGCTAGAAAAACTAGATTTGATAGAGATCCTGAAGAAAGATCTGGACCATCACAAAATGAATGGGAGCAAAGAGGTCCTTACCATATAACTATTTTAGCTAAAAATAAAGTTGGCTATAATAATATTATTAAAATATCTTCTAGATCTTTCCTAGAAGGATATTACGTTAAGCCACGTATTGATCATGATTTAATAGCAGAACACTCTGAAGGAATTATTGTTCTTTCAGGCTGTTTAAATAGTGAAGTATGCCAGGCATTGCTAAGAGATGATTATCAATTTGCTCTTTCATCTGCAAAGAAAATGCAAGATATTGTTGGTAAGGAAAACTATTTTATTGAAGTTCAAGATCATGGTCTTGGGGAACAAAAGAAAGTCTTTAATCAATTAGTGCAGATAGCAGAAACTATTGGTGCAAAGGTCGTCCCAAGTGGGGATTGCCATTATGTACATAAGCACGACGCTAGATCTCATGACATCATGTTATGCGTGGCAACTAATGCAAATATACATACCCCAAATAGATTCTCATTTACTGGAGAAGAATTTTATCTTCAATCATATGATGAAATGTCATCTAAGTTTAATCCAGACTGGTTGAAGAATAGTATGGACGTTTGTGACATGATTGATTTAAATCTTTCTTTTGGTGATATTCACTTCCCTGACTTTCCTATTCCAACTCTCGAAGCACCTATGGACTACTTTGATAGATTAGCTTGGAGCGGCCTAAAGGAAAGATATGGTGATCCTCTACCTTCTCATATCATAGATAGAGCTAATCACGAAATACGTGTTGTAAAAGAAATGGGATTTACTGAATATTTCTTAGTTGTATCAGATCTAGTAAATTGGGCCAAGAATAATAATGTTAGAGTTGGCTGGGGACGCGGTTCTGCAGCAGGAAGTATCCTTTCCTACGCATTTAAAATTACAAATCTAGATCCAATCAAATTTGGATTAATGTTTGAACGATTCCTTGTTGAGGGCAGAAAATCAATGCCTGACATCGACCTTGACTTTGATGATAGATATCGTGACGAAGTAATCAACTATGCCAGAGCAAAATATGGGTCTGACCACGTTGCACACATTTGCACGTTCAACAAGACAGGCGCCAGACAATCTATCCGAGATGCAGCCAGAGCTCTAGGTTACGATTTTGCCGGTGGAGACGTAGTGGCAAAACTCGTTCCTCCGCCAGTATTGGGCATCTCGAAAAATCTTTCGGAGTGCATGGAAGTTGAAGAATTCAAACAGCTGTATGAGAAAGACTCAGATGCCAAAACTATTGTAGATACGGCATTTGGACTGGAAGGTCTAGTAAGACAAACTGGCATACACGCTGCTGGTATAGTTATATCTAGGGATGCACTAACCGAATACCTGCCTATCATGCGCAAGGGCGTAGATAATCCAATCATTACGCAATGGGATATGGGCAGAGTCGAGCAGTGTGGCCTTTTAAAGATTGACTTTCTTGGCCTAAGAAACCTTGGAGTTATTGACTCTTGCATCAAGTTGGTCCATAAGCGTAAAGGCGAACTTATTGATGTTGATAAAATTCCGCTTGACGACGCAAAAACTTATGATGAATTATGTAAGGGTAACTGCGCCGGAGTCTTTCAACTTGAATCATCGGGCATGAGACAATTGATGATGCAGCTTCAACCACGTAACGTAGAAGACATTATGGCATTAATCTCATTATATAGACCAGGTCCAATGGGTTCTGGAATGGATAAAGAATATATTGACCGTAAACATGGTCGTAGCCAAATTAAATATGAGCATCCTAAGTTAGCTAAGGTGCTAGCACCGTCTCTAGGAATCATGCTGTATCAAGAAGATGTTTTAGGAGTTGCTAGAGAATTGGCAGGATTTACTTCCGCAGAGGCTGATGATTTAAGAAAAGTTATTGGTAAAAAATTAATGGATAAAATTGCCAAGATGCGATCTATGTTTGTCGAAGGATGTGTTCGAACATCTGATATGTCAGAAACTTTAGCTAATAAGATTTTCTCAGATATTGAATACTTTGGCGGATATGGATTTAACAGAGCACACGCCGCAAGTTACGCCATGATTAGTTATGTCACGGCTTATCTTAAGTCAAATCATCCAACAGAATATATGGCAGGACTTATGTCATCAGTAGTTGGCAATAAAGAAAAGCAAGCATTCTATTTATCGGACTGTAGAAAATTAAATATAGAAGTCTCCCCACCGTCAATCAATAAATCTGGGATTGACTTTGAAGTAGTAGGAGATACGTCAATCGTATTTGGGCTGTCTGCGGTCAGTGGAATTGGCCAATCGATAGCTGATGCAATAGTCAACTGCAGAAACACTGAGGAGCCATATACGAGCATTGTAGACTTCCTCAGAAGATGTGATCCTGTAATTTTGAAGAAGAGTACGCTGGAACATTTAGCAGCTGCTGGGGCATTTGATGAATTGGTGAATATAGATTTAGGGGAATATCCTAGACTGCAAGAAATAGAAATGCTAGAAAAAGAAAAAGAAGAACTTGGAATATATGTAACTAGTCATCCTATTATGGGAATATGGGACATACTTTCTAAGAAAGTTGATTGCGAAATAATTGAATTATCTGAGTATCAAGTCGGATCAAATATAAAAGTCGGGGGAATAATTACAGCCTCCAAAAAGATAATGACCAAAAAAGGTCAGAAGATGTTTAAGATATCAATAGAAGATATTTCTTCAGATGTTGAAGTAATTATTTTTCCAAACAATGCAAAAAATATAGCGGATGATTACTTCAATAAAGGTGATGTAGTAATTATATCTGGAACTTTAAATAAAGAGGGTGACGAAGAAAATTCCACATGTAAGTTGTTCTTCTCATCATGTGAAAAGGTAGATGCGCACTTATTTGCCACAGGTAAGGCAATAATTTTTAATGTAAAAAAGAATATATCTACTTCGACTATAGATAAGATTTATGATATAATTGATTCGTCACGAGGTGATCGTCCTGTATTCTTACAGATATTGGATGGTAAACATAAATTTATTTACAAATATAAGATAGAGGCATCCCCTAAAGTGGAAGATGCGATTAGACAATTAATTGAATTGGAGCAATAAATGTCAGCAGATAGACCTTCAGTTAATCCTACAGATAGATGGTGCTGGGTGTTTTGCCCATCATGCAATAGGTGTCAGGATAAAGGAAGATATACAAAATGTAACGGGTGCTCAGGTCGATACGATCCAGAACTTATTATTAAAGCAGACAGTGAAGATTTCTGCGATTGCAAGAATGGAACTCTGAGATGGAAAACCCAGCAGGGTAAACTTATTATGACTAAGTTTAAATCCAATCCATTTAAGAGTCAAGTCAAGTATGAAAAGAAATCAGATGATGAACGCGATTGGGACTCATATGTTAAAGATATGAGAGAAAAATTAAATGATCCTAATTGGGATCCCATAACTTATTACGAGGATTAAAAATGAGCCAAAGCTTTCCAGCAGTTGTTGAAAAAGGTAATATTAAATTAACAGAATACACTGATTCAACTTACAATTATGATGACAAATTATTCTTACAGTGCACCTGTGTTGGATTCTATCTAACGCAAAAAGAACTAAAAGACCTATACACAGTTGTGAGTTATTATCTGAATGCAGATGATATTACTGAAGTTAAAGTATCTATAGGAGGCGAAGATGTGGCCCTATGAAGAAGACGATCATATGGAAATAGGTGAAACTGGTTGGGTAGCAATCGGCCAGGGCGCTTATATAAATAAACTTAATAATCACACTATAGATGAAATCGGAAGAGAATTCGATGAAAATGGTCGATTAATATACGATCCCAACGAAGAACAGTAGGAATATTTTTGAGTTCTATATTAATTAAAAATTATGATAGCTTAAGTGATTTAGAAAAATTAAGTTTAGTAGATTTTTCATACTCTAGAATAGATACATACGATCAATGTCCGGCAAGATACTTCTACTCTTATATTAAGAAAGAACCAAGACAGTTCAATGCGCCAGCTGCTCTAGGAAATATCGTCCACGCTGTTCTTGAAAATACTTTAGAGAATAATAAAGTCTTAGACTTAAATGAACTTCAGGAAGAATACAAAAATAATATTCCTATTTGGGATCCAAATCAAGAAATAACTCCAGATCTTATTTCCGTTGGATCAATTATATTGAATGAATTTTATGATCAAAATGTAGATAAAGAATTCTCCATATACGATAAGGAAATGTCTTTTTCTTTTATTATAGGGTCATACAAGATAATTGGCTTTATAGATAGAGTTGACATTATTGGAGATAGAGTTAACATAACAGACTATAAAACGGGTAAATGGGAAGTTGCACAGAAACACGTGCACTCTAATCTACAGCTCGGTATATACGCTCTTGCACTTCATAATATATTTCCAGAAAAAGAAATCTATGCGGAGTTGTATTATTTAAGATCTGGAAAAAGAAAAGGTCATCTTTTTACCGAAGAAGATATTGAAGAAGTTAAGAATAAACTGATTGATACTATTCAAAAAATAATGGTTGATCAGAATTTTACACCCACCGCTAATACCAGAGTATGCTCTTATTGCGATCACGCTAAATCAGGTGCGTGTCCAACAGGTGTTTTTAGAAATAAAAAGAATAGTTATGGAAAATAGAAAAGGGGCTGGTTTCCCAGCCCCAATTCTATACGTAGTTTTTAAAAAAAAGAATCAGAAAGTTGAATCTGAATCGATAGCAAAATCGAAATCATTGAACTCTGTGACTACCTTGACGGCATCGCCGTAGTCATAACCAAGGTCTACAACCAAGTCCTCGATAATTTCGTTGTCAATGGTTTCAATTGCTGTGTTGATGATGTGTGTTAATGTGTTCATGGTGATTAGTATACTTCCTTCTTAGTGGTAATGCAAGTTGTTTTGCATATTTTTATTTTTTAGTGTATAATATATACACGCTTACAGGCATTAAGGATATCACAATGGAACTACATGTTGTCAAGGCAGAAGACTTTTTTTTGGAAAAATCTTCTTTTAAAAAACAACCTAATTTGAATAACATCAGAAACAAGCAGATCGATAAAGTAATCCTAGAGGATGATGGGGTCTTTGCAAGGAAAAAGGGCAATGCGTACCAATACACTAAAACTGGATTCAGGAAAGATATAGAACTCAATGTTAGATCCAGCTGGGAAGCTAACTTTGTTAGAATCCTAAATATTTATAAAATAGAATTTAAATTTGAACCTACTGTTTTTTCTTTCCCAATAAAAAGAGGAACAAAGGGTTATACTCCTGACTTTTTTCTAGAACGAAATGGTGAATGGGTAGAGATTAAGGGCTATCTAGATGATAAAAGTAAAATTAAATTAAAAAGATTTAAAAGGTATTATCCTGATGAATTCGAAAAAATGACATGCGTCATAAGTAAGTACTCAAACGACGCAAAGAATTTTATGGCTGAGATAGAAGTTCCTCAAATTGTCTTCTACGAAGACATAAAGGTTTTTTATAGTCAGTACATAGTTAACTGGGAAGGTAAAAAATGACAGCTTACAAGGAGCAATATTACTCTTTAGAAGAGAATGAAATGCAAGACCTAATCGCTAAGGCCAAAAAGGGTTCAGCAAAAGCACAAGAAGAATTATTAAAGGTATTCAGTAATTTTTTAACTAAATATATTTCACTATTATATTATGGAAAGTTCAATTTGAACGACTATGACATACGAAGGTTTATTTCTTTGTTCATCAAGGATTCAGGAACACGCTTTGCTCTGATGAAAAATAAAATGAGTGGATCCAATATGCGAGTAATAAATGAATGCATGAGAGGTATTCATTATATGGCGAAAAGATATGGGGATGAAGAAGACATTAGGCAGACTGTATACATGACTTTCTTCCAATGCATAGGCAGATACGAAAGGAAGGATTCAGCTAAGGGTCCAATTCCTTTTAGCGGTTTTTTATATAGTTATTTCTTTTATCTTTTAAAAAAGAATGTAGATACATTCCTCATTGATCAATTAGGCAGAAAAACTTTCCCATTGCTGGACGACGATGCCACCAATGATGAAGGTGATGAAAATTATGTCATTGGTTTTAAGGCAGATCCGGTAGAGTATAGTATGGAACAATTATTAGCTGCAGATAAAATTGATGAATTTTGGGTTTTGGGCGAGAAAAACATTCCACCATTTGATAGACTAACAGTGCAAGAAAGACAGCTTCTAAAATGGAGGTACGTAGATGGGCAAAGGTCCAGCGAAATATCTCAGAAAGTTAATGAACATCCGAATACAGTTAGAGAGCACTTATCTAAAATTAAAAATAAAGTAAAAGATTTAATCTTAGAAAATGATCTCAATGAATACGCAATGCTAATTAATATGGAGAAAAATTAATGAACTTACAATCAATGGAAAAATTGCAAGAACTATTGCAGAATTTTCTTGGACCTCAATTAAAAGAGGTTATCGAAGCATATGCTGACGTAGAAAAAAATAGTAAATATTTTGTAGAAATTCCAGAGGTTGATATTATAGATCTAGGAATAGATACGATTGCGTCACTTGTTGCCCGCACATCTAATGTTTATGGTAGAGCAGCGCGCTTTGCCGGAATGTCTAGAGCACAATATAAGATTATAGAAGGTAATTATAAGAGAGTTTATAAATCAAATAGAGCCGGAAAAAATGAAGCTGAAAGAGAAGCTTCAGCCATGGCAGCAGCTGAATCACAACATACCGAAATGATTACCTGTGAGGCAATTATGAGCCTAGCTGAATCGATGGAAACGTCAGCTAGAATAGCATCAGAATCAGCTAGAAAGCTGATGGACAAAATGCAGTCCATGCAAGTAGCTGCGTTTAGAGAAGAAAAAGGTTCCTACCTGGAATCGGATTTTAGTACCTACTAAAGGATAAAGAATATGTTTATTGGTCATTACAAAAGTGTTAATACATCTGAAGAATTTTATTCTACAGAAAAAGAAGATCTTAATTTTCCAACACAAGTCGAATATAAAAGTAATAAATATCTATTGACAAAAACAATTCAAATATCATCAAGCCTTAAAAAGAATCTAATAGATGTAGCTAAACGCTTTAGTATAGATTATGATGTAAAGGTTGACTGAAGGCAGTGTTTAAATTTTTAAGATTGGCTTTTTATTTATGAACATAGAAGTATTTTGCGACGGAGCATCTAGGGGACAAGGTCAAAAAAAGATCGGAGAAGCTGCATGCTCTGTTGTTGTTTATCGCAATAGAAAAAAGATAGCACAGTTTGCTAGAGGATTAGGTCCTAGAACTAACAATGAGGCAGAATATGAGGCCGTGATAGCTGGCCTCTTAATATGCTCTATGGCTGATCTTATAGACCCAATTTTATACACAGACTCGGCTGTTGTAGCTAACCAGGTCAATGGTAAATGGAAGTGCAAGAGCGCAGCTCTAATGCCATTGCTAATGACTATTGAAGAAATCAGAGATGAATTTAATTTTCGGGTCATTCAAGTTAAAAGAACATTTGTTTGGGAACCAGACGCCTTGGCAAATAAATTTTTAGATGAATTAGAAGTAAGAAAAGAGAAAATGAATAGGATATGAATGGTATAATATGGATATGATTAAAGATAAAAAATTTTATAAAGATTATCCGATAGTTATTGGCCTAGCAGGTAAGGCAGCGACTGGCAAAACATCTGTTGCAGAAAAGATAGTGCCTAAGGCAGAAGTGAGTCCTGTTTCGAATCATGTCAAATGGGATCACTTATTTTTTAGCCTACCTTTATATGAACTAGCGTCTGTGAAAAAAAACTCACTTGGCTCTAGACAGAAGGACCGTCAACTATTTTCTATTCACCAAGTGGTGTATGATATCTTTGGCTCAAATGCCCTGGGCACCATCCCTGATTATGATATGTTTTGCCAATTAGTAAAAGATATCTACAATCTACCCATAGAGCCTGAGGGCTATAAGCCAAGATCTTTCCTTCAAAAGGCTGGAGATTTGTGCAGAGCATACGATGAAGAGTGCTTTGCTAAGTGGGGAATATTAAAAGCCAATAAATTATTTAGATCCCATATGAGAACTCCAGAGTTTGAGGATCAAGATATGCCGATGGCTATTATCATTTCTGATGTTAGATTTGAGAATGAAGCTAAGAAAATACTTGATCAACCCAATGGATTAATTATTTGCTATGAAGCATCTGATGAGATTAGAAATGAAAGAATGATGCGTCGAGATGGGCACGAAATGACACCTGAGCAAATGAACCATAGATCAGAACAAGAAATTGATTTGATAAAAGAAAAAGCCTCTGCTATAATTAATACCGACAACTTAAACATAGCGGAACAAGCATTAGCTACTACAAATTTAGTTCAAACCTTTACGGACGTGTATGCCTAAGATATCAAAAACAGCAATGGAGCAGTCATTAGACTCTCCCATAGACCAGGTGGTGAATATTTTGAGTTCAGAAATATCTATTTCAACTAATCCAGTATTTATATGTGGAGTAAATAGAAAGATTAACATTGGCAATTTTGAGAATATCGACGTGTATGCAGGTATTACTTTGCCATTGAATGAAGTTTCCTTGGAAGATAAAGATAAATTAACTGAAATTATCGAAGCTGCAGCTTCATATGGCTTTTCAATTGTTTCAAAAGAAACAGGCGAAAGATATCAGTTAATTAAAGAATCACAACAAGGAAAATAATAAACAATAGTTAGCTAACAAATATTGAAAAGGATAAAAAATGATAAAGAAATTAATGAAAAAATTATTTAATAAAAAGTCACCTGCCAAAATTGGTGGTCATGACTTAGATGATAAGGGTACCCCTAAGGAAGAAAAGCCGATTATTTGGATGACTCCAACCACTTCTGCTAATTCAACTCCTAAAGACATTAAGATTACTCCCGCTAACCCTAAGGATGTCACTCCCAAAGCAAATACTGCAGCGCCGGCTAGAAAGCCTGGTAGACCAAAGGGACAAGTATCCAAGAACCATGGTGGCACTAAGCCAACAAAAAAGGTTGCTCCAAAAAGTAATCCAAATAAAAAATAACATATTATAGACAAAATTGAGAGGCGTTGCCTCTCTTTTTTGCTATATAGGATTACTATATATATTACACTATTATACAAGGTAGGTCATTATGGCTAAGGATAAGGGTTGGGGAAGCAAAACTTCTTCAGACAACAATTATTATAAGTTATTGAAAGATTCAGTAATGAACGTTATGGATACTCCACGTAAAGGTGGATATTATTCAAGTCAGTGGAAAGCTTTCAAGAATAAAAAGTAATTATGGCTACTAAAAAGAAAAAACCAACTGCTTACCAAAAAAAGATTAAATCTGTTATGGGTGAGTATGGTCGAGGAACACTGCACTCTGGTAAAGGTGGTCCTGCTGTTAAATCGCAGAAACAAGCTATAGCAATAGCTATTTCTTCGGCATCAAAAATAAAAAGAAAAAAATAGAGAGAAGGAAATCATGGCTAGCATGAACAAAAAGAACGATCCATTCCGTAAGCCTTTCCCCGGTACCATGGGCGATATTGGCGACAAAATCAATCCTAAGGGCAGCGTAGCTCCCGCTAGTGGCGCTAAGAATTGGGCCTCAACAGTTAAGAAAACCGGCAAAAAGTAATTATGCCAATCAAAAAGTTCACTTATATTAGTGGACCTAGAATGGGAACCAACAATCAAAAGAGTGGTGGTCCCGTTATCTCTGGCATGCCAAAGAAAACTGGCTTTCCAAAGAAAAAGAAAAAAAAGAAATAACTTTATTTTATTTACTTAGGAATAACAATGGCTCAAATTAAAAAACATAAAGACATGTTTCGCGTCGCTGTTCCAGGTGAAACTGGCGATCATCCTCCAATGAAGAATGATCATGGTGAAAGATTCATTCCCACTAAAGGCCGTAAAGAAAAGGACCACATGGAAACCAAGTGGCCTAATCCCCATGCCGGAAAAAATGTGAATGGTAAAAAAACACCTCAGTCTTTAGGTAAAAGGCTAACTAACACTAAGCAAAAGATGAAGTAATGCCTGCCAAAAAAGATTCACGCCTAACCAAAGCTGGTGTTTCTGGCTATAATAAGCCCAAGAAAACACCAAGTCATCCCACTAAGTCGCATGTAGTTGTGGCTAAGTCTGGTGATCAAGTTAAAACTATTCGCTTTGGTCAACAAGGTGTTTCAGGCTCGCCTAAAAAAGAAGGTGAGTCTAAAGCCTATAGGGCACGCAGAGAAGCATTCCAAGCACGACACGCCAAGAATATTGCCAAAGGCAAAATGTCAGCCGCGTATTGGGCTAATAAGGTTAAATGGTGACTAATTATGGAAGCTGTTACTGTTGCCATAATTGCTGCCGTCGGCGCTATACTTGCAGCGTTAGTTCAAAAAAGTAGATCAGAAAATAAAAGTGATCATAATACCGTTGCAGAGTTAATAGGCGACGTAAAAGATGAGATTTTACACCTGCATCACAAGGTTGATCATCTTGATGAGCAAGTTGATAAAGTCGATGACCAGATGCATGACCACATGATGTGGCATTATAAAAAATCAAGTGAAAAAAAAATAAAATCAACGGAGGTATAATCATGGCCATGAAAAAGAAAGCAGCTGCACCTAAGAAAACAGCTTCGAAAAAGACAGCTGGTATGACTGCAGCTCAAAAGAAACTTCCCCCCTTTATCCAGGCTGCAATAGCTAAGAAAAAGAAGAAGATGTAATTTAATCGTTTTAATTAAAGAGGGCTATGACTATATGTCATGGCCCTCTTTTTTTTGCATCTATCATTACTATAGATATATCAATATTTATGTCTAATCGAAAGGCTAGAAAATATGGCGAAGCCAGCCGATAAAAAGTGGATTCAAAAAGCCATTAAAAGACCTGGAGCATTCACTGCCAAAGCTAAAAAAGTTGGCAAAACTCCAGCAGGATTTGCTGCGACAGTTACAAAAAACCCAGCTAAATACAGTAAACTAACTGTACAACAAGCTAATTTTGCTAAGACTTTAAAAAAAATAACAAATAAAAATAAGAAAAAATGAAAAACAATAGACCCTATACTGGTACGGCCGACGTAAAAGTTAATAAACAAAAGTCTAGGCCTGGAGTAACAGCTCTTTATGATCGTATTTGCTATTTTTTTCAAATGCGACCTCTTGGAACTTTAACGTCTAACGTAATTTCTGTACACTATACTGGTAGGGCTTTTGACGTTGGACCTATATTGCCAGCAGATGGTGATTTTAGATATTTAAATATAAATTTGTTAAGATTTTTATCAGATGGTGCAGAGGGGTTAGGTATAGAGGAAATCCATGATTATTGTGGGGTATATCTTCCAGGGACTAAGACATCAGCGATCCCCCGTTATGCAAGACCTGCTTCAGAGCCTCCGGAAATATATACGGAAAGAAATATGTTTGGAGCTGGCTATAGATGTGATAGAGCAGCTATCTCGGAATTTAATGAGAAAAGATTTTCGGGATGGAAAACTTGGGATAGAGCTGCTCACTTGCGTCACGGTGGAACTACCATCGGATCGACTCATATACATGTAGAAGTAAGTCCTGCAATGGCAGACAATCCATCTTTAATGATAGCAAACTTTAATAAAGCTTTTAAAGTTTTTCAGTTTATAAATGGTGGCTGGCCAAGTTTTAAATAATGCATTACTATTATATTAAATAAGAAAATAGGAGATTAATAAATGAGTTTACCTTTTATCAAACTTGTAGTACCTACGGCTCTTAAGCAGTATAAGAATGGTCAGTTAGCTGACAGCGTACTTGCACCCATTAAGACTGGCGGAAAAATGTATGCCCCCGTCGCAGCAGAGTTTAACAAGTTGTATGACGCAGCAATTGTTGCTGGCATCAAGCTAAAGAACGTTGGCGACTACCGCTCATTCGAAGGTCAGCTGTCCATGTTTATGGATCGTTATGTAACAACTGATACTGGCACTGGCGTTACCCGTCAATATGAGGGTAAGACCTGGTGGTTGAAGAAGGGCAAAGCCCCGTCAGCCGCCCCAGACCCAACTGGTCTCAAGGGTTCTAACCATGGCTGGGGACTTGCTATTGACCTTGGTTACGATCAGGGCGGCAAGACCGCTTCGTTTGGTCTCAATGTTCCTGCCTTCCAGTGGATGTGTGAAAACGCCCCCAAGTATGGTTTCTACCTTCAGGGAGATAACCCTGCTTCTAAAGAATTTGAGGCATGGCACTGGCAGTACTGTCTTGGCGACGCTGCCCCCAATGGCGCAGTACAGGCTGCTCCAGCAGCAGCCCCAGCTGCACCTGCTGGCGGTGGCATGCACTTTGATTACCCAGGTGCTCCAGTAGGTCTTGGTTCTAAAGGAGCGTCAGCTTCTTTGGTTCAGGCAATCATTGGAGCAAAAGCAGATGGCGATTTTGGCCCCAAGTCTGTTGCTTCACTAAAGGCATGGCAAACAGCAAATGGCCTCACTGCGGATGGCTCTGTTGGTCCTGTAACATGGAAGAAGATGTTCGGCTGATGCGTAAAGTGATTTTAGCATTAGTAGCTATGTTAGGTGCATTTTGTATGGGATTATTGAGTGGATGCAGCGATGCATACAGATACCCATGTCAGGATCCAACTAATTGGGAGAGTGCGGATTGTAAACCACCAATTTGTACAGCTTCTGGAACGTGTCCAGAAGAGATATATGGGAGTGTTCCTCAATGAATGAAAAGAAAAGATATACAAATAGTGAAATAAAAGCTCGTATGGTTTTATTTGTCGGTGCGAGTTTAGCATTTACATTTATGGTCATTGTATGTGGAGTGATGTACGCTTTAGTGTTCGTCACTCAACCGATTAATCAGCAGAGTCCCAACGACAAAGCTTTTATTGATTCCCTGCTAGTTCCTATAGTTTTATTCTTGTCTGGTTGTTTAAGCGGAGTTCTCGCTGCAAACGGACTAAAGGATAAGGAAACAAAACCTACAGATAGTGGATATCAGATTTACGATCAAGATAAGAGTTAATCATGGCTGAAATGGTTTGGGATAATCCATCCCCTAAGAAAAAGTCTAAGAAATTAACGCCAAAATTAAAAGTGAAAGCAAAAGCTCGAGCAAAGGCAGCAGGGCGTCCTTATCCAAATTTAATTGATAATATGGCAGTAGCTAGAAAAAAGAAAAAATAATGGATGATATGACGTTTGCTGGTTTTATGCCAGCAATGAAAAATATAGAGATTACTCCATCAACTTCAATGATAACAACAGAGGGCGGATTAATCAAGGGGCATGTGATAAAATTGACGTTTGGAGATAATCAAGAAATGGTTTTCAGCACTACCGAAGAACAGCTACAGAAATTATTCTTTTTAATTTTAAAAACAGTTAATAAATAAATTACTATTATAAAATGGTGGTGTGGTGTGACTTTTAAAGAGCACTGCGCCACCATTTGTGTTATAATAGTTGCAGCGATTAAAAATGTAAGCCAGACTGAAACAGGTACATATGGCAAAGATACTTTATTATGATATAGAAACTGCACCAAACTTAAGTTATGTTTGGGGGCACTTTGAACAGAATGTTATTGAGCATGAGCGCGAATGGTATTTATTGTGTGTCTCCTATAGATGGGAACATGAAAGTAAAACACAAGTTTGCGCTCTAGTGGATTTTCCAGATACCTACGCTAAGGATCCAGAAAATGATTTTCATGTTGCAAAAAAGTTATGGGATCTCTTAGATGAGGCAGATATTGTTATTGCCCACAATGGAGATAGATTTGATATGCGTAAAGCAAATGCAAGATTTGTTTACCACAATCTAGGACCGGTCTCGCCAGTAAAACAAATTGATACATTAAAATCTGCCAGAAGATACTTTATGTTCAATAGTAATAAATTGGATAACCTTGGGAAACACCTAGGTGTAGGTGCGAAGGTGGATACAGGTGGCTTTGCTACATGGGCTGGATGCATGCGTGGAGACATGAGGGCATGGAAGACTATGACAAAGTATGCCAAACAAGACGTTGACTTGTTGCGTAATGTCTACATGAAACTGAGACCATGGATGGCTAATCATCCAAATCTTAATGTATATTCAGGAGAAAGCTCTTGTCCAATATGTGAATCGGAAGATCTGCAACGTCGTGGACAAAGATACACCCAAGTGGCAACATATCAGCAATGGTATTGCAACTCATGCGGAGCATGGAGTAGAACTAGAATGTCAGAAGATGTAGAAAAACCTGGTATAGTTTCCTAATAAATTTAGGAGAGGTGCCAGAGTACGGTTGAATGGAACATCCTGCTAAGATGTCGATGTGGTAAAATACATCCGTGGGTTCAAATCCCACTCTCTCCGCCAAATAACATTCTTAAAGAAGGAAATATGAAAATTCTTGTATTAGGTGCCGGTGGTATTGTCGGTCAACATATGAAAATCAATGAGCCAAAAGATGTTGAAGTAATCTATTCGAGAAAAACATCTAGTCCTGGATGGCATGGAATAGATGTTGATAATCAAGACGTTCGAAAAGAACTAGACATTATAAATCCAGATGTAATTATTAATTTAGCTGGAGAGAATAGAGTTGATGTCGTTGAATCAGATCCGCAGAAATATGTAAGTGTAAATGTTGATTTAGTAAAAACACTATGTACATGGGTAACGAAAAATGACAAGTACTTGATACAAGGGAGTACTCAAGGTATTTTCAGTGGAGAGAACTCATGCTATGATACTAGCGATATAGCTCATCCATTAACTCACTATGGCAAACAAAAACTAACTGCTGAACAGATAGCTTTAGCTCATCAAAATACTGAAATATGTCGATTAACTTTTGTTATTGGTGTAAGACCTTTCCAGAATATTGGACGCAAGAATCCCCTAGAGTCAATGATTCAGGATGATGTTCAGCTACAAGTTAATGATAGATTTTTTTCCCCATTGTTTGCAGACGATGCCGCTGAAATACTTTGGAACAGAGCTTTGAATTTCAAGAACGCCAAAGAAAAAATAGTTCACTTAGGGATTCCTATAAAGTGTAGTAGATTTGCAATAGCACGAGATCTAAAGTATAATTTACATGGATGTATTAACCCTGTAATTGAAGGTGTATCACATGAGCACTTTAAGGGGATTGCCCCAAGACCAAAAGATACAACATGGTGTAAATCATTACACAATAGATCCTACGAAGAAGGACTAATATCCTCATATCTATTATGGGAGAAAGTAAAAAATGAACATAGATAATCAAGCTGAACTTATTTCTGGATTTTTAGGAATAAGTTTAAACGATGCAAAGAATAGATTAAGTCTTGGATTTCATGCTAATCATCATGAAGTCGCTAAAGATTTTATTGACAATCAAACTAATGTAGATGATCCTAATTCTTTATTAAATTGGTATAGAACTACTGACTCTTATATATGGGAGCTATCCGCCTATCATTTAGATGAGGGTTTTAATTACAAGGGTATGTGTGAGGGAATTTCCTTAGGTTTATTTCATTCTGGAAAAAAGAATGTTTTAAGCATTGGTGATGGAATTGGAACTCTCAGTTTGCGAATGGCAGAGCAGGGCATTGAGACGACATACCATGATTTGGAAAATAGTAAAACAGCAAACTTTGCACAGTATCGATTTAGCAAGCGCGCTGATCTAGATATCAAAACTTTATTCACTGATAGCTTTGCGCCAACAATTGGTAGTAATAAGTTTGACGGTGTTGTCGCTTTAGATTTTCTCGAGCATGTTGTAAACGTCGATGAATGGGCGCTAGCTATATTTAACTGCCTAAAGAAAAACGGCGTATTCATTCCCAATAATGCGTTCGGCATAGGCGATGCCGAGCACGGAAATTCTATTCCAATGCACCTAGCTATTAATAATAAATACGAATGGGAATGGGATCCAATGTTAGTGAAAATAGGATTTGTCCGTCATGAAAATGAACAGTGGTGGGTGAAGCCATGAGAATAGATATGGGCACTGCTAGTTATAATAATCCTCAGAAGTTAAATATGATGCTCATTAATATGAGAGAGAACTCTACTTCCGATTGGCGCTTTCTAGTTGTCGATAATGCTTCGACTGACCCAGGTGTCAGAGAAGTTATTGAAAGACACGCTAGTGAAGATTCAAGAATCATTCCAAGATTTCTAGATCACAATAGTGGATACGTCGGAGCAGTTAATCAAATATTAGAATGGGCCGAAACAGATTATCTCGGCTACTTAGATAACGACGCCTATGTGACAACTCATGGATGGGACGAAAAACTTGCGGGGTATCTTGCTACAAACTTAGAAGTTGCCATGGCCTTCCCTAACGGTGGAGCTTATCAAATTCAAAGACCCAAGTATACAGAGATACTATGGGGCGTAGGTTTCTGCTGGATGCTTAAGAAACAGGCATACTTGCGAATTGGTGGATTTGATACTCAGATCGGTCATCAAGAAGAAGTCGATTACCAAACTCGTCTTAGACTTGACGGTTGGAAAATGATAGCTGATCCATCTGTCCAAGTGCGGCATGATTCAACTAGCTCAAATGATCCCGCATCTAGAAATAGGATTAATGAAGGTGTTGTTAATTGGGTTAACAAGTGGAATAAATATTACGTTGGCCCGAATGTCACGTACCATAGTCCTAATGTAACCAGATTTGAAGATTGGAGCGCCATATATCTAGAAGAGTGGTATCAATCACAGCCGGAACTACAGGGAATAAATGAAAATCCAGAGACGATATATATAGCAGCATTGGGTAGAGAAGTCGATCTTATTAAAGTTCCTAGATGGACCAATTTCTACAGAGGAAGAATGATCTGATGAGACTAGAAACTATTCCGCAAGGCGACGGCATTAAGGTAGTCATAGGAACTAGAACATATCTTGGCCCAGACTGGATGCACATTGACATAGATCCAACTCCACTATATGATCATGTTAATAAACGAACTGTTCCAGTAGACGTTGTATGTGATGCTCGCAAAATCGATCTTCCGGATAACTACGCTGACATAGTTTATAACTCAGAATGCCTAGAACATTTTCCTTGGAAAGAATATCAATCAGTATTAGCTGAATGGTGTCGAATCGTTAAGCCAGGTGGCATGATCAGAATAGAAGTCCCAGACTTTATTCTAGCCTGTAATCAATTGATTACCATGGACTCGCTTGATGGAGACAGAAGAATGCAGCAAATCTTTTTTGCTGAACAACTCAATCCTTTTGACTTTCACTTTGTAGGCTTAACGCACAGAATGTTACAAGACGACTTTGAAACAATGGGTTTTGAGATATTGGATGTTAAGCGTGGAGATGAATGGGGCTGGCTTAAAGTCGATGCCCGTAAACCTGTGCTATAATATATATTATGAACTGGGACTACGTAGCACATATAATTAGAGATGTGTTCCGCGAAAGAACATTCACAACTGTTTATGGTCGCAACAAAGAACTGATAGATGTTTTGCGCACACCTAAGCACAGCATTGGTGCGTTTATGTTACATACTGAAAGAGAAAAATATTTCTCTAACGACTGGTGCAAGTACTGGGAGGTTGGTGTTAACGGAATGCATTTTGGCGAATCAATTTGTGATTTATTTATTTCATTTAATTATGATCCAAAACTTTTAAACGGTGACACCGATATGACAGCCAGCCAGATTAAAAACTTTTTAAAACCTGGTGGTTTTGCAATGTTGGTCAATCCAGGTGTTTGGGCAAATGATCTTGGAAAATATCTAACTATTAATGCACAAGTGGAAACTGACATTAGAAGATATTCAATCTTTAAAAATGAGAATGTATTAGTGTATGAAAATATTTGATTGTTTTACATATTTTAATGAAGAAGATATTCTTCGTCTAAGATTGGAAGAGCTTAATGATGTCGTAGATTACTTTGTGATTGTCGAGGCGTCACAAACGTTTACCGGCATTGATAAACCGTTCTATCTAGATGATGTTTCCAGCTGGATTGAACGGTGGCAGGATAAAATTATTAAAGTAAGAATAGATTTTCCTTCTTCATTATCGACATCTTGGGAAAGAGAATACTTTCAAAGAAACGCTATCGTAGATGGGCTGTCTCTTGCTGAGAAGAATGACGTAATTTTAATATCTGACGCAGATGAAATAATTAAACCATCTGTTATACGGAAATTGAAAAAAATTAAACTACCTACAAGATTAGATAATAATCAATACTTCTGGAACTTTCATTGGATGGCTCCACAACACTGCAACCAGGGGGCAAGACCAGTGGCTCTGAAGTTTCAGCATCTGGCAAACACAACCCCCCAAGATTTGAGATCAAATACTAAAAATATTATTCCCGATGCGGGATGGCATTTTTCTTATTTTGCCAGCGAACAAGACATAGTTAAAAAGATAGAATCCTTTGCCCATACGGAATATAATAAAGATGAATTCAAATCCGTACAATCTATCCTGCAAAGAATACAGGATGGCATAGATCCATTCGATAGGTTCCCCCTAAAGTACTATGAAATAGACGGAACGTATCCTGTTTACGTGCAAAATAACTATAAATAGGAAAAAGTGATTACTATACTCCTAGATGTCTTGAATACCTAAGGAGTCAAAATGGCCGGTAAAAAGCCCGCAAAGAAAAATGTTTCAAATTCACCCGTAGCTACATTAAAAGTAGAGCTTTTAGGTAAAGCTATTTTATATATAGGATTAAAGGGCAAAACTTTTAATTGCCCCACATGCAACAGACAGTTTGTACGTGGCATAGTCTATGAGCATAATAATGAAAAGTTCTGCTCAAGAAACTGCATAGGCTGAATAAGTTTTCAAAACATGCTATTATATATACATAGTAACTATCTTTTAGGAGAAAAATGTCAATTTATTGGTTAGCTGAATTTCTGGAACAAGAAGAGCACAAAATGGCTCCAGCGGAACAGGAGTATGTACGGGCTCTGATGGGCATAGTTTCAAGATATGGTAAGCTTGCAAATAGTGATGGTAATGGAATCTGGGTAGGATATCGCTCAGCCGAAGAAAACGAAGACTCTGGCATTGGGGTCAAGTGTGAAAACTGCGCTTTTTATCAAGGTCAGGGCGTATGTAAAATTGTCGCTCAAACCGTAGAAGAAGAAGGATTATGTAGATTAGCTGCAATTCCAGACGGCGTAGTAAAAAGTTCCATGAAAGATGAAAATAATGAATAATTATTGGCTATCAGAATACAGCTCTCCAGATAATAAGAATCAGCCAGAAAATGATATGCCTAAAGATGATTCCGAAGATACGGATGATCCTCACAATAAATTAAATGATCGTCAAAAAATGATGTATGATATGTATGAGAATATTGTTGAGACCAATGGTAAATTCGAACAAACATCAAAAGCAGATGGAGCACACTATGCGCCAGCTGAAGCAAACCCTTTCAAAGAAGAAGGATTAGTTTGCGGGAATTGTGTTTTCTTTTTAGGTGGTGGTGGCTGCGAATTGGTTGCTGGCCAAATCGAAAACGAAGCTATTTGTAAATTGTGGATTATTCCTGAAGAGCTAATTAAAGGTTAATTCAATCAGAGTCTTCTGACTCCTTTTTAATGACAGCTCCGAGAAGAACGACAGATAGTGTGATAACACTAATCTTAATTCCCCATGACTGTATGTCTCCAGACAAAGTGATAAGAACTAATACAGTTCCGGCTATTGTCCAGGCCTGATCGTAAATTGCAGATGTTAATTTAGTTATAAATTTTTTCATTATTAGTCTCCCTGTTATTTTCTTCGTCTTGATCCGCCAGCAGCACCTGCAGCTGGAGCAGCAGCAATTACTGCACCGGCAGCAATGACAGCTCTTCTTTGTCCCACATTCACAGCGGAACCTAATGGTACGTAAGTGTTTAAACTTCCGGAACCAAATATATTTATTTCTTCCTCAAATGAAGAACGAACTTCTTCTGGAGCATCTTGCACCGCAGCAATAATTTCCAAAGCTTGTTCTTCTGTTATTTGATCTATTGGAATTTCAGCAAAGATCTCAGCTGCCTGATCTCCGTCGATAGAAGATAGTACTTCTGCACTTGTGGCAATCTCAGTTGCTTGTTCTTCCGTGATTCCATTTTCTATAATTGCATCGACAGCTTCTTGGACTTGCTCATCAGTAACTGTGTCGCCACTCAAGACGTCAACCAAACTTGCAAATTGTTCGTCACTCAATGGCTGATCCAATACTGCACTTAACACCGCAGTAAATTCTTCGTCACTTAGTGGTTCTTCAAACACAGTATTAAGGACTTCAGTAAACGCCTCATCGCTTAATTCTTCTATAAAAACTTGATCGAGGACTTCTGTGAACTGTTCTACTGATAAATCACCAGATAATAATTCTGTAGCTGCAGCAACTAACTCTTCTTCATTATCAGCTGAAGTTAAAATTTCATCTACGGCATTAGCAAATTCTTCTTCAGTTAAATCTCCAGATAAAATCTCATCTACTTGATTAGATATGTCATCTGGAACAGTAGTCTCAGGTTCTGGTGTCGTAGTCTCTGGCTCAGCAATAGTTGTTTCTGGTTCTGTCACTTCAGGCTCAGGAACCGTTATCTCGGGTTCAGTATCATCTACAGGGGGATCTGTATCTGGAGGAATAACCACAGGGGGAATTGTTTCTGGTTCAGTAGTAGTTGTAGTTTCCGGTTCTGTCACAACAGGAGCTTCAGTAGTAGTTTCTGGTTCGGTAGTTGTAGTCTCTGGCTCAGTCGTTGTGGTTTCTGGTTCAGTGGTTGTAGTTGGGGCTTCTGTTGTGGTGGTTGTAGTCGGTGGTTCAGTTGTAGTTGTTGTAGTTGTTGTGGTTGTTGTGGTTGTTGGTGGCTCTGTTGTTGTAACAACGGTGTTGTTGTCTTCAATGAATCCAGAGCCACTATAGATATTCGTGTTCTCGCTAAAACTATTAGCGCGTGAAGTAGACCAGGAGTTGGAGCTATTGCTACCAGCAATGAGCGAACCATTACTGAAGTAGTTATTGAAGGTTATAGCAGTAGAGTTGCTTGTGAACGTGTTTCCTTCAATAACTTGATTGTCTGCACCTGGCGTCCACGAGGAAGGAATCCATGAGAAAATATAAATTGCCGTTGCGTTGTTGCTAAACGTTGATCCGTAGACCTGGATCCTATTTAACCCCTGCATTTGAGCGGCAACAACGTTGTTGGAAAACACGGAGTTGCTGATTCGCACAAAACGCTCAGTCGCAAGACCGTAGTTATTATTTAGAAACTGAGAGTTGTTGATATAGATACGGTCACCATACGCAGAGTCATCACTCTTGGTAGACGGGGTTGAGCCGTAGTCCGACCGAATTGCGTTTGCAAGATAGGTAAATTGGCAAGATTCAAATGTTGTGACGGTGTTATTCTGCTGATACCACGCGTAGTTTTGTGAGTCGGTGAACTTTACATTTGTAATCGTAAAAGTTCCATTGTTTATCCAAGCAATTCCGCCCGTGGCGTTTTTTCCGCGCTTGAAGGTCAAATCGCTAATGGAGACGCTACGATAGCCATTGTTATAGATAGAGCGATAGGCGCTATCGCCGTCAATAATGGTAGTTGCCATACCAGTTCCAGTGATTGACACTCCTTGAGTGATTGCGGGAAGATCAGCCGTAAGGGTGATTGTGCCCGGGACCGTAATAACAATTGCATCATAGATTCCGCCAGCGGTAGCGTTTGCCTGATTAATTGCCCAGCGTAAAGTTCCTGTCGTATTCGTATCTTCTAAACTTGTGACAACTAATGATGTTGGTGCTGGAGTTATAGATAGATTTACATTGTCAATACTCGGACCATAATGCCCAGCCCAGTATCCGTTGTCCATGCCGCTAAAAGTTATTGTAGCGTTGGTTGCTCCCTGCGGAATTAAAATAGACAGACTGAAGTTTTCCGGATCATGGGCAACAGATCTAGTGACTGTAGCGGAGGTGGGAGAAGCAGAATCTGAAGATAGGGTTGCTGTCCAAGTGTCTGATATAGCACCTTGGCCTACGCTATTTGTTAGGCTATTATCTACAATAAAAGAAACATCTAAAGTCTCTCCTGGGGAAGCGTCAACTGTTTGAGAAACTGTTCCAGACTGATAAGAAAAGCGAAGAGATCCTTGGAATGATACACCTGATCCACCATTTTGAACTATTGTCCATCCAGATGCCCCATTAAAATCCCCATTGACAAGCGCACTGCTTGCATGCGCACTTGATAGCGGCGCAAAAAAACCAACAATAGCTAGTGATATAGTAGAAAACCTAAATAAGTTACCAATAAAATTCCGCATGATAAAGACTCCCATCCTCGATAAAATAGTAAGACTAAAGTCCCTAAATAAGAGTGTAGATTGTTGACACACTAGAAATTATTGTGATAATATATAAATATATTTTATTGACATTGAGGTTTAAATGATTTCTATTTGTACACCAACTTATAATACTGATCCAAGTATTCTAGCTAGAACTTGGGCAAGTCTTAAATCTCAGACTTATACTGATTGGGAGTGGGTCGTTTGGGACGACTCTACTAATAATGATACATGGAGTCAAATTTATGGTTTAGCATCTGATGAAAGATTCAGACTGATGGCGCATAAATCACACGTCCATTCCGGAAGTATTGGCAGAGTTAAACGTCAGTGCATGATGGCAGCCGAAGGTGACATTCTAGTAGAGTTAGATCACGATGATGAATTAATGCCCGACGCACTACAGTTAATTGCTGACGCATTTACTGATCCAGAAGTTGGATTTGTTTATTCTGATTGGTGTGAAATTTTACCTGATGGTCAATCTGGAAGATATCCAGACGGTTGGGCTTTTGGTTACGGTTCAGATTACTGGGACGAAGAGCATCAAGTCTGGACAATGCGTGCTCCAGAAGTCAATCCCACTACTATTAGACATATCGTTTCGGCACCTAATCATGTACGTGCATGGCGAGCTAGTGTCTATAGGGAATTAAATGGGCATGATCCTCGTTTTACTGTAGCAGATGATTTTGATTTAGTTGTTAGAACTTTTTTAATTACTAAATTTAATTATATTCCCAAAATGATTTACAAGCAACACATTGGTCCCTTCACTGCACAGCGTACACGCAACGCCTTGATTCAACACAACGTTGCAGAAATCGCAGCTAAATATGATAATTTGATTACTAAACGTTTTGAAGATTTAGAATCTTGTTCTGGCACAACAGAATAAAAAATGTTACTATTAACATAAGCGCTTATTTTATATTCCTATAGAGGTTTTTACATGGCTAATACTATTTTAGTTAAGAATTCAGGTACGACTACGTCTGTACCTGTTTCTATGACTCATGGCGAACTGGCATTAAACTACGCAGATGGTAAGTTATTCTATAAGAACGCATCTAATACTATTGTTGGCGCTAAATTAATTACTGGAATTACTGGCACTACAGATCAAATTACTGTAACTGAAACCTCTGGCTCTTTTGTTGTAAGCTTACCATCCGCCGTCTCAGTTTCTGGCAATATAGCTGCTGGAGGCAACCTCATCTCCAATAACTCATCTGGTGATGAGGGTGGTGAAATTTTCCTAAAGAAAGCAGTCACCAATACCACCCTTACTGGTGGAGTCACTATTGACGTTTGGCAAAACAGACTTCGTTTCTTTGAGCAAGGCGGAAATGCAAGAGGTTTTTATCTTGACATAAGTACTGGAGGCAATGGTGTTGGCACCAGTCTTCTTGCTGGTGTACAAGGTCCACAAGGCCCTCAAGGAGCCACAGGCTCCCAAGGAGCTACGGGCTCTCAAGGAGCCACAGGTTCTCAGGGGGCTACTGGTCCCCAAGGCGCCACAGGTTCCACTGGCGCTCAAGGAGATATAGGCCCACAAGGTTCTACTGGCCCCCAAGGGGCAACAGGAGCTACTGGATCTCAGGGCCCACAAGGTTCAGCTGGCACCCAAGGTGCAACGGGACCTCAGGGTGCTACTGGAGCGCAGGGCAGCCAAGGGTCAGTTGGTAGCAGTGGACCTCAAGGTGACGTTGGTCCCCAAGGTGCCACTGGCTCACAAGGGGCAACAGGTTCTCAGGGCCCTCAGGGCAGTGTTGGATCTCAGGGTGCAACAGGAGCTCAAGGCTCAACTGGAGCCCAAGGATCTACGGGAGCTCAAGGAGATATAGGTCCTCAGGGAGTTGCTGGATCTCAAGGAGCCACTGGTTCACAAGGGGCCACAGGGTCTCAGGGATCGACTGGATCTCAGGGCTCAACTGGACCGCAGGGAGACGTCGGTCCTCAAGGTGCAGTTGGCTCACAAGGAGCGCAAGGTGCAACAGGCCCCCAAGGCTCAACAGGATCTCAGGGATCTACAGGTCCCCAGGGGGCAACTGGGCCACAGGGGGATGCGGGAGCTCAGGGATCCGTTGGTCCACAGGGAGTTCAAGGTGCCACAGGATCTCAGGGTAGCACTGGGGCACAGGGAGCAACGGGCTCTTTTGGCGGAGCAACTTTTTCATATAATTATTTAACAAGTACAGCAGATAGTGATCCCGGCACAACAAACTTAAAGTTTAATAATACTTTTTCAACTGCAACTTTCTTATACATAGACCCAGTTGACAGTAACTCTGTAGATGTATCTGCATATCTTGAAACAATTGATGATTCAAGTTCCGCAATTAAGGGACACTTTAGGGTAGAAGAAGTTGGGAATTCAGCGGTCTTTGCTTATTACGCAATAAGTGGAGCACACACTTATGTATCCTCATATTATAAAGTTCCAGTTACTTATCTGACTGGCTCTTCTCCATCATGGGCAAATGGTCAAGATATAATTATTACATTTGTTCGTACTGGCGACAAAGGTGATACTGGTAATACAGGCGCACAAGGTGCAACTGGTTCGCAGGGTGCAACGGGCCCTCAGGGAGCAACTGGAGCTCAAGGAGCCACTGGCGCACAGGGAGCTACTGGCACCACGGGAGACACTGGATCGCAAGGTTCAACGGGCCCTCAGGGTTCAATAGGACCACAGGGTACTACTGGCCCTCAAGGTCCACAGGGATCTGTTGGAGCCCAGGGAGCAACAGGATCTCAGGGAGCAACAGGCCCCCAAGGTGATGTTGGATCTCAGGGAGCAACAGGCTCCCAAGGCGCTACTGGCTCCCAAGGTGCAACTGGACCACAAGGACCCCAAGGAGTTGCTGGCCCCCAAGGTGCAACAGGATCCCAAGGTGCTGCTGGTCCCCAAGGAGACACGGGTCCTCAAGGCTCTACTGGCCCCCAAGGCCCGCAAGGATCCGTTGGAGCCCAAGGTGCCACAGGAACTCAAGGAGCAACAGGTCCTCAAGGAGCTACAGGACCACAAGGTTCAACAGGTGCCCAAGGAAATGTGGGCCCGCAGGGAAGCACAGGCGCCCAAGGACCGCAGGGTGCAACTGGATCTCAAGGAGCTGCTGGACCCCAAGGTACAACAGGCTCGCAAGGTGCAACCGGCCCTCAAGGAGCTACGGGCACGACTGGTCCACAAGGTGCAACCGGACCTCAAGGAGCGACGGGTACGACTGGCTCGCAAGGCTCGACTGGCCCTCAAGGAACGCAAGGACCACAAGGTGCGACTGGATCTCAAGGCGCAACAGGCAGTCAAGGACCACAAGGTGCCACTGGTCCAGTCGCTGGTTCCGCTAACCAAGTTGTTTACAAAGACGGAACAAATGCTGCAGCAGGTAGCGCAAACCTGACGTTCGATGGGACAACACTAACGGCAGCAGGATTTTCTGGTCCATTAACAGGCAATGCCTCTACTGCTACCAATGTTGCTTATACTGGTTTAACAGGAACTGTTCCTACTTGGAATCAAAACACGACTGGTAATGCTGCGACCGTAACCACTAATGCCAACTTGACTGGCGGAGTGACTTCCGTTGGTAACGCAGCAACAGTAGTTACTAACGCAAACCTTACGGGGGACGTCACAAGTGTCGGTAATGCTACGACCTTAACTAACGCTCCTGTTATTGCAAAAGTGCTAACGGGCTATGTTTCAGGTGCTGGAACCGTTGCTGCTACAGACAGTATTTTACAGGCATTCCAAAAGTTAAACGGTAATGATGGCTTAAAAGCAAACATTGCTAGTCCTACTTTTACTGGTGTTCCTTTAAGCACTACTGCTGCTGTAGATACCAATACGACACAAATTGCGACTACCGCCTATGTAGTAGGTCAAGGTTATGCAAAGTTGGCTTCACCTACTTTTACTGGGACCGTAACAGTCCCAACTCCGACAAACTCAACTGATGCTGTCACTAAAGCCTACGCCGATGCCATCACGCAGAGCCTTGACATTAAAGATTCGGTTAGAGTCGCTTCAACAGTAAACATCACCGTTGCTTCTGCCCTTACAAACGCCTCAACAATTGATGGTGTAGTTGTAGCAACTGGTGACCGTGTTCTGCTCAAAAACCAGACAACAGCCTCAGAAAATGGTATCTATGTTGTCGTAGCATCTGGAGTAGCATCAAGGTCTACAGATGCAAATACATCAGCAAAAGTTACAAGCGGAATGTATGTCTTTGTTTCTGAGGGAACAGTCAGTGCCGATATGGGCTATGTGCTCACTACCAACGACCCAATCACACTTGGCACAACATCACTTTCTTTTACACAGTTTTCTGGCGCTGGTCAAATCACTGCTGGTACTGGACTATCCAAGTCTGGCAACACACTGTCGGTCAATGCTGCTCAAACAGGTATCACTTCTGTAGGTACTTTAAGTTCGCTGACAGTCACGGGCGACTTAACGGTAGATACCAACACTTTGGTAGTTGACCCAACAACAAATCGTGTTGGTATCGGTACAGATGCCCCGATATATACTTTACAAGTTGCTGGAGATACCCAAATTGACAGTAATTTTCGTGTATCGGGCGACACAATCTTAGGAGATAATGGCGTTATATCGGCTAGTAATACCAATCAAAAAGTTGGTATTATGACATCATCGCCTTCTTACACGCTTGATGTCCTCCACTCTGCCAGTAACGGTTGGGGTGCTATGCGTGTTCTTAACGGTGGCGCAGGTTATTCTTTTATAGTTGAAGATGCAACGGGTGGTGACACAACACCATTTGTTATCGATGCCAGTGGCAATACTGGTATCGGAACTACGACACCAGCAACAAAGTTAGATGTAGTAGGTACAACAACAGTTCGTGCAGCAGCAACACAAGACGGAATTGCTCTTACCGGGCGTGCAGGCGGCACTGGTACTTACGAAGTAACTTTAACACCAACGACACTTACGGCAGACAGAACGTTGACACTCCCGAACAAGGCAGGCACTGTCGCTACAACCGCTGATCTTGGTCTTGTTTACATATCTAGTGGTACATTCTCTGGTGCAACAACGGCATCAATAAGTAGTGTATTCAGTTCAACTTATGATAATTATAAATTAGTATTATCAAATATAACAACTGATTCTTCTTTGTTGTATTTGATTGGTATAAATTTACGAGCAACTTCAACAGATTCAGTAACCGGTTATTACAGCGCTTTGAGTGGAATGCTATGGAGTGGCACTACAGATTCTTATGGTTTAGAAAATGCTACATTCGGCATTATTGGAACAGCATCTAATAGTGGTGATAGTAGTATTGCAATGGATATCTGTCGCCCAAATATTGCGGATAACACTAATATAACAGTTCAAAATAGTTCTTATTTTGGAACATACACTGGTGCAGTGCGCCACTCCGTGGCAACTGCATATAACGGATTTACACTTTCTACTTTCAGACTTGGCGCCAGTCCCGCCAATATCAATGCAACGTGGAAACTCTACGGATATACGAACTAATAGGAGAAAAGAATGACAAGAGTGTTATATACATATGATGGTTCCGCCAATACGGAAACAACAGCTAACTACACTGCACCCCAAGAAACTGCACGAGATGCGGTGGATACCGCTAATCAAACTTCTGCCACATCAGCATTGAAACAAGCATCAGTTCCTTTGGGAACTGCTGAAGTACGAAGTATAATGGAGGTCATCTAATGGCTATGACACCAACTAGACTTGTTGGTCCATCGGCATTTAGCACGTCAGCCGCAGACCTATATACTGCCCCATATAACGCGGGACAAGTAACCACCGTTGTAATTAAAGAAATAATACTGTGCAATACATCTGCCTCTACTCAAACAGTAACCTTGTATTTGAAACCATATGGAGTAACTGTAGCAAGTTCGCATATTTTTGTTAACTCATTATCACTTGCAGCTAACGAAACAGTTACTTTATCGACTTCCGTTGTAATGTATAATAATAACGGTAGTGCGGCTACGCCAAACTATACGTATTCAGACAACATACGTGGACTTGCAAGTTCAACGTCAGTTAACTATATGATTAATGGATACGTAGGATACTAAAATGGGAAAGTTCATTTTTACGAATGGAGGTGGTCTCAGCGTCGCCTCTGGACCATCAACAACGTCAAAAGCGAACTCTAACTTGACTGGCTTTCTTGATGCTCCAGATCCAGTTTATGGTTCTGCTGCGCACGGGACGGCAACGTTGAATACAACAAATGGAGCTGCGGGAACATATTCATCAGCTACAACTTCACTAGGGCTAACATATAGTGCCAGCGTATTTACTATGACGCAGGATATATTTACACTTAATTTAATAATTGATGATAACATTAGACTAAATCCCGCAGGGTACAGAATTTTTGTTCAAAATGTTTTAACGCTTGGAAATCTATCTGTAATAGGTCATACAACAGGATTTGGCACTACTGGTTCTATTCAGCAGGGGGGAGCTATAAATAACGCTTCAACATCGCCAGTAGCCCACAGTCTTGGTGGTTCCAGTGCGTCTTACTCAGCAGTAGCACCCACTGCAGCTACGGGAGGAACTAATTATTACTATCAACCCTTTCAGGCAATAAAGGGTTACTCTATTACTGGTACATCTTTAACCCCTACGCCATTGAGAGGTGGCGCAGGGGGCACAGTAGGTCTAGGCGGAGGAGTAGTGATTCTTGCGGCGCGATACATTGGTCTTTCTAGCACTACAGCAGCAGCTACAATTAAAGCGCCTGGGACTTCTGGTTCTGGCGGCGGTGGAGGTGGAGTAATAATTATTATTTCATCTGCTGGAGTTCTGACTTCTGGCGTATCAACCGATGTTACTGGTGGAACTGGTTGTAGTGCGGGTACTGTTATTTATTCACAGGTAGTATAAAATGGCGATTAAAAGAACAAACAGACCTATTGTTCAGAGAGAAGGCGGAGACGCTATTTTTGGAGAAGGTACTGATAGCGCAGCTACATTTGACGGCACAGCTACAGTAATTTCATTAGCTCCAACTTCAAACGTTTATAAATTAGTAAAAGATATATACTGTACTAATCTTACGGTTAATAGTGGTGTTACATTATTTACAAATGGATTCCGCATTTTTGTCAATGGAACTTTCACAAATAACGGAACAGTTGGTATGCCCGCCGCAGTTACTCACTCTGTAACAGATGGAAGTGGAACAATTGCCGGAAGACAAACTTCCCTCAATCCATCTAAAGCTTGGGGTACGAGTACAGATACTATATCCGTAACGGATCTTTATGACTTAGACGATTCAGTATCTGGATGGTTTATTACTGGCGCGGGAACTATTACCAAAATTGGTGCAGGTTCATTAGGGGCCCAAGGAAGTGCTGGAAGCATTACTTCAGCTGCAACGGGTCCATTCGCTGGAAACGCCGGAAACTTTCCTGGAGCCTTGACAGGTCAAGCTGGTGGTGCAGGTAATGCTAGTACCGCTGGTAATCCGGCAACAGCTGGAACTGGTGGCGCTGGTGGTCTTGGTGGTGGATTGGTTATTATTTTCGCTAAAACAATTGCAGGCTCTGGAACTTTAGTGAGTTATGGAGCTGCTGGATCCGCAGGCAACCCAGCTACACAGGGTAACTCTGGTACCGCAGGAAACTCTGCTCCTAGCATAACTGCATACCACACTTTAGGAAATTATCCCCATACTACGGGCGGCGTCGTAGTTACGGCTACTACAGGAACCCCATACGCAGCTAGTCATAACGCTGGAGCCCATCCGCACCCTGCAGGATCGCACCCCCATCCAGATGGGGGACCGCACGCTAATCCTCATAACGCAGTGCTACACATAGCTGCTGGAAATCATCCAACTTCAGAAAACCACGCTCATGGATCCCATGGTCATAATGCAGTAACTCACCGTACCGGCCCATATATTACGTATATAATTGCCCATAATGGAGGATCTGCCCATAATGCAGGCACTGGACATCATCATCACCCAGTGAATGGCCCTGGTGTATCAGGCCATAACTCAACATCAAATGCAGCACATGTGCCCGCGCAGCACTGGACACATGGTGGAACTGGAACTGGCGGGAATACTAACCATAATGGTAATGTTATCAACTCAAAAAATGGAAACCACAACCCCGGCTCTGGACACACTGCTGCCACTCATAATGCGGGCAATCACAACGCCGGCAATCATCCGTATTCTCACGCTGCGGGAGCATTCCCTAATTCAGGAAGAAACGATCATCATAATGGTCATGTTTACACTAATGCTGGTCACGGCCATCACCATAGTCCAACAGGTCCACACCCAGCTACAAATGCTGGACCTGCAGGCGTGCCCCATACAGCAAATACACTAGGACATACGGGAGGAAATCATCATCATGCTGGACATCATCCTCATCCGGCAGGCAGTACTCCTCACCCAGCTGGCAGTACGGGTACGGCTCCTCATAGCGGGAATCCGCATCCCGCTGGCTATAATGCTGGATCACACCCGCATACAGCTGCTACTTTAAACGTTTCAACAGGCGCCGTTACTAGCAATAGAGCAGCAGCGCCAAACCACAATGCCACAAATGCCAACTATACTGGAGGCACTGGTGGAGCAGCTGGAGCAGCTGGAGCAGCTAATCCAGGTGGCACAGGAGTTACTGGTTCAACTGGTGGTATAATTCTTGTTACTCGAAATCCGGGCAACTTTAATGCGACAAATCAAATTGGCCATTCTAATTATTCTAAGTTAATAGATATTTAAAAAAAATATGGTATAATATACAATCACAATTAAGGAGAAAAAATGACATTTTTTAATTCAATAACTAATGAACGTAAAAATCAAATCCTTTCAGTAAGAATTACATCCCTCAAAGAACAATTGTGGATGACGCTTATTGATGCAGGGCTCACACCGGAAAATCTTGACATGGATAATTTTGATCCAGATACAGAAATTTCTGATCAGAACGCGCATCTTAGAGCTCAAGTTATTCTAATGATAGATCAGATTAATAACACAGAGCAAATTAAGTCGGAGCTGCCTGCATAATGAAATTTACTGAACATGGTACCTGTATTGCTCAATACGATAATGCATTTAACGCTTCTATTTTTTTAAAATTATTAGAAGAAGAATGCAGTCAACAATGGGGTTATCTTAATTGGCAACGCTCGACTGTGGGAAGCGGTGAAGTATCTGATAAACGCACTTCGCTAGGATGTGAACTGACCCCTTTAGGGGCAGGAGATATTCAAATTGAAAGAGTTAAGCCTCTAGCTAAAGAGTGGAATGATCTTTGGGCTAAGATAGATCCAATTGTTTGGGATTATAGAAATAATTTTGAATTAGATCTTGAAGCTGATGAAGGATATAGAGTATTAAAATATGGCGGTGGTGCAGAGTATACAGCTCACCATGATCATTTCAATACAAACAATAGAGTGTTAAGTTTAGTTGCCTTTTTAAATGATGGTTACTCGGGTGGAAATTTAACTTTCCCAAGATTTAATGTATCGATTAAGCCCAAGGCCGGAACAGTTATAATGTTCCCTTCTAATTTCCCATATATACATATAGCAGAACCCGTTGGTTCTAATGATAATTCAATTAAATATTCTTTAGTGACGTGGTTTAGATGAATCCAGAAAATGAATATCCAAATGTAGAAAATCTACAAGATATAATTTTTGACACTGAGAATTCAAGAATGATAAAAGATGAAAATATTTTATGGTGCGCAATGTTAGACAGTCCAATTATTTTTGGAAATGAAAACATAGGAGATATGGATGGGCTATAGATTAACGGAAGATTATGAGTACGTCGTTCAACAATTAGGCACTTTGTGTGAAACTATAGGAATGTCTATAGAAGACATAGATAATTTAACTTTAAATGATTTAATGAACTCATGTTCCAATACTTTTGGATCCTCCGAATGTGATGAATTATCTCCGATTGATAGAAGTCGATACGCCAAATTAAGATTGAATCAATTGTCAATACGTCGCTTTTGGTATATGTATAAAAGTTTAAAATGGAGAATTGAAAATGTCTAATTATGATGTATTGAAAATAGCAAATATATTATCCAATAATTTATCTACACAAATAGATAAACAGAGTATGTGTGATAACTATAATTCTTTCTTATTAGAAGAACAGTCTACTGGAGCAGATAGAAGCAGAGCTGCTCTTGGTATGTCTCTGCAATTAAATTATTTTGGCCTTTTAACAAACTCAGATAGTCCTGGATTTGATATAGAAATTATTGGTAGATCGTTCATTGAATTAGCAATACACCTGTCAAAGCCAAATAAAGTATTTTCTGGAATGATCAGTTTTGCAATGGGTTCAACTCTAAAGAATCTTGTTCCTAATTCTCATTTCATTAATATAATTAATACTTATTACTTAGAGAATTACTTAGGTGAGCAGTTAGATGATTCGAAAGTTATTTCCTTTCAAGACATTGAAGCAAAAAACTTTGACGATGATTATGATTTAGCGGTCATTGACTTTGAATTATTTAGTCATGACACACAGCTTATTGATAATATTTGGGACCATATATCTCCAGGCGGATGCATGATAGTATCTTCGTTCAGCGATTTTGGTTCAGTATACTCCACAAAAGATATGCATCCTTTCTATGAATATCTTGAAAGACTATGTAATGATAGTGATAAATACGTTTTTCATATTCCTGTCGGTACTTCTATAATCTACGTTGTTAAATTATGAATCAAAAAAAAATTGTCATAGTTGGATCTGGCACAGCTGGATTGGTAACCGCTTTAATTATTAAAGCTTTTTTCAAAGACTATAATGTAATAATAGTTTCTTCTAGTAAACAGGGTATCATAGGTGTTGGTGAGGGCTCTACTGAACATTGGAGAATGTTCCAGGAGCTGGTAGGAATAGACGTTCATACCATGATTAAAGAAGTTGATATTACGCATAAATATGGAATTAGATATGAAAATTGGACAAATCATACTCCAGACTATTTTCATAGCGTAGGAGATATAGGTCCAACCGCAGGGACGTTTTGGGCTGGTTACTCTAGTGCTTTAGAAAACAATAGACTACTTACTAATACTTATTCTTGGCGTGGATTGGTAGAAAATAAAATAATTGACCACGGTGAAAAAACTCATTTTGGTACTAATCAATATCATTTTGATACCTTTAAATTAAATGAGTACTTAGTTAAATTCTCAAAAAATAAAGGCATAGTATTTATTGACGATGAAGTTATCGATGTCAATCTTGACCAAGATGGGTTTATAGAGTCAATTATCTTATCTGAATCAAATAAAGAAATTTCAGGTGACTTTTTTGTAGACGCCACAGGATTTAATAGAAAAATTCTTAGTAAAATAGCTGATCAAACTTTTGTAGATTATAGAAAATATCTTCCTTGTGACACCGCGATTGCATTCCCAACTGAATCAGATCCTTCTGGACAAATAAGGCCATATACTAGAGCCCGTGCTCTTAAGAATGGTTGGATGTGGGAAATACCTACACAAAAAAGACGGGGTAATGGATATGTATTCTCTTCTGATTTTTGTACTGTAGATCAAGCTATAGCGGAGGCTTCTCAAGTTCATGGTTTCGAAGTTGTTCCGGCAAAAGTAATTAACTTTAAGGCAGGGTACTTCAAGGAAACGTGGAAGAATAACTGCATTGCTGTGGGTTTAGCCGCAGCTTTTGTTGAGCCACTTGAGGCTACATCTATTTCTACTTCTATTCAACAAGCTCGATTAATATGTTCTTACCTTCCAACGTTTGAGAAAAATCGTACATATGGAATTAAAGAGTATCATCGAATTATGGACTCGATGATGAATAATATTCTCTGTATGATTTCCCTTCATTATGTTTCAGATAGAAATGATACAGAAATGTGGAAAGCCCAGCAAAAAGCAGATCGGCCAGAACTTTTGCAACATCTGCTTCAATTATGGAATGTTCGTGGTCCTGAAATTTCCGATATTCCATCTACTAATTATGAACTTTTTGGAGCAGCGCACTTATGGCATGTTGCTCAAGGGCAAGGTGTTCTTAATCCGCAAATGGCTTCAATTCAACTTGACGCATACAATTCACGCAAAGATGTGTTAGAATATACAACGAATTTTACTAAACAATTAGTTACACAAAGATTGGTAGATCATGCAGAAGCGCTCGCAGAAGTTGCAAATAGTTAGTGCAAAAACTTTTAATGATATTCCAAAATTAAAAAAAGGTCAAGTACTGTTAACCCCCGAGTCAGCACTTCTCATGGATGACTCATGCATTCCTTATGAAAATCTTGGCAATTGGCCGGATTGGTGGAAAGCCTTGAGTGGTGAGGAGGGAAGTTTAAAGCGCTGCTCTGGTACATCAGATTATCTTTCAGTAGGATTTACAATACCTTTGTGGGCTAAGTTAATGTTTAGGCCATCATTGGATCGTACTCGCTGGGAAACTCAATTTGATCTAGCACATAATAGGGGCGACTTTGGCATAGAGGGCTTTAACTATGGGCAGACAGGAGAGTGTCCTGTTACAAAAGTGAGAAAAATAGAAAAAGCTAACTATATTAAAGTTATAAATCCCTGGTTAATTAAAACAGCCCCAGGATGGTCATGTCTTTTTCTTCCTCCACTTTGGGATCCAAATCCAAATTATACAATGTTGCCAGCCATAGTCCATACTGATTACTATCATCATGCAAATATGGTCATGAATATATTAACTGATCAACCTTTTGAGTTAGAAATAGGTAGACCTATCTGGCACGTTATTCCTTTTGAAAGAAGTAAATCGACAGAAATACTTTGGGGCGATGAATCAACTTATCATATGTTGAATCATAGAGGATTTGGTGGGCCGTTCATGCCACGTAATCAAAAGAGTAAATATAAAAAAATGCAGCGTGAAGTAGATAATTCTATAGAAACTGAAAATAAATCATTCTTTCAAAAAATTTTTAGATCAAAATAACAGGGAGATATAATGGAACTCATATTATCAGAAAATCAAAAAAGATTAATCAAACAATCTGCTAGAAAAAATTTAGAACTAGAACTTTATACTGCCGCAATAACTGCGGGGATAAATCCAGAGACACTAGAATTAGTTGATGGAAAATTTTTATGGACTCCATTATCTAATTCAGATACATGGAAGAATAGTATGGAACGTCATCTTCGTGATGTTTTAGATGTATATGAAACTTTTTTAACACTTTAAAATTTGGAGAATTTGATGAGTAATACTAATTTTTATTGGCCTGCTGGAAAAAGTGGCGCAATAATGGTGGCAGAAAATATTATTGATAAATCAATATGCTCTGATTCCATAAGTCAATTTAAGAAGTATTACTCTCAATTATTTTCTCCTGGTCCTACTCTAGGTGGCATTAATCCGTCTGTAAAAAATAGCATGGACACTGGTTTGTCTTGTGATAATTTACTAGCGAACAATGTTCCTCTTAATCCCCTTAGTATATACGAACAAGCTATTGTGCAAAATCTTTTTCAATGTATAGAATATTATCGAGAACAATTTAAGTCCCTATGGGAATGGGATAATATACGAGATACTGGATTTAGAGTTCAAGAATATAAAAGAGGTATTGGATTTTATCGAGAGCATATAGATGGTGGAATGGGCCATGACGGTGCTCGTGATCGCGTCCTAGGTGCAGTTATTTATCTAAATGATGTAGAAATAGGTGGAGAAACATATTTTCGTGAACACAGTGTAATGGTTCCAGCTAAAGCTGGATCTATATCTTTATTCCCAGCCCACTGGACTCACCCACATCAAGGTTGTGTTCCAATTTCTGATGACAAATGGATAATCAGTACATTTATAATCAATACTACAATGCAGGACGAAAATAAAGAAATAATTATTTCCTCTACACCAATGCCACAAGAAAAATAAAAATATTATGGAAACATATTTTGATAACAAAACTGGAAGAACTTTAAATCTACGTCCAGAAGCTTTTATTATGGATGAAGTTTTTAGCCCAGAATATTTTTCTTATTTAAAAAATTCATTATCAGATATTAAAGATAATAATATTTTATCATATGAACCAATTTTAGGTAGGCATCATGTAAATACTCTAGATAAAGATATGGGTTATCCTATCCTGGAAGACGCCGCAAAAACTTTATTGCCAAAGGCTCGCAATATTTTTGGAGAAGATATCCAATCTAGCTATACTTTATGGGTATCCTATAAGGGATTTAGGGCGAATCTACCGCACCACATAGACGACAATGCCTGCACATTTACCATTGATATGTGTATGTCCTATAAGACCCAATGGCCTATATATGTTGAAGGAAAAGAATTGATCCTTGAACCCAATCAAGCTGCGGTGTATTATGGGGAAGACCAATATCATTGGCGTAATAAATTTCCAGATCCAGCTAAGAATGAAGTAGAAATGATATTTTTTCATTTCACAAAACCAGAACACTGGTTCTTTACGGTGGGAATGCAACACAAGCAAGAAATAATTAGGCTAAAAGATGAATATAGAAGAAAGAATGGAATTATAATATGAAATTATTTATTAAAAAAATTATAGATGCTCCTAAAACGATGAGCTCT